TAAAATCCGTAAACTCTATGTGTATATTGATATAATATTTTTGTGAATAAAATAATAAATAGGTTCCGTGGTAATCCTAAATAAAACCACGTCAGTTAGAATTCATGTGTCTAACTGGGAAAGGAAGTTAACATGAAAAATAAATTAAACAAAGAACTCGTTGGCAATTTCGTCTCAGGTTTCAAAGCCATTATAAAAGACGAAGCAAAAGATGCCTTTGTGGCATGGTCAGTGGGCAGTGCCTTGCTGACCATCTCAAAGGCAATCAAAAAGTAGTCGACAGCTACTTAAAAAATTGCAGACCTGAGCAACGTCTATAAACTGCTCACAGGGTAAACCCCTAAAAATATTTTTTTCTTTTTTATATTCATTTTCACATTTTTTTAAAATTAACTTAAAGGAGAATTAATAATGACCGAATTAGAAAAATCTGTAATAAGACAAATTGCAAATGAAACAGGGTATTCTGTTACATTAGTTACTAATGCTTTTTTAAAAGCAAATAGAAATAAATCAAAAACGATTCAACTATTAAAAGAATCAAAACTTACAACAATGACTAGATCAGATGCATCTAGAATAAGAAAATAATAAAGGAAATGATATTATGTTACCATATGAAATTATTTTTTTATGCATTATAATTATTATAGGAATTATAATGTTTTACATACTTTAATATGAAAATGAAAGGAAAATAATTTATATGAATAAAGAATTAAATATAGAAGCTAGTAGCTTTTTACAATCATATATGGATGAAATGACAAATATAATGATAAAAATGAATCCTGAATGGAATGAAGATGATGTTCAGGATGAAATGAAAAAAATAATAAAAAAAGATATAATGATTCCAGAAGTGGAATTAGATAATAACTATACAAAAGAACATACAAATAGTAGTTTATTATCTGTACTTGATTGGGCTATTGATAGTAAACCAATAATTGCAGGTAATGGAACATTTTTTAAACGACATGAAGATTCTAAAAATCCAATTGCTGATATGTTAGATGATTGGTTTTATGGTAGAAAAGCTATAAAAAAAGAAATGTTTAATATAGATGACATATATAGTAAGGAATATGCACATTTAGATTTAGACCAAGGAAATCAAAAAGTATTAATGAATTCATATTATGGTTCATCTGGAGCTCAGACATCTGCTTTCTTTAATCTTTGGACAGCAACATCAACTACATTGAGTGCACAATCAGTTATTTCTACAACTGAACAAACATTTGAAGCATTTTTATCTGATAATTATGTATTTATAGATATTAATGAATGTTATCATTGGATGGAATGTATATTAAATGAATCAGATAATACAATAGATGATTGGGTTATTCCAGCAACATTTGATGAAGTTTATGATAGAATAAAACATATGGTTCTTGATTGGGATTATTCATATGAAGAAGGATTAAATGATTATCTTCATCATTTAACAGATGATGAATTAACAAAAATATTTTATAAAAATAATCTTATCGAGTTTACAAGACGACATGAAAAAGTAAAACAACTTCATAGAAAGATATTCAAAAATGTAAATAATTATCAGTATATGGAAGATGATGATTCTGTTATACCAAAAGAATTAAGACAAAAATTTACTTTATCTAAAAATAAAAAGAAAGATTGGAATAAGTTTGTTGATAAGGAATATTTTTATGATCCTAATGATGTTCCTGAGAGTATATTGGGTTATATAAAAGAGATGTGTGATATATATCTTAAATATGTTTATGTTAGATATTTAAGTATAGATAGGATTTACAGACTTAAAAACTTTAAACGTAAAGTAGTTACAGTTATTGATACTGATAGTAATATTTTATCGCTTGATACTTGGATTAATTTCTTATTTGATGAAGTTTTAGGTGATGAAAGTCAATATAATAGAGATCATATTAATAATGTATTTATAGCTGTTAATTCAATAACTTATGTAATAACAAACGTTGTTACAGATATTCTTCTTTACTATGGAAAATGTTCAAATGTAGAGGAAAAATGGAGACCACGTTTTAATATGAAAAACGAATTCTTTTTTTCTAAATTAATAATTGGTAAAACCAAAAAACGTTATATAAGTAAGGTAATGCTTAGAGAAGGAAACCTTATTAAGAATGGTAAATCAGATGTTAAAGGTTTTGATTTCAAGAAAGCAACGACATCTGAATTTGCAGAAAAACGTTATATGAAACTTATTAATGATATTTTGTTAGTAGGTGATGGAATAGATCTTAAGAAACTTACATTAGAACTTAAGAAGTTTAGAGAAGAAATAAAAGAATCTATATTAAATGGTGATAAAAAATATTTACCTAACGGTAATGCTAAAGAATTAGAAGCTTATAAAGACCCAAGTACAAATCAATCAGTACGTGGAGTTTTATCTTGGAATATGACAAATCCAAATAATCAAATTTCGTTCCCAGCTAAAGTTAGTTTGGTAAAAATGAATATAAATACTCCAGAAGATATTGAACCTATGAAAGATAAATATCCTGATATATATAATATTATAATGGAAGGTATATTTAATGATAGAAGCGGAATATTTATAAAACGTAATAAAAAAGGTGAAGTAAAGATTACTGGATTACAAGTATTAGCAATTCCTAGTAATGATAAGATTCCTGAATGGGCTATGGATTATATTGATTATACTACAATGATAAATACAATTTTAGCACCATTTAAATCTGTTATGGAAATATTTGATTTACCAGATTTACAAGAAGGTAAAACTGGTAGAAAAACAAAAACAATTTCAAATATAATTAAGTTTTAAATATTAAACCAAAATATACAAATTAATAAAAACTATTTTTGGAAAGGTGTGATAAAATATGTTAGATATGAACAAAGATAGAATATCTAAAATAAAATGTTATTTTTGTGGTTCAAGAGATAAAAAAGTTGTCGTATGTATTAATAATATGGATAAGAAAGTTTGTAAGCATTTAGTGTGTTGTGGATGCGGCAATGTGGCAACTTTTGTTGAGAATGATTCAATGATACAACCTACATTAATGAATAATTATAAAATATATGGTGCATATTGTGGCAAAGGTAGTAACTGTACAAATACTAATTGCCAGTTTAATGAAAATAAAAAAGAACCACCAGTTATAAAACATCAACAAATACCAGTAAAAACTGATAATGTAAAATCAGTTTATAAAGATAATATAGAAAGGAAAATATAATAATATGAGTTTAGATGTATTTAAAGGGTTCGATTATGAACCAAACGAAATTGAAAATGAAATCTTTTTATCAGATGTTCCATTACAATTAATGGAGGAAAATATTAAATTACAATTTCAAGAACCATTAGAACATAGGAAAAATGATCTAGTTCAAACATTTTTGAATAATTTTATATATACAAAAAATACAATGACAGAAGATGATGAATACGATGTTGAAAATATAAACGCTAAATTCATTTCATTTATGTGTGAAATGTTTAGTACATATTTAGGTATAGGTCTTCCAACTATAGAAGATATGTCTGAAGAGCAACAACAAGAATTAATTCATTATATTTATAGATTCTTTATTATTAATATAAAGAGAAATTTCGTTAATTTAATATTGAATTATATTGAAGAAAATAAAGAATATATTTGTGAAAATCTTCCAAAGAAAAAAGATGTAACAGTTCTTTCTTTAAAGAAAGTCGTTACTGATATTGATGATATCACAATAATATCCAATTTACCAGAAGTAATAAAAAATATTTTTAACGACCCGACAATTCATGATGTTGAAACATTCTTATCTATGTGTGAATTTGGAGAATCAAATCTTGAAGCAGAATATATTAACGAACATTATGATTCATTTGATATTACTGGTGATTTTACAGAAAAATATTGTGATATGATAGATGAAGATTTTAAAGTTAATATTGAATGTCGTGTTAGAAATAAAATTCTTAAAAAATATAAAAAGTAGATATTTCATATGATTATATAATATTTTTATGCATTATTAATATTATATTTATATGAAAAGGAGAAAATAAACATGAAGAAAAAGAATTTAAAAAACACATTAAAAGTATCAGCAATAGCTGCAACAGCTGCTATTATTGTATTAGTATCTGATAATGCATTACAAAATGCATTATCAGATAAATCAAAAATTAATAGTAGTAAAGAGAAATCGAATCCTATTACTATTGAAGCAAGTACAGTATCAAATTATTTTGGTTATGGAGAAGAAATAAATAAAATCGTTAATTCTAAATTATTGGAATTAACTAATGATGGATTTAATGCAGAATCTATTAAAGTTGTTGAAGATAAGATATTTTTTATATCATCAGTAGAAAATCAATTGAATTGGTTTGATGCAATGAGATTTGCTAATGAACATAATTGTAGGTTAGCATCAATATCAAATGAAGAAGAATATTGTGTATTGAAAATGGCATTACAGTCATATGACATCAATTATTATCTTGGTATTTATACTGGTAATATTGGAAATGAATGGATTAATATAGATAGAAATGAAGCATCATATGTAATACGTAAAGGAATTGTAAACACGTTAGTAGATGGTGCTGTATTAACATTTAATGGATATAATAATACATATGAATCAAGTTCATATGCTGAGAAAAGACCATTTATCATAGAATACACAATGAGATAATTTTGTATGATAATAAATACAAATTACTAATAAAATTAAAAAAATAAAGGAGGACGAAAATATGTTTTTCGGAAGTAACAAAAATCAGAATAATGGAGGTGTTAATATTAACACAAGATTTGAAACATTATATTCTGATACAGCTAGTTTAACTTATGGTGGATGGAATAATATGTTGTCAATTAGAATGCAACCATCAGTAGGTAAAGATGAGAATGGACTAAATCAGTATAATGCTGATGCTAAGTGTAATACGTCATTATCACAGAGTAATGCAAAAGCATTATATGAAGCATATAAAAATGTCATTGAACCAGTTATAGGTACTGCCGACCATAAATCAGTATCAGTTAGTATGGGAAAATCTGATGCTAAAAATATCTTATCAATTATTTATGATAAAGATGAAAATAATGAACCAACGTTTTCATTACAGCTTGTTCAGAGTGTAAGTCCAGAAGGTATTGCTTCAGATGATAAAACAACAGTATTTACATTCAATAAAACAAATTATTTAGAAGATTATAATCCAGTAGATGGTTCAGGTGTTATGCATACTACAAATGCAGAATTTTTGAATTTCATTGATCGTATCAAAAATATTGGTGATTTATTACCAGTTAGTGCTCACGGTATGAGATATTCAGATGCTATTGGTAAAGCATATTCATCTAATAATCAGAATCAAAGTGCTGGAAATAACGCATTTTATGAACAGCCAGTAAATGGAGATTACTTACCATTTAATTAATATATTCAAGATAAGGAAATTATAAATTAATTTCCTTATCTTTTTTAAGTTTGAAAGGAGGTAAATTATGTCTCAACCAGTGTTTCAATTTGAAGGACACGAAGGAGAAAAATTTGCATTTGTTAACAGAGATGAAATGTTTTATAATTCTTCATTATTATTCATTGAATATGATGATATTATAAAATCAATTCCGTTTACTGTATTATCTTACATATCACAATGTCCTGAAATAATAAGTAAAATTTGTGATATGAGTTTGATTGAAGGATATGGAATTGAGGCATTATATGAATTCTATATTCATAGAAAATTTCCTAATATTTTTAGGGAATTTTTATTAGATGAATATAAAGATATTAGTGATGAAAAATTATATACATTATATTTTAATTTCTTCGATTCAGCATATGATGAAATTCTCTCAAATACATTTGAATTGAATTTTGTAAATGTGCTTAGGACTGCAATAAATAAAAACCCACGAATGTTTAAAAAATGTATCATATGGACTCCAGTTTATCATGATATATATAAAAATGATATTGATAATTTATTTGGTTCATCAGTAATATATAAAGCAGGAAATTTAACTGATGTTTTAAAAGATGAGTCAAAAGATGCAACATATATATTTTCTGATATAACTCATATTAATGATATTAATAATATGAACAGAGTATCTATGGCTTCTTTTGTTATTCCAAAAGAATATGATTATAATTTTAAGAATAATGAACCAAAAGTAGATATAGCTAAACTATCATCAGAACATTCGATGAAGTTTGATTATTTTTATGCAATAGCAGATTAGTAATTATTCTTTAATATATAGCATTTTATAGCGAAAAAAACTATATATTAAAATTTTGGAAAGAAAGGAAAAAAGTAATGAGTAAAAAAAATAAAAAAGATGCTTATGGTTGGCTAAAAAAAGAACCATATTTAAATGTAATTGAAAAAGATGAATTTCAAAAACGTGTAGTAAAAGTATTCGAAATACTTGGTGAATCATTAGGAAAATCATTTGGTCCTTATGGTGCACCTACAATCATTAGTAATTATCCATATACTCACGTAACAAAAGACGGATATACTATAATGAAAAATATTACATTTGACACGCAACATGGACTTGTAGATTGTGTTATTTCAAATATTGCACAAACAGCCTGTGACAGATTAAATTTTGCTGTTGGTGACGGAACAACTACTGCTATAATGGCAGTAAATAATATTTATCAGGCTTATAGTAAGAATAAAGCTTGGTTTGAAAAGAATATGATTTTACCTCGTGATATTATTAATAGATATTCAGAATTAAAGAATACTATAATTAAACAGTTAGAAAGTGTTGCAACATATATTCCAACTGATCCTGAAGAAATGAGAGAAGCAATAAAGAAGGTAGTTTATATCTCTTCAAATGCTGATGTTGAAATAACAGATATGATATCTGATTTATATGAAAAAATTGGTTATCCATCAATTACTTGTGAACTTGCTAAAGACGGAGTTACTAAAGCAGAATTAGTTGAAGGTTACCAGTTTGATTTAACACTCACTGATAAATTATATGTGAATACTGATGAAAATATAGCAAAACATGAAAATGTTGATGTATTAATATTTGGCCATAAAATTACAGCTAACACATATAAGGATATATTAAAACCATTAAGCAATTCATCTAAGCAACGTGGAAGACATTTACTTGTTGTTGCACCATTTTATGATGAAGTTGCTATTTCAACTCTTATTTCAAGAGAATTAAATCAGGAATATAAAGCAACAAATGACGTTAATTTAATTCTTACAGTTAGTAGATCACATGGTACTGTAACAAAACGTGCATTATCAGATTTAGCAATGTTATTAAATACAACTATTATTGATAAAGCTTATGAAGATGAATTACGTCAGGCAGTTATTGATGCTAATAGCGTTGATGTTGTTTTTAGAATGGATGATAGAGAAATCGAGAATTCAAATATTGTTGTTGTAGAAGGTGGTAATATTGGATTAATTAGATATAATAAAGAAACATTCGACCCAGAAAAAACAACTTATCTTATTCCAGCAACAGAAGGTCCAAATATAAGAGTTGGACATATTAAAGAACTGTCAATTGGTCTTGATAATAGAGCAATATTTAAAGGATTTGATTATAATGTTTTCTTATATAAGAAGCATATTGCTGAAGCAGAAGAAGATTTAAAGACCGCTATCAATAAATACTCTAAGATGGGAACATTTAACTTTGAAGTTTCAGAGGCACAGAAAAGAGTTATTTCCCTTAAATTAAAAATGGGTACAATATATGTTGGTGCCGATACTGAGTTAAGCCAGAAGTTATCTAAAGATGCAGTTGATGATGCTGTTAGAGCTGCAGAATCTGCTTATAAAAATGGATATATACTTGGATGTAATGTTACATTATTACAGGTATTAACTAATTTATTTGCACAAACTAATACAAAAGAAGATGAGTTAAATCATCGACTTATTGGTATATTACGTGATGGATTTATTAAAGTATATGATAAAGTATTATCAAATGCTTTTGAAGATAAAATGTTTGTAATAGGTACTGATATAAATTTCTTTAAGAAAACTATTGTTAAATATTCTGAAAAGATATTCGGCAAAAATATTTTTGATGATGAGAAACTTACATTTGTACTTGAAAATGTGATGCAGTATACATCTTTATGTAAAAGTCGAGAAGAAATATATAATAAGTATTTAGAAACATTGGGTGGAAGTAATATTCCTTATATTGAATTTTCATTCCATGAAATAATCATTAAGTATTCAATATATAATGGTGTTGTATTTAATTTGGAAACAAAAGAATTCACACAAGATATTATTAATAGTACCAAAACAGATATTGAAGTATTAAAAGCTGTAACTGATTTAATGGGTATTCTTATAACAGGAAATCAGATGGTACTTACTGGTAAACATATGTTTTAGAAAGGTAATGTGAGATGGAAAAAGAATATGGTTTTCAAACTTTAAATGAATTTATATTAAATCCATTTGGTAATGGTAAAGATGATAAACGTTTATCTTTAGAGCAAGAATACACCAAAATCAAAAAGCAAATACGAGTAATTGGATATTCACAAGTAGATGATGATGCTCTAATTCATATAAAGATTCCATCAGATTCACATCAAAATCAATATTATGATGTTGTTATTTTATTCTTTACTGATGATAATTCAGTAAAGAATGGAATGACACTTAAAAATTATTATGTTAAATTTTTTTCTAATAGTCCGGGTTTTATATATAAATATGCATCATTATATAAAAAATATGGATTTTTAATTGATGTATTATATGATAAACTTGATAATGATTATATAGATAAGATGCCTGAAAAATCTAATGCAACATTTGATATGTATTATGATAAGTCAATATACTGTGCTTGTAGATTGATACAAGATAATTCATTTACATTAATGAATAAATTAGGTATTATAACTCAACATAAAAAAAATATTGATAAATTTGTGAAAGATATAAGTTCCTTTGAAAATATTAAATTTGGTAATGAATTAAAAGAACTTGATAAAGGAATAAATAGAGAATTAGCTAAAAAGAAAAATGAAAATAAAAATAATAGAAAACACAATTCATCTAATGTTAAAAGAGCAGGTTTAACTACAGCATCTAACAAAAATATTAGTATTGTTAAAAAGAAAACTGGTGGTGGGAAAAAAAGTAAGGTTGTATCAACAAAATCCACAATCAAAAAGTAATTATATATTATTTTTATGTGCTACCATAAAGATAATAAAAATATAAGGAGGTACTAATATAAATGGATGATAACAAGAAAAATAGAAAATCTTTAATTAACACATGGAAGCCGAAGAAGAATGAGAATCTTGTTGAAAATGATGGAAAACTTTTTATAATTCATTTTGATAAGATATTTTATCAACCAAATTTAAAAGTATATAATACATTTATGATTAAAAAAACAAGCTATGAAAATCAGCTTGATATAATTAGCAAGTATATATACTTCTTTATGTCAATTTATGATACAGATAATGAATTGGCAACAGCTTATTTACGCATTAAGTTTGATTTAGATAATAGAAAACTTTTTGGTAAAGATGACTTCGAAGCATTAATTGACGAAGTTTATGAGTTGATTTTTACACCTAAAATGTGTGAAAAAATTAATAATATGGTGGAGGAGAACTACCTCGATGATATTGAATCAGGAGATGATAAGCAGTCATATAAAAAGGCAAATAAACAATATCTCGAATCATTGGAGTTTACAAATGAGCATATAAAGATATTACTTAAAATATCATTTGGTATGAAAGTAATCTCACCAATTTTATTTCACTACTTTGCTTTAAATGTCATAAAATTAGAGAAAAACGATGACAGAATGTATTTGTTTTATAAAAGGCTATTTCCACTATTTAGCGGAGAATGTAATATATATAACAAATTATATGTATATGTAAAAACTAAAGTTCTTGATAGTTTTTCTCATAATAGCACAATATTTGAGCAAAGAGAGATATTTGGTGTAGATATTTTCTCAGTTATTGATGAATTTGTAAAGAAAGTCATAATATCTGAAAATATGGTTAAATATAAATTTAATGAGCATTATGATTCAAAACTTCATAAATACAAAGAAAATATAGTTGGGTTTAATAAGACAATAATTAAGTTTCAATTGTCTTACTTTTTAAGAGTACAGTATTCAAAAACACTTACTGAAGTAAGTAATACTAAGAATGCTGAAGGATTATCTGGTGCAGATAAAATGGAAATGAACTTATCTAAAATAGATGAGGGAAGAACAACATTGATTGATATAAATATTAATCAAACCATTGAAACTCTTAAAAAAGAAAACGATATACCAATAAGCGAAGAAGAGATAGATTATTATGTCAAAAATCATAAACCAAGTGAATTACAAATAAATCTAGTAAAAAATTATTATGCAAAATATTTCGATTCTTGTAGAGAATTAAGTTTGGTAACACGACGTGAATATATAACACTTATGTTAATTCTTAAAAAGATATTAATTCTAAATGCTGGATATGATAAAGAAAGTGGATATTATAATGATACATTTTTACCATATATAATATCTGGTAATTTAGAAGAGAGGGTTAATACAAGAATCATAAGAAATACGAAGAAGTGTAAGAAAATAAATGAAAATAGTATATATGATAAATTAATAAATGAAAAGTATACTATAGTTGAACAGATTAAACAAAAATACATTATGCAAATGATAAGTACAATCTTGAATACAAGATTTACATATGTTGTATATGAAAACCCTGATTTACTTGGAAAAGAAATTGAATATGATGAAGATGTATTATCAGATGAAATATTATCCTTTTTCAACCAAATATAAAAATATAAGAATGATACATAATATATTATGTATCATTCTTATTATTGAAAATTAAATAAATATAGAAGGAGAAATACAATGGAAACCAACATAAATAGAATTACTAGTGAACTTTTTGATAATTATTGTAAAAGTATAATTACTCTTATTAATAATAAATATAATTGTAGTTTTTATAAGAATTATAGTATCCTTGTGGATGAATTAACTTGTGGATATGCCGATAGAGATACTGAAATATTAATTGATTTTATATATTTATTAGATCCCACCATATTTTCTAATATAATAAATTATGATATTAAAGATTTACGAAAATATATAAAAACAAATAAAAGACTTCCATATACTCAAATTAGAAGAGCTATCGATAAAAATAATGATCATATTATGTATTTTATTAAACTAGATATATTAACATATGCCTATGTTAATATGCATGGTGAAGATAAAAATTATCCATACATATTTGAACTATATATTTTTGGAAAAAATGCTGATAAAATAGATGAAAGATATAAAAAATTTAAAATGAAACGATATTACTATTTCAATAATATGACTGCAAAACATATACGTTCAATTGATTATAATGACAAAGGTTACACCAATTATGACTTAGATACTAAGGCATTCAAATCAATTATTATCTCAGATGAAATATATAATGAGATAAATACAATTATTAAATCATTTTATTCAATGGAAAAATATTATAGTGAACATGAATTAATTCATAAAATTGGAATTTTATTATATGGTAAACCAGGAACAGGTAAAACTAGTATTATAAAAGCAATTGCCACAGAAACTAAATCATTATTAGTGAATTTTAGTGTTGGCGGTGATATTAAAACTCAAATAAATTCTTTTTATGAAAATTTATCAAGGGGTTTTACGTTTAATCGTTTTATAATAACATTTGAAGATATTGATTACATGTTTAGAAATAGAGAAAATGTTAGTAATCAAAAAGAAAGAGAAAAGATTAATATTATAATGAATTTTATTGATGGATTAAATTCACCAAACTTTAAAGATTATAGTTTCATTTTTATTGCGACCACTAATAAAATTAATGAATTAGATTCTGCATTAATTAGAGAAGGGCGATTTGATTTAAAAATAGAAATAGGTGATTTTACTGAAGAATTAGCAAAAAAATATTGTGATATGATGGACACTGATTATAGCATTATCTATAATGAGGATGGTACATTAAACCTTAATCCAGCATATTTACAGAGTAGAGTATTAAAGGAAAAAATGAAAATTATATTAAATGGAGGAACGAAGAATGAAATTTAAATTATTCAATGCAAAATTAGTTACTAGATGGAACGCAAATATAAAAAGACGTGAGAGATCATTACAGTTAAGTTTTGATTCTGATACTTATGAGAAATTTTGTATTTATTTAGATTCTTGTAATATGAATTTAAACTTACAAGTAACTTTCCCATTTTTCAATATTAATAATGACGATAAAATTATTGATATAAAGTCAGTTGACTCTGATGTAAATGAAAAGAATAAATATTTTAATCCTTGTATAATTACAGTTTCATTAAATGAATATGAAATGAATGTTTCAAGGCTTTTTTATATGATTAAAAATACAAAAAAGATAGGAAATAAAGATAATGAAAATGGACTAGTATTAACTACAAAAATGATTAACAATTGTGATTATAGACAGATTAGTGAAGAAACATTAGATGAAATGAAGCATAAAATAATTATGTATATCATTTATCATTCATCAGAAATGTTGACAGACTGTAATTTGACAACTATATACGGTAATCGAGTTTATAAGTTTAATAGTCGAGATTTACCTTATAGTTTATATATAATAAATGGTACTTTGAAAATTGAAAGTAGATATTTGAACTATTTTAAACTTCATTTTGTTGATATCAATCCTTGTGATAAACATATAACTGTTTATGCACATACATCTAATAATTGTGTTTATATATCTGCAATATTTTTTACTATTTATAAAAATAACCGTACTTGTTTAATAAGTAAATACAAGAATAATATTATGGATGCAATAAGTGTATCGAAATTAAATTTAAATGATACTCGAATTGATGTGCTGTCAAATTTTACGAAAAATGAACACCGTCTTTATTTTAGTGATAGAAAGATATTAAAAGAATTAAAGGCTATACTCAAGAAAAAATACTATATAACAAATAATGGTGATATAGTACAAATACGTGATATTTCATATTATGCATTATCACCTTATTTCATAATCGAGATTCGAGTATTGAATGAATATAAATATGAAATTGCTAAATTGATTGAATACCTTGTAGAGGAAATATCAACTGAAGAAAAAATATTTAGATGCAATCGAGAAGGTTTATATAAAAGATTAGATTTAGGTGATTTATCGTCAATAACGTTGTTTTTAAGTCAAAACCCATCAATTTTAAACTTTATCGAAACTAAAGTTAATCTTGGTTCGTATTCTATTTATAAGATCAAAATTATTGATATTGATGTGAAAAATAATGCATTGAATTATATGATGACACGTCAAAGACCTGATAAGTATCCATACAATTCATATAAATTATTGCATAACCCACAAGATTATAGTTTCAGTGATTTTATAAAATATTGTGATAATTTAACAAAATATGAAAATATTAATAATATTAAAAATAAGAAAACTGAAAAAATTGATGATAAATATGATGTATATTATAATATAATTAAAAATATTTATTTGAAATATAATAAAGCGATATGTGAAAATAATAAAATTATTATAAGCGTAGTCACTGTTGCGAGCTACTATATATCAGACCCTTATATATCAAAAATAATTTTTGAAAATGGAAGTAATACAATTTGCAATTTGTTTAGTAGTTATGATATAATTATGAAAGTGCTAGAATATCTTAATAAAAATGATGGTATTATTGGAATTTTCGTCAATAATAGATATATATTAATGTGTGAAGGTAAACAGAAGGAGGACTAAAAAATGAAACTATTTTTTGACACTGAATTTACAGGATTAGTTAAAAATACAGATTTAATATCAATAGGTATTGTATCTGAAAATAACGAAGATATCTTTTACGCTGAACTTACAGATTTTGATATAGATAAAGTCAATAAATGGATATATGATAACGTAATATCAAACTTAGTATTTATAGATGCACGCTATAATAAATTGGATAGAGGTATATATCTGATGAATCTATTTCAAAAATATGGTTATAAATATCCAGAATTTTATGTAGGTACTAAGAAGGATATATCAAAAAAATTATTAAATTGGATTAATAGACTTTATAAAAAATATGATATTAAATCCTATATAGAGCAAATACAATTTATATCAGATGTATCACATTATGATACCGTATTACTGTTTGATTTATTAACAAATGGCGGATCAGCATTAGATTTACCAAAAATTATATCACCCGTTGTAACAGATATAAATCCGTTAATAGCTAGAGAATACGGAACAACTGAATACAATGCTTTTGACATGTGTAGAGAAAAAATATCAACAATAAAAGTATCTGACGATATAACTAAAATATTAGGAAAACATAATTCTTTATATGATGCAATGGTTATTAGAAATAATTATTATACTCTTATGTCATAATTATAGTAATTAAAATATGTAATAGTAGAAATAATTTCTACTATTACATAAATTTTTTAATAAAAGGAGAATGAAAAATGAAAAATAAAAAGAACCTGCCAATAGATAATAAAAATATATCTGAAGATGAATATATTTATTTAATTCAAAGTCAACCTGAAATAATTAGATATATTGAGAATCCTACTGAAAAAAATGAAATTATATGCTGTACTTAATGATCCTGAAGTGCTTCAATATATCAAAAATCAAACGGAAGAAATATGTTGTGTAGCAGTTTCACAAGATGGTTTAACACTTCGTTATGTTAATGACCAGAGTGAAGAAATATGTTTAACTGCAATTAGGCAAAATCCTTCTGCTATTAAATATGTTAAGAAACTAACAAGAACTATGGCAGAAGAAGCAATATATATTAATCCCTTTACTATAGCATATATTAAAAATCCAACAAATGCACTTTGTATTAAGGCAGTTAGAGAAAATCCATATGCATATATGTTTATTGAAAATCCAGATAAAGAAGTAACAGAAATATATAATGATTTAAAGGATAAATATTATAAATAAAATCCGTAAACTCTATGTGTATATTGATATAATATTTTTGTTAATAAAAAATAAAAATTATAAAGGTTCCGTGGTAATCCTAAATAAAACCACGTCAGTTAGAATTCATGTGTCTAACTGGGAAAGGAGTTAACATGAAAAAAATATTATGGTTTTCAAGACACGAGATGACTGAAGAGCAGCTTGCTGCTCTCGGCAATAACGTTGAAATTGTCAACATCAACAAGACAATCTCATCAGCATATGAAATCGCAGACGAAATTAATGAGTGCGACATCATTGCGATAGTCGCACCAATAAATCTTCAGGCTCAGTTCCTGAAGATTGCAGGAAATAAACCGGTCATTATGGCTGTAAATGACCGTGTATTAATACCACAGCCAGAAGGAGGTGAAGATAAAGTAGATTTCCACTTTGTAAAGTGGGAACGTCTACTTAAAATTGACATTATTAAAGAAGACTACATCCCACAGTAGTCTTCAAGACCTGAGCAAGTCTATAAACTGCTCTAGGGTTATCCCTGAAATTTATTTTTTTTTTATTTTTTATAGTATTTGGTACATTTCATTAAAGTTTAAATTATTTAAAAATCATATTGTATAAGAAAGGAAAAATTATGAGTAAAGCAGATAAAATTTTTAAAGAAACCTGTAAAGAAATTTTGAATTATGGTGTTTATGATTTACCTGATTCAAAGATTAGACCTAAATGGGAAGATGGGTCTGATGCACATACTATTAAAAAATTTGGAATCGTAAATGAATATGATTTATCTGAAGAATTTCCAGCTATTACATTAAGACCTACTGCATTAAAAACTGCTATGGATGAAATTCTTTGGATATGGCAAAAATGTTCAAATAATATTCATGAGTTAAATTCCCACATATGGGACCAATGGGCAGATGAACACGGACTCATTGGAAAAGCTTATGGATGGCAAGTTGGAAATAAATTTCAAACTATTCGTACAACTAAAGAAAAATTAGAAAAAGTTCATCCTAATAATAATTATGAAGTAATTGATGAAACAGCAAAAGTTAATCAAATTGATTATATAATTCATGAAATTATGTTTAATCCTAATTCTAGAAGAATTATTGGAAATTTATATAATATAGAAGACTTAGATTCAATGAATCTTCATCCTTGCTGTTATTCAATAACATTCGATGTTACAAATGATACGTTAAATTTATTATTAAATCAGAGAAGTAATGATGTATTAGTTGCAAATAATTGGAATGTTGCACAGTATGCAATTCTTTTAATGATGATTGCACAAGTTACAAATAAAAAACCAGGAAAATTAATTCATATGATTGCAAATGCTCATATATATGATAGACATATTGATATCATAAAAGGATTAATTGAAAGAACTGAATTTAAAGCACCAAGGGTTAGTCTTAATAAAGAAATTACTAATTTTTATGATTTTACAACAAAAGACCTTATTGTTGAAGATTATTATCATGGTGATCAGATAAAGAATATTCCTGTTGCTGAATAAATTAAAGGAGATAAGTATTAAATGAAAAAGAAAACTGTATTTATTACAAATGGAATGGCTTGTTCTGGAAAAGATACATTTGCAGAAATATTAAGTAAGTATATTCCAACATTAAAGATTTCATCTATTGATGATGTTAAGAAAATTGCAACAGAATGTGGATGGGATGGTACTAAAGATGAAAAATCAAGAAAGTTCTTAAGTGATTTGAAAAAAATACTAACAGATTTTAATGATTTTCCAAATAACTCATTACTTAAACAAATTAATGAATTTTTAACTAATGATAAATATGAAATATTAATTATTGATATACGAGAACCATCAGAAATAACTAAATTGATAGAATCTGTTGATAAATCAAAGATTGATATTTTTACTATATTGATAGTAAGAGATTCAATTGAACAAATTGTATCAAATTATTCTGACGCAAATGTTAATAACTTTAAATATGATTATATATTAAAAAACAATGATACAATAGAAGATTTTGCTAAAAGCATTGTAGAATTCATAGATACAGAATTTGGAACTTTAAAGAAAGTTATGGTAAAGGAGGATTAAAAGAAATGAATGATAATATAAATTCAAATAAAAAAGATACAAATGATACTATGACTGATATTATGACACATAAACTTGCAGTTAAACAAGTGATTGGGTGTATAAATGCAGAATTAAATCAAGTTGCATCACGCCATGATAATTCTAAACTTAGTAAACCTGAATTAAGTGTATTTACAAAAGTAACAACGAAATTAAAAAACTTGCAATATGGTAGTCCCGAGTACAAAGAACAACTAAAAGAAATGGGTGAAGGGCTTGAACATCATTATAAATTTAATGAACATCATCCAGAGCATTTTTCTAATGGTGTAAGTGGAATGAATATTGTAAATATAATAGAAATGTTATCAGATTGGAAAGCATCCTCATTGAGAACTAAGGATGGTGATTTTTTAAAATCACTAGAAATAAATATGGAAAGATTTAATATAACAGGTCAATTAAAAGATGTGATTATGAATAGCTTTGAATATTTTTTTGTTTTTAATATAAAATTATATAATGAGGAAAAAAATTATATATTAAGCTCGTTTGTTGCTGATAATAAAGATGATATTATTAACACAATTAATCATATGACTTTTGAAGATGATGAGAAAAAAAGTATTGTAAATTGTCTAGATGCGATAACTAATTTTCAAGGTAATCAAATTAAATATGCTGAGGGAGCTGTTGATAAATTAGGAAAAATATCTGACTTTTATAAGTTAAAAAATGGACGATATGTAGAAATTATATATCGACCAACGTTAGATTTATCTGTAAAACATTATTCGGATATAAATTCATAAGAATAATAAAAAAGACAACTCTGATTTTTTCAGAGTTGTCTTTTTTATTTAAAATATTTTGTATTTTGGTTTTTGTTCATTAAAGAATAAATATCTTATCCAATCATCTAGCACTATAGGAATGATTGAAAAGAAAAACCATATTACTGTAAAAGGTAAACATATTTGCCCCAACAAATTATAAGGCATATGTGAATAATCCCATACGTGTAAATTTAACCATAAATTTACAATACAGCCAGCTATAAATTCAAGTGTAGTTACTATTATTGATGATAGAAACATTTGAGAGATGAATGCCATATCCCAAGAATATACTTCATTTAATTCACCTATTATGATGAAACATAACCCACCAAGTATAAACATTGAATAGTGGCTATATCCTCTATATAATATTTCTGTCATATAATATGCGGCACCACCAATTAGAAATAATATTAATTCTTTAAATAAATATTTTAATATTTTTTTCATATTTACCACCTCCAACAAAGTATATATTAAATTAAAGTTTATAAAGATAGAGTAAGGTTCAACCTTACTCTATCTTTTTATTTAGTTAATTACACCTGTAACAATAAATGCTGTATATGGTCTACCAGTTGTTTCAATTGAAGGTTTAATATTTAAGTTTGCATCTGTTACACCTGTTTTTACAAGATGAACTGTATCATCAACATATTGTGTGATATTTTGTCCACCATAATTTGGTAATGCTTCAGGATCGATAATAATCTGACTTGTATTAGTTTCTGGATGCATTACTTTTCTATCATCTGTATTTTCACCATCTTCTAATGGTAGATATAAACGCGAATTAACAACATTTGACATAAATAATCACTTTCCTTTCTTTCTTTTCTTTTACCATTCTACACCAATCATACTGTATATTTCATTATCAGCAATAGTTTCTGTTCCAGTTTTTAATAATAAAAAATCTGGATTATTAGCTGATGATGGATCTGATACAACTTTTGGTGAGTTTAAAATATTTGCATATCTTGTTATCGGAAATATTATTCCATTTGTCGTTGTTTCATCTTCAATAGTTTTACTATGAAGAACAACATCTGAGTATTCAATATTTGATAAATTAGCCATATTTTATCACCTCAAATTTTTTGTATATAAATTTTTGCAACCTTAGATGATCTAAGACTTATTCTTTTTGGGTTTAATTTCGTTGCCGAATCTATCTTTGCAACAAAATCAGTTTTTCCTGCATTTTTAATATCCGTTACACAGTTCAAATTTGAAATCTGATATGTTTTATCAAAAACAGATACTGAAGCCATAATATCACCTTCCTTTTTATACTGTTATTTTAGATTCTTTTAATAAGTTAACATAGTAACCATATACATTAGAATCTAATGTTAATGGAGCTATTATAATATCTGAAGCACCGAAGAATTTATCTAATTCATCAAAACTTGTAGATGCACCAGTATCAATAACTTCTGATTTAGAATAAACTTTTCTAATTTGTTCAGCCCATATAGTTACTTTAGCCCATTCTTCTTCATTAGGTTGATTAATTGAAACAATTATACCACTATTATTTCCTATATTACCAATTTGCGTGATCCATTGTTCAAACACATTAAGAGGCATAAATAATGATATATTAGATATCAATTTACTACTAGGAATTACATAACCAGATTTTGGAGATTCACTAGTACAAGTAAAGAATGACATTGTACCATAATTTATTTCAAAATCTGTTATATCAATAAGTGAATTTACTATATTTAATTCTGATTCAGAAAGTAAATTCTTATATGCATATGATAATTTATCTGAATATATTCTATCTATTTCAATTGTTGCGTGTGTTGCAATATCATGAATATTATCAGGAATATCATCAAATATTTGTACATATGATATTTCATTTAAACGTACATTACCAACATTATCATATTTTATAACAACAGTATTTTCTTTCCATAACGTATATCTATATTCAATTACTATATTAGACATATCATATGTTGGATCATCATATTTTGATTTTCTATCATTTAATGTATCATCACTATTATAATTCTTAACGTAATTATCATATAATCCTGTTAAATAATCAATAGATGGTTTATTTCTTGGTCCTGTATATAAACCAATAAAGAAACCATTTGTTTCAAGACTAACATTTATGTTTTCTGATTCATTATTCAAATAAATAGCACCAGACAATAATGACCTATTTGTTGTAGATGATTCATATTCACTAACATCATAATTCAATGACATAAAATATGTATCGCTATAATATTCTGGAGCATTATATTTACTAGGCTTTTTAAACTGAATATTAGTATCAATTAACGATTTAGTTGTCTCAAGTATATCTGCAACGTCTTTATTATCTCTAGTAAATGATATTATCTTATTATCACTTTTTCTTTTATAAAATAATTCACCACTTGTTTTATCAAGCATTGATTCATCTGTTATTGCTTTATCTTTATATTTTAAATTAAGAAATCCATTTGCATATCTAATGTTAGGATCTTTAGATGTTAAAGACATTTTATTCACATCCTTTCATTTATTCTAAATTTTCCATAAATTCATCACTATTCCACATAGTATAAACTCTATCTCTAGTAAAATCTTCACCTTCATGAATAATATCTGGATTTAAAAATAATACAGTTTCATTTTTATTATTAATAGTATTATACATATCCCATACTATAGGATACCTTTTTTTAACCATATTAGAATTAAATTGAACTTTATCTGGGTCAGCCAATCCTAATGGAAGTAATTCATTATAATAGAATATCTCAAAATAAAGTGTTTCAATTGTTAATTCTCTTTCATAATGTTCTTTTTCCTCTGTATTATCATTTGAATCTAAGTCACCAGTTATATCATGAATTAACTTTTCTGATATACTAGATTCAATAAATGATTTTTTAATTAAGTCTGATAATGTAAAGTAATCATCAAAATCACAACCATAATATTCCCAATCTCTATCTTTTTCATAAACTTCTAAGTTATAAATTGAATGTGTTCCTGCAAGTTTAAAACTATAAGGAGAAAATGGGAATATATTATTTCGACTTAATCTTCGTCCATTTAAATATACATCATAATACTGATTATCAAATGGCTTATTAATATATCCTTTTAAGTCAACAATATCACTACTTAACTCTTCTTTATAATAGACTAATCTATTTCTATATGGAGTTAAATCTACTGCAATTTCATGTCCAGCTTCAATTCTTTGAAAATATTGAATAATGTTTTCATCATCTATTGTAATAGGTTGATACTGATTTTTAGATATTAATCTACCATCTCTGAATGCACGTATATATTCCCAATCACAGTTAACATTATCAAGTGGTAAGTCTACAGATGGATAATTTGCATATTCAAGTGTTTGATATTTGAATATGGATTCTTTACTTATCTTAGCATGAATATTAACCCCATAATATCTATCGGTTGTTAATCTAATTCTAATTCTTAAATTATTAAGAATTTCACCTTTTTTAACATCACCATTTTTGATTTTTTCTTTTAATTCTGAAGTTAAAATATTTAATCCACTTTCAATTTCACCATTTGATTTATGATAAATACCATTAATAGTATAATAATTACCCGATTCATCATTGATAAAATAAACTGTCGATTTTTTACTAAAATCTTTTGGTCTAGTTATTTTAGTTGAATACACACCAGTGTTATTTGTATTTATAATGGATTCTCCATCACAAACTTGAGAAAATGTAACGTACTCATCATCTCTATTAATATCTAACTCATTATTCCATATAGTTATAGTAATAGGAGAATATTCAATTTTTCCTGAAATTTGTAATGATTGCAATTCATATTTGTTTATATCTTTATTTATATCATTTATTCCATTTTCATCATAAAATTTATAAACATCAGAATCTAATACATAATACCCACTATGGTCAGTTGCTCTATATGCTGGAGTATCTTTATTATAATTATAACTATAATTATCTGATATTAATTGAATTTTAAATTGTGAAATATCTATAGCATCACCGTTTTCAGTTTCAAAATATAAATCAGAAATTGTAGGAATAATTTGTTCATCAGGGTCAAAACTTAAATCAATGTATTCATCCTTATTATCAAATTTAATAACTCTATCTGCATAATAACTAGGGTATACTTCTATTTCTACAAATTTTGCATCAGTAAATTTTCTAACTGGAATATATACATAATTCATAAAATTAAATGATTCTATATGAACATCTGTACATAATAACCCATCAATATAAATTCTACATATTAACGAATTCTTTTTATTAGAATTATCAAATGTAAATAAATACATTGGTTCTGAAAATATTAATGATGATGTTGATTTATCAGGTTTAGTTCTATAACGTTTAGTCATATCCATATCTTTTATATAGAAACTGTATTTTATACTAACCTGATTTTGATTTTTAACATAATTGTGAAGTATATTAAAATCATCTTTTATAAAACTTTTTAATTTCATAATCTTATATTCTATTGGAGCTAATGAACCACTATAAGAAGTTTTATAATCTTTTTCATCATAAGTATACTCAATAAATCCATGATTAATTATAAAATCAAATATTTCATTAAATTGCGAAATTGCAACTGGTAACTGTTGTTCATTTTCTAAATATGCTGAATTTAAATATGCATCATAAACAGAAGAATCAAGCTTCTCTTTTAATGAAACATTATCCAGTATATATTGGTAATATGAACCAGCTTTATCTTCTGATAAAGTTCCATCATTTACCATAAGTATTACGTGTCTTGAAACAACATAATCAACTAAATCATCATAATCAATTATAATTCCTTCTGGACCTTCAATATCAATATCGCCAAAGTATAACTCATTTATGATTTGTTCTAATGTACGATTTTTATTTTCACCCCATTTATAATAAAGGTATCTCATAAAGAATCCATACATATAGTTATAATGTAAATCATATCCTTTTTGATAGAAATAATATACATTAAATCCATCATTAGCTTCTATATTATTTATATTATAAATATTAGGATATCTAATATCAACATTAGAATTTGGCATTAATTCTTTAGATTGTGGTTTACCATCTACAATATTCTTACTATTAAATTTATAAATAAATAAATTTTCTGTAGGAACTGGCATATCATGCTGAATTCCTTCTTCTTTTTGAATAAGAAATAATTCAGATGTTGGTAATCCATTGAATAATCTTGACTTAACATATGATTTGTTATATGGTGTATGTTTATGAAGATATCTGAAGAATATAAATCGTATCATTAAATCTGAATTAGATTTTTCAATAAAGTCAACTGCTTCTTGGTCTAATGATAAGTAAACATATTTACTATCAATAGTGATTTCTTGTAATTGTGTTCCTAATACATCGTTACCACTATATATAGAAGCAAAATATATTCCATCAGAACGATTATCAATATTTACACCAAGACTATTTGATATATAATCAAGTTGCAATCTATTATAATCTTTTTTTGTTTCTGACTGTAATTGCATCATATATTTATTTATAGATATATCATATATCTTCGTATTATTTATTATTTGAAGTTTGATATCATGAATAATATATTCATAATGTCCTTTTTCTTCGTTCATAAATTTTTCAAATAAAAAATCTCTTCCGAATGGAAGAATTGCTACGAAATATCCATCATATATTTTAACACTATATTCTTTTAATATATGATTATCTATTGTAATTATTGGTAATTTTTGAAATATATTTACTTCATTTCTAATATCATTTAAATTAACTTCTTGTCTATGAAATTTAGAATATCTATATTTTTCTCTTTTTGTTGGTACTATTAAGTCAACAGGAAAATTTATACAAACTCTAGATTTACTATCTAAATACAAATCACCATAATCTGGTATATTTTCATTATTAAATGTAGTATAGAAATATTCTTCATAACCAACTATATTTCTTTGTAATCTATATAGATAGCCAAATGAATTATCTTGAGCCATTCTCAAAATTTTATCAGTCATATCTACATCAAAAGTATTATTTGTCAATGCTGTTTCCAGTACTGACTTGCTTGGTTTAATCAATGTAAAGTCCTCCTTTCTATACTTAAATATAATATTAATTTATTGTTTTTGGGTTGAAAAAGGGATTAATAATTTATATTTTCACCTAAAAAGCCTTACCAAAAACAATTCTATAAAGAATTTTTTAAAGAAAGACGGTGAATAAAATAATGATATTTACAGAAGCTAGTATTAGTGATTCATATATGTTTAATGAAATAAATAGATCAGCAGCAACATCAAAAAAGATAATGGCTGCTATTAACGGTGGTGTTCAACTTGATAAATCATATATTGAAGAGCAATATATACAGATTAAGCGTTCAAGAATATCTCCTATAGTAGATAATGTATTGGAAGCATTTGATAGAAAAGAAGTTATTTTATTATATAATAAATCTGTTTTAGTTGGTAAATCAGTTCCATTTATATGTATGAAACAAGGTAACAAATCTGTAGCATTTATATTTATTGCTGATTTCTCACCAATTTCAAAAGATGGTTCTTCTATTACAATAGATATGAAAAAATTATATGTATTGATGGAAAGTGCATATATAGCTAAAGAGTATTATTCAGAACCTTGGAAATTCCAACGTTCACCATCATTACTTAAGAATGTATCAACTATATATTCTGCTATGATGATGAGAATATTAAATAAAGAATATGCATTGTCTATAGATAAAACTTTATATGATAATGTGAATTATTGTATATCCAAATTTTATTTAAATAAAGTTTGTGAATTAACTAATATGGAAATTATTAATGCATATGCATTAAAGACTTGTGTTGCTCCTTCAAGAAGAGAAATAGATATTGTAGATAATCTTTATATGGATGCACAAATTCAAAATGTTTCAGACTTAATTAAGTTCATATCTAAATTAAGTCCTAAAATGGAAAACCTTACATTCAGATATTTCTTTGAAAGATGGATATCAACATTTGGTAATGGTGCTTTTTTAGGATTAGATGCATTCCCATATATGATTTATATTATTAATAACGTATTATTAGGTGGATTCTTGATTAATGTTGCAACATTATCTGAATTGGTAAAAAATGTAAAAGGAATAAACTTATATTATCCAGAATTAGCAAAAATTTTATAAAGATAGAAGGTGAAATAAATGTTAATACAAAAAGGTTGGATTTTTAGTAAAGACCCTGATACAAAAAAGAATGTACCGTTTTTTATTCATGTTAGAGATACTGATATAGTATCAAATAGTACAGTCCCAAGTTCAGTATTATTAAAAACAAATTCAAATTTTAGTATCATACTTCTTAGTGATACACAAGATTGTACAACTTATATCGTAAGCTCAACATTATCAACTTATGACTATATGAAAGTTAAATTATATAAAAATGGTTTATATGAAATTGATGCATTAATTACAGATAAACCTTCTACATCTACTGGTATATTTAGTATTTCATTACCTTATGGACTAAATGAAAAATCTACTTGTGATATTATAGATGCACAGGTTGTATATAAAGATAATAAAAAGGTTATTAATCTTTCATCAGTATTTCCTTTAAATGTTGCTACAACTGAATATAGTAAGATAACAGATAATTTATCAGAAAGTTATGATCAATTATCTATGTATAAAATCAATTTATTAACTGATTACTTTGGAAGTTCTGATGAACGTTATGTAGATATTGAAAGATGTAAAGAAAATTGTTACAAGTTATATTTAATTGGTCTATTAACTAAAGATAATATAACTAACTTAGATAGTGCAACTAAAACAACTTTATTACCATTACTTCAGAATGTATTTACATCAGCTAATGTATTTATTAATGTGAAGATAAATGGTAAGTGGGAAAAATAAAAAAGAAAGGAGATGAATATTTATGGCAGAATATCAAATTCAAATGGCTGAAATTGCATCGGATGGAACTGAAATAGATGTGTATCCGAAAAATAGAGGTTTTGATACAAAAGTATCATCTAGTTTTTTCGGTAATGATGCGTCAAAATATAATGGTACAGCTGATGATGCCTTGAGATTCTTATATAAAAAATTTGATAATTATGTTGGTAAAACAGAAGGTGTTTCAAAAGCAACAAGTTGTGTATATTCAACAAGTTGTAACTTTGCAAATAAATCATCATCTAGTACTAATAGTAAGCAATCGACATATGCATATACTGCAGATAAAGCAACATATGATAGTTTAGGTAGAAATATCGTTAATACTTATATAAGTACTGGATTATTAACAACTATATATACATCATCATCTTCAACTCAATATCCTTTTAGTATTACTGGATTAACAAACATGAAGAATGTGCTTAATAGTAAATTTAATAATTATTTATTAAAAAGTGGTACAGCAAATACTGCAAAAAGAACACAAGAAACAAATACTGCAAAATGTGATGAAGACGGTAATGTAATTTCAACAACATATTTACCGAAAACAGCTAAAGCAACAGAAGCTTCTGTTGCAGATTTCTCACCAAAATCGGAATATAATTCTGGAAATGCAACATATGCAACTACTGGGCGACATGATAGTAATAATAATTCTTCTTGTACAGTATTACGTTATGTTGGTATTGTTAATATTGCTAAATTTGCAAAAAATAAAATATATGAGTCATCAGATTTATCTAAAGAAAATTTATTAATTTTTGATCAAGTCTTTAATGAAGTATATATTATATTTAATGGTAAAACAGTACGTTCATTAAGAACACCTAAAACAAGTAGTGCAATATCTAACTTTATTTTAAGTGGAAATATTGTATATTTTAATAATTATGTGACACCGGGATATACCGGAAGCTTTATACTATTTAGATTTTCATAAGATAAAAACCTTAACTAATTATAATTAGTTAAGGTTTTTATTATTCTTAAATTGACATTACTATAAAGAATAATGAAGAAGGTGAAAAAAGAAATGAATAAACCTCATGAAGTTAAATATATAACAGTAATGGGAAGTGCATCGCATACGTATGGTAATGCTCTTGCAACTATTCAAAAATGGATATTAGATTTGTTTCCTCAAAATACATTTAAAACAATCCATATGAATTCAAAAATAGCTCATAGACAAATAACAAGTACTCCCCATGAATTTTTAAAAAAGACAAAACCTATTATAGTTTTTAGACCTAGAATTTCATATGATGATGACAGATTTTTAAATCATACATTAATATCTGAAAAATTGGGTGATATATATACAGCTAGAGGGTATAGTGATTTACAACCATTCTTTATAGACCAAAATAATGGTATTGAAATGAAATATACTTATAATAGATATGTTATGTATTGTGATGTTGTTATGGTTTTTAATACACTTATGCAACAAATTAATTATGTACATTATTTAAAAAATGCAGTTAGAATTAATATACCATTTGATATTGACACATATCTTGAAAGTTTCTTATCTAAGAGCTCTATGAATATGATAAGTAAATTAGCTAATATTCCATTAAAAGATAATCTTGGTAGTTCTAAAAAATTTATAGATTATATGAATGGTAACTCATATTATCCAATAACATATAAATTACAAGGAAGTACAAATGATGAAGAATATTATAGATATTATCCAGCAAAAATAATAACTACAATATCTGATATTAGTACAGATGACGGTGAAAGAATTGGTAGTATTATGAATAGCTATCAAATTAGTTTTAGTGTAAAAATGGAATTTTGGGCAACTGGATTTTATTATATATTTAGTGATAAAATTCACGATATACCTAAACCAGAAATTCCAGATGACGCTTCAATTATACCAGTATTTACGGATGTAGTCGAATATGAAGATTTAAATTTAACACCTGGATGGCAGTTATTTAATCACGCAACTTGCAGATTAGATGGACCAGATGATAGTATAGATTTAAAACCTCTATTAAATCAAACAATCTTAGATGTTATTAATTATCATAAAACAAATGGAATATCATTAGTTGATTTAATATCGTTTAGAGTTAGAAAACAAGGTGAAGTAATTCCATATGGAGATGAATATGATATTGATATTGATAATTATAAAATTAATTTCCATACGAAGAATTTTGCTTTTTATACATTTAATATATTAATATGTGTAAATATTTCATATATAAATGATATGATTAAACAAATTCATAATTTAAAATAAATAAAGTAGAGATAATCCTTTGAGATTATCTCTACTTTTTATTAAAAAACAATCATTTAATATAATACTAAAAAGAAAGGAATGATATAAATGTCAACCTATCAGATACAAATGGCACAAATAGGTGCTGATGGTAGTCAAAATAATATGTATCCGAAAAACAGAGATTATGATACAATTATTTCGGCAAATGTATATGGCAATAAAACCACGGCATCATTATATACAGCCTTGAATACATTATATAATAAATTTTCTAATTATTATACAACTGCTGATACTGTTAATAAGGCTACATCTGCAACATATGCTACGAGTTTTAGTGATGTTGCTGAAAAAGTTACATCTTCAACCTATGCAACATTAGCTGAAAATGCAGACTCAGCATCAAAAGCTAAATATGATATAAATATGAAACCAATTACTTCATACTTATCAACTGCAGATTTATCAACTGATATAAATTCATCAAATCAAAATGGGCGTGTAGTAGTAAATGAGACATTTGCAAATAAAGCATATACTGAAATTAATAATAAATTTGCTAATTATTATACAACTGCTGATACTGTTAATAAGGCTACATCTGCAGACCTTGCTGATAAAACATATAAAGATGCTGCAAATAGAGTATTACAGACATATTATTTAAAACAAGGCGATAAAGGTTCAAGTGCATCATTTGCTTTATATTCAAATACCGCAACACATTCACAAAGATCTTTTAGTGCTGATAATGCAACATATGATAATAATAATCAATCTTTATTAAATCAAGTAGAACTTATAGCAACTGGCTCTGTTTATGTTGATGATCAATATGCTCATAAAGTAAAGATACCAAATACACCTTTAGATTTAGATGACGGATTTTTAATAATATTAGGTGTACCATCATCTTCACCATCAAAGTTTAATTCAAATGCTTGTGGAATATTTTTAATTCCAAAATATCACGACGAAGATGCTAGTTCAATTGATTTAAAATCGCGTAATAACAGTAATCACTATTCGATAAAACATAGTTCGTCAAATGGTGTATATATTGAAGTTAACACCTCAGCATTATATAGAACAACTGTTCAATATGCTATTTTTAAAATATAATTATAAAGGAAGGAGATGAATGAAATGCCAACATATCAAGTACAAATGAAACTTGTTGATTCACTTGGTAATCAACACCCTATGTTTCCTTTTAATAGAGAAAATGATACTATTGTTTCAAAAAATGCTTATGGCAATACGACAACAGCAACACTTGATACAGCTTTAAATGGAATAAATTCATTATTTTCAAATTATTATTTGAAGAGTTCTCAAGTTAGTAAAACAACAAGTGCAACATATGCATCTACATCTGTATTTGCTAAAAACGCAAAAATGTCAACATATTCTGCAACAGCAAATAGTGCAACATCTGCAGGAAAGACAACTTTTGATAGTAATGGTGCAAATATATCAAATGTATATTTAACAACAGCTAAATATGGAAATATATATAAATCAACATCATCAGGTTCTAATTCAGTAGTATTTACAAGAAATGGTGCGTATGATTTATATCAGGAATTATATAAAAAATTTAGTTCATTATATTCTTTATCAACAAAAGTTACAAATGCAAAAACATCAACTTATGCAACTAGTGCTACAAATGATTCTGATGGAAATAATATATCTTCAACATATTACAAACTTACTGACAGAATTTCTAAGGTTAAGTATAGTGATAAATCATCGACATCTGCAGAATGTGAAAGAACAGATGAAGGCATTAATATTTTATCACTTACAAAATGTTTAAAATATGCAACATATGTATTGAAAGATAATGAAATTAATTTAAATTCATATGGTCATTATCAAGTGTGGGGATCATTACAAGATAAAATTTTGACATATAATAATAAATATTTAAATTATGATAAAAATCAGTTTGTAATGTTTATATTAAGTAGACCGTACACAAAAAATAGTGGTGCTGGTGATGGTAGTAAGCCTTCCGCGTATATTGATAGTTTTCAAATATGGGTACATTTCCCAGGAACAAGTGTGGTAACATATATTTATAGTGATACAGTTACATCAGAACAATGTAGTAATTATATGTTTAAAATTGAAGATGGACAATATTGGTTTAATCATCATCCATTAGATAATGCAACTGATAATAATGATGGATATAATTTATCTGTATTTTATGTATAAAAAATATAGAGTAGTGAAATTAATCACTACTCTATATTTTTAGACCCAATCAATTGGATATTTGTTACTATATCTATCTGTTGCTATTTCTGTGCTTCTATTTATGTTTAACTTTGTATCTGGATCAGGTAATGGATAATCTGGTATTTCTATTCCATCTTTATCATATGCTTTAAAACATATTAATCGATCTCCATTAATACATGCATGAACAACAACATCTCTATCTTCATATTTTAAATATTTATATGTTTCATCAGATCTTTCTTCGTCTGCTAATTCATCTGATATTGAATCAAATAAATCATCTTCTGTTCCTTCTGTATTATAATCTTCTCCAGAATAACCAATACTATTAATATTACTTCTACCCATATTCATCATTTCTTTTAAATAATTAGAAGCATACATTCCCATATCAGTACTTTCATCACTTTTAGAACCAAATTCTTTTTTCTCTTTTAACGTTAAATCAGCAATAGTCTTTTTAATACTAACAGTTTTATCAACTAAATCCATTGATAGTTTTCTAGCTTGATTAATAGATTCAATTAAATCTGTTGTAAATTTACCAATACCTCTTTGAGAAGATTTAGAATTTTCTAATAAATTATATTTCTTTTGTAAAGAATCTGTAAAATTATTCTGGTCAACTAATAAATTTTTTAATAATGTCATTTCTTTATCAAATTCACTATTATAATCTGTTAATTCACCTTTTTTCTTCTTCTTTTTCTTCTTCTTTTTTTCATTACCTAAATCGTCGAATAAATTATGAGAACTTTTTCTTCTTTTAATAGGTTCTGATTTAAAATTAGTTAATGTTGCTAACCACTCATCTTCTTCAGGAATATATTCATCTTCCATTTTTTCTTCCTCTTTTTTTTGAGGGCGAAATGATGAAATTAACGGCATATCATTATCCAATTCATCTAAATCATCAATGATTTTTTTACATCTGCTTTCCATAAATGGTTCAAAATCCATTATTATTTCTTCTTTAATCTTTTTCCCCATTGTATATTCACACCTTTCTATATTATTTTATTAGGCATTATTTTTTTGTTAAATGTATCAGATTCTATGAATGAATATATGTATTATATAGAAATTACAATCGTAAACTCTATATATATATTGATATAATATTTTTGTGAATAAAGTAAAAATATAAAGGTTCCGTAGTCATCCTTTGAAAAACTACGTCTACTAGTTCCATATGCTAGTAGGGAAAGGAGTTAATATGGAAAATAATAAATATTTTATAGACGGTGTAAAATCCGTCTGCAATACGAATAAAAATTATGATAAGGCACTCGAAGAGTGTCTTACTGGATACGAGCCAGAGATTGGTTACCGTATTACGATCGGCAACCCTGGCTATTTACCAAGTGTTGAGATTGTCCCAATCACGGACAATCATGCAAACGTACTGGTCTGCACTGAAGACCAGTATAAAGAGATTGACAAATATGAACATATTTGTCATGTTGACAGTACCCATAGTACATATGGGTACGATGTCAGAGATGGGTTCGATTTAGATAAGAGAAGCATTCATGTTGTTCTTCTTATCTAAATCAAATAAGTAGGCTTCTTAGATTTTAAGAAGCCTACTTATTTTTTTGTTAAATATATCAGATTCTATGATGTATTATACATAAAATTAAGATAAAAATAGAAAGGAAGAATAAAAATGGCAAGTAAAAAAATTGATACTGAACACGGAATATTGATAGATGTTCAGTATGTTCGAGGAAATAAAAAAGAAAAAAAGCCAGACTATATATATGTCATATGGAAAGATTCATTAACAAATGAGAAATATATGAATATAATTCCAGAACCTTTAATGGACATATATTTTGAAAAAGAAGAATTTAGAGATCATACTTATAATTTAAAATATAGAGAATTAGAAAAATTAGAAAAAGTAACGTGTAAATATTCTGATATACCGTATGTAATAGCAGAAAAATCAGGAGAAAGTGGAAAAAGATTCTTAAATAATATATTCGATACCCATAATTACAAAGACATAAATAAAATACATACATACCCATATGTATTTGGTAGTGATTATGATGTAAGGGTTTGGTATAGATATGCTTGGCAGCGTGATGTTAAATCTCCAAAATCGGTTACATTAACTAAGGCATTTATGGATATAGAAGCTGATTCATTTGAAGTTAAAGGTTTTGCATCTGCGTCATCTTGTCCAATAGACTTAGTTACAGTTATTGATGGATTTGAAAAGAAATCGTATACATTTGCATTAGTTGGTAGAGAATGTGTTGAGAAAGATATATCTATGTTTCACGGACCAGCAAGAGATAAAAAAATAAAAGAAGAAATGAAACGACGAGAAATGTATCAGTCACGTCTTGAACAAGAAAAAGCATTAATGAATGATTTGGATGGGTTACAAGAGGAGTTACATTCATTATTTGATGAAACTTATGGAAAATTTGATTATAATTTTTATTTTTATACTGATGAAGCAACTATGTTAATTAGATTATTTTCACTTATTAATACATTAAAGAGAGATTTTATGATGATTTGGACCGCATCATTCGATATCCCTTATATTTATGATAGGCTAGTTGCATTAGGGATAGACCCGAAAGAAGTTATGTGCCATCCAGATTTTCCTACTAAAGAATGTTATTTTAAAAAAGATACAAGAAATTTTGAAGTAAAAAATAAAGCAGATTTTTTTCATTGCTCATCATATACTATATTTTACGATCAAATGATATTGTACGCAGCAATAAGAAAAGGACGTTCTGAATTACGTTCTAATAAATTAAATTATATTGCTAAAAGAGAAATTGGTGATGAAAAATTAGATTATAGTGAAGATGGAGACATCAAAACAATTGGCTATACAAATTACCGTAATTATTTTATTTATAATATAAAGGACGTTTTGCTTCAATATGGAATTGAAGATAATACCAATGATATAGATACATTATACTTTAAATCATATCAAAATATCACTCAGTATGAAAATGTATTTAAACAAACAGTTGTACTTAGAAACGTAGAATATAAATATTTTATGAAGCAAAATATCGTTCCGGGTGCTAATATAAACGGTATTTTAGCATATGATAGAATACAAGAAAAAGCAATGGAAAATGATGAAGATTCTGATAGTGATGATTCTTTATATGAAGGAGCATTAGTTGGGAATCCATTATTAATTACACCGTTTGGTATTATAATGTATAATAAGAAAACAAATAAAGTTTTTTTATTTTCAATAGATATGGATATGTCAGCTTTCTATCCTTCAACAATTCGTGTTCTTAATATTGATGATTCTACTTTAATATTTAAAATGATATTAGATAGTGCTCAATATGATGTTAGAGGAGGAAATATACCATATCACGGTATAACAGATGTACAAATTGTACCTGAAAATTCTGATAGTTTTACAGATGATATTGCCGGTGAAGTTATAGATAATTTTCAAACCGGTAATTATATAACTACTGCATATAAATTTATGAATTTACCAAATGTCAAAAAAATGTATTCTAAATTAAAGAAAAGGCTAGGATAAAAAAATATGGATAAAAGTCAAAAAAAATTATTGGATTTTTTAAATAAAGTTAAAAAGGTATTCTCAAAAGATTTTATGATATATCATAATTATTATATAATACCCGGTATTGAAAGTTCGGAAAAATTAGACGGGTTAGTATTACTAATCGTAAATGATAAATACCGAGAGGAATTATCATTAATATTTAATGAAAAAAAATCTTATAATATAGAATCAATAGATTTATTAAAAAATAATATAGAAAATGAAAATGTTTCAGATTATTATAATGAAATTTCTGATTCAGAATTTAAATTACCATATTCATATGATGATGATGCATTAATAAAGACAGTTCTTGATGATGTATCAAAACCTGATATAGTATGGAATAAATTATCAGATAATAAAGATATCATAAAAATATTTTTTTCTGATAAAGCAAGTTATGAATTACCTATTTATGATTATGAAAGAAAAAAGAAAGATACTATCACAATTGGAAAAGAATTATTTCCACATATCAGTGAAAAAAATATAGACTTATTATTCTTCACATCAAAATATATCGAAGATATTGATTTATATATGACATATTTTGATTTTAGATGGGATTATTTTCAAATGATATGTAGATATTATTCTATACCATTAAATGAATAGGATTAGGAGGCGAATTATGTTAATGATATTAACTACAACATGTATGTTTATAGTTGTAATGTATTTATTTAGAGAAGTTGTATCTGATATATACGATTTATTTATTAATACTTATTTATTAAATTTATATAATATGATATCAGAATTAAATACTGTAGTAAATTCTATTAATAAGAGTAAAAAATTAATAAAAAAATCTGAAAAATGGATAAAAAACTCAATAGATAATAATAGATATTATAATAATGCAAATATTATATTAAAAATATTAAAAGATAATGAAGATATTGTAGTATACAAAACAACTAAGCCTAATAAATATACAAAATTATATTGTATTTATTTTATATATTATAAATATAAAATTGAAATCGGTATACCACGTACGGATGATTTATATATATTCAAAGTATATAATATTGAAAATGATAAATATGAATATAACATTAATTTTTGTTCATTTAATTTAATTACGCACTCACTAGATGAAATAAAGAAATTAAATGATAAATAAAAAATATAAAGGAATAATATAAGATAATTAAAGTTATCTTATATTATTCTTAAAAACCTACTTAAAAACATTTTTTTAAGCTACTTAAATAACAAGAAAGGACGTGAAATAATTGAGTGATAAAAAAATTTCAAGTGATAGAAGTATAAATAAATCCATTAATACTGCTAATGGATTAATGGATATTTTAAATATATCATTATATGGTCAAAGTGACGATACTTCAATAGAAGATATTAATGATAAATTTAATAATATAATGCATAATGAAATAAGAGAATTAAATAGTGGTGATAATGAAGATATTACTTCGTTTCTTGGTCAATTATATAAAATGGATAAAAAAAGTGATTCAATTGACCAATTACTCAAAAAGCAATTTAATAATTTAAATATAAATGATGATGAAGCAACTATTTCAAGTTTCATATCTGAAGCATATAGAAATAGATTATTAAAGCAAAGTGATATTCACGAAATATCTTCTCAATTAATAGAATTAAGAGAAGCCATAAATACAATGAGGGATGCAATTATAAGTGCAGATGTTGTTGATGGAAGAATTAATCGTATATTAAATTTTAAAGGACAAAATGATAGTGTAGTAGAGAATTATAAACCGATTATAGAAAATATAGAGTCAAAGTTTGAATTACAAGAAAAGATTAAAAACTTTATTGTACCAAGGACATTGGAATATGGTGAGTTTTATGCTGTAGTAATGCCATATAAAAAAATATTTTCAGATTTTATGGATGATAAGTTAACAAAGAGAAATATGTATAGTGAAAGTTCTAATACTGATACATTTAATTTATCAGCACATAAATTAAATGAAGGAAAAGACTTTAATACATTTTGTGAAAGTACATATAGTAACTTTGAAAAGTATTTAACAGATGATGATTATAATTCATTTACACCGGATGGTAATAGAAAAAAATATAAAGATGAATTCATGAAAGAACTCAATACAATAACAGAAAATATTGTCGTTTGTAATGATCCAATTCCAATTCCAGTTTTAGAAGAAGGATTTGAATCAATAGAAGAATTCAGAAATAAATATGTGAATGAATCAGGTGATGAGTATGTTTCAGAAGCATTTAAAAGAGGTAAAAATTTAGCTGAGACAAAAGATTTATTCAAAAGGGTTCATCATAGTGATAGTTCTGATGGTATTCAACTTGTAAATGATAAAGGTTCAAAAAGAAACAGGAATGAGTTTGAAAATATAAAAGATTGTTATTTTAAACTTGTGGAACCTACAAAAATGCTTCCTTTAAAAATTATGGAAGAGACAATCGGATATTATCTTATTATGGAAGAAGACGTAACACCTATTTCTAGTATTTTATCATCATCTTTGTATACAGATCGTTTTAATATTAATAGACGAGAAGAGAATATAATTTCAAGTATAGCTTCACGTATAGTTGATAAATTTGACAAGAAATTTTTAACAAAGAATAATAAATTTAAAAAGTTAATAGCAGAAGCTATAGATTATTATAACTTAACAGAAAAAAGAGTTAGATTTCAATTTATTCCAAAAGAATATGTAGTAGAATTTAAAATAAATAAAAACGAACATGGAGATGGTACAAGTATGTTGGAACCATCATTATTCTATGCTAAGTTATATTTAATGCTTTTATTATTTAAAATAATGAGTATTATATTATACAGCAATGATCAAAAAGTAAATTATTTAAGACAGTCTGGATTAGATAAGAACCTGATAAATAAAGTTCAAGAAATTGCTAGGCAAAAACAAAGTCGTAATATTAATTTAATGGACTTATTTTCATATACAACTTTAATAAATAAAATTGGTAATGGTACTGAATTATATATGCCTCTCGGTAAAGGAGGAGAAAGACCAATTGAAACAGAGATTCTTCAAGGTCAAGATGTGCAGCTTAATAATGATTTAATGGAATTACTAAGAAATTCATATATCTTAGGTACAGGTGTTCCTAGTGCAATTATGAATTACTTAAATGAAGCAGATTTTGCAAAATCTATTGAAGTTGCCAATAGTAAAATGAATGGAAGAATTGTAAACTATCAATTAGACTTTAATCCTTCTATCACAGAATTATATAAAAAACTTATGGTATGGAGTACTAATATAGATGAAGATATTATTGACAAATTTGAATTTTCATTAACTCCACCAAAAAGCTCAGTTAATGGTGCAAAACAGGAATTGATAAATAATTTTGAGACAATTTATAATTTCGTTCTTGGATTATATTATTCTGATAGTAATAATGATGATGATGCTAATAAAGAAAAATTATTACTTAAACGAAAATTGGCTGCGAAATTTTTACCAATGTTTAATTATAGTGAAATTGAAGATTTCATTAAAGAAATAAAAGTAGATATGCAAAAAGAAAAACTTGATCCTGCAAATGCTACCGATGATAATGATGATGATTTGAACGATTCAGATTTTCAATAAAAATAAAAGATAGAGTATGTTTTTCATACTCTATCTTTTATTAACCTTTATTAAGTGATATTCTTTATAATATTATATTTCACATAAAAATAATCTAGATTTTCTTTACTTCATTTAATTTATATATTATTTAAATGCAAGTGAATACTTACTAGATTAAAGAAAGGAGATACGTGCAAGATGGGAAAAGAAATAGTTCACGTAGTAAGAAGAAATTGGGACATTGATTTTTATAATGACATTCTGTCTGGTGATGGATTTATTATTACAGAACCAGCGATTGTTTCACTTGATGGCTCGAAAGTAAAATCAATGTATGGAGCCCAGTCACCACTTTATGGTACATCATATGAAGATGACCAAGCATTTATAGAAAGATATAGATGTAAATGTGGTGAATTTAAAGGAAAACTTTTTGAAGGTGAGGTGTGCCCTATATGTCATGAACCAGTTGAATATCGTGGTAATAATGTAAAAGTAACTGGTTGGATTTCATTAGGAAATGATTCTAAATGTATTAATCCGTATTATTATCAATTACTAGTTAAATTGATAGGAAAGAAGGTATTTCCAGATATTATCAATTGTAGACAAAAAGTTGATATTGATGGTAATACTAGTATAGCAGATCCAAATGAAGCAGAAACAACTCCTTCATCTCCTTATATGGGTATAGGTACTGAAAAGTTTATGGAGGACTTTAAAAACATAATTACTTATTTTGCTAATGTTAAGAAAAATAAGGCAAAAGAACTTCTTGAATTATTAGATGAACAGGATAAAGTTTTTACATCGCATATACCTATATATTCAACAATCCTTAGACCACAATCTTTCACATCAGATACATTTTACTTTAATAGTATAGATAGACATATTAATACATTATATAAATTATCTGAAAGTGTTAAAGAGTGTAACCCGATTGAAAAACCATTTATTCTTTATCGTATACAGAAAAGAGTAAATAAGATGTGGGATTATAATTTTGACTTAATTTCACAAAAAGAAGGATTTATTAGAGATAAGATGCTTGGAGGTCCTTGTAATAATACATCAAGAAATGTAATTATTCCAGACCCAAGTTTGAAAGATAATGAGGTTGATTTATCATATCAAACATTTAGAATACTTTTCAAGTATAAGATAATTTATTATCTTATGAAATTAAATGATATGTACTTATCATCAGCATATAATAAATGGAGAGCTTCATTTGAATTTGACCCTCAAGTATATAATGTAATGCAATATATACTTAAAAAAGAATCTCCAAAGATATTAATAAACCGAAATCCAACTTTGAATTATTATTCAATGTTATTAATGAATATTAGAAATGTAAAACGAGATGCAACAGATTATTGTTTATCTGTTCCACTGTCAATATTACCAGGTCTAAATGCGGATGCGATAATATTTATGGATATTATGAATCGAGGTCCGAAGGTAGAGCAATCTATACTTAAGGAATGTGTGAACGCCTAACAAGCGGTGTGAGTTTAAAGACTTGCTAACGGTAGAAGTTAAATAAGGATGGTACCTGACCAGTACTAGGAGCAGTCGCGAATACACTTCGTAAGAGAGCTTACGGTCCAGTAATGGATAGCAAGTAATACCGTGCTAAGCATTTTTACATCAAAACCAAATCCAAATCTAAAATTGACTACAAAAGGAAAAAGAAAGGAGGAACAAAATGTGAAGTTAATAGCATTAAACAAGAAAGCCCAAAAAATGTGGGATATGGGCATCCCGATATCAGGAATTTATCAAATCACTAATTTATTGACAAATGAAATATACATAGGTCAAACGGTTAACTTTAGAAATCGTTTAAGTGATTATAATACTGCCGATAAAGATGAAAATTCAACAAGAATTATTGATATTGCCATTAGAGAATATGGACAAGATAATTTTATTATTGAACTTATTGAACAATGTGATGAAAAAGATTTAAATGAAAGAGAAGAATTCTATATAAGAACTTTTAAATCATATGTAGAAGGTAATGGATATAATTGTCGATTTGGTATTCAAAATAAAGCAGACCCAGTTCAAGTTCGTTTGAATAAGAGTTTATCTCATATGGGACTAAAACAATCAGCTGCTACAAAAAGAAAGAAGTCGAATTATATTATTGCTATAGGAAATGGTAAATTTATTATTTCTGATAGTGGAAAATTATTTGGTGATTATGTTGGTAAAAGCAAAGACTATATTAAAAATTGTCTTAGACAACCATCACGAGTTTGTGATTACAGTCTTTTCTATATGGATTATGAAAAACGTCATGTTATATATGGAAAGATGTTCACAAAAAGGTCTATTAGAAATAAAGATTATATTGATTTGGTCGAATTTTTAGATTGGTGTAAAAATGAAAGTGTAGAGACTATATATTCAAAAATTAACGAATTATATGATGGTATTTATGTATTAAAATACGAAAATACTAATGTTAATGGTGAACTATTTTTAGAGAAAATAGATATTGATTATCTAAAGAATTTACTTGATAGATAAATTAATCTAAAAATAGGTACGGCTTAGTTTGCGGGTTAGGCTGGAAGTGCACATCTCCCCAATATAAATCGTCTATATTGGGGATGAAGAGATAGTCCGATTTTATTATAGTAATATAATAAATATTTTTAAATTAAGTTTATCAATAAAGATAAATAAATAATATTAAAGATATCCCTGTTCGATGGAGACATCCTAAATATTATTGCTATATTTAATAAAGAAGTAATGAAAATATTTAGAAAATTTAATCCTATTGAAAGAATGATTATTTCTAGAGATAGTGGTCTTCTTAATGAATTATTTGCATTAGAAAAAGGTCAATTAATTGATTTATATTACTTTGCAACAATTAATGTAGATGATGATAATGAAGATGAATAAATGAAAATGTTAATATAATATTTATATGTAATAGAATTTTAAAAAATATAATAAAATTCTATTACATATAATATTCTTTAAAAAATAATAATTTTAAAAATATAAGAAAGAAGGTGTTTAAAATAATACTTAAAAAGATAAAAGAAAAAATGAAAATGAGAAGATGGATTAAAAATACGAAAGTGAAAGGAGAGAAATTACCAAAGTATAAAAAAGAATATTATAAATACAAATATGAGCAAATGATGAGAAATAAATAGAAAAGGAGAAAAAGATTATGGAAGATATTACTAAAGTAAATATTATTGTATCTGGTAATAGACGTTTTAAAGAACGAATATATGTATATGAATGTCTAAGAAAAGTAATAGACTGTATAACTAATGGAGACCCTAAGAAATATGATGTTTGTATAATCACAGGTGGTAGTTTAGGAGTTGATACATATGCAGAAGAATATGCTGCATTTGAAAGACTTAAATGTATGAGAGTACCTGCAAAATGGATTAAACAAACACATTCTGCAGTATGGATAAATAATCATAGTGCTGGAGTTGATAGAAATGCTGAGATTATTAGTATCGTAAAAGAAGATGCAAATGCTATAAATCTTCTTGTTGCATTTAAGAATGTTAATTCTGCACCAAATTCAGGGACGAATAATATGATTGAACAGGCAAAGAATAATCATATTAGTTTTATAGAATTTCATCATTCAACACATGATGAAACTACAAATGCTGAATATCATAATTATTTGAATGACTTAAGATATATTGATGTCTTATACAGAAATAATAAATTTATAGCTAAAGAAGGTGCAACGAACTTTGGTTTTAATAGCGAAGATGACGCATATAATAATATCATTAGAAATATACTCAATAGTGATTTGGACGAAAAAATTATCGACGAATATAAAAATTATATAGATGATTTGAGAACTTACACGACACTTATAAGTGATTCACCCGTTAAGGTTTATATATATGATGATAGATTACAAGATATGTGGGCAACATGCGAAGATGAACAGGAGGAATTGCAGTATGAATAATAATATTAATGAATGTTATTATTGCAAACGTAAAGGTGAACTTGTTTTTAGATCCCTTAATAGTAAACCAATGTGTAGTGACTGTATACAAAAATTGCATAAAAAAAATCATATAGAAATTTTGAAGAAGGATGATTTTAAATTAGTTGAAATATCTTTTGAAGTATCGACATATGATTTTAATTTTAGAAAAGTAACTACAAATATTGGATTTTTAATACGTGATAAATACTTTGTTCCTAGACCAGTAATTGAATCTTTAATAAAAGCATTTCCAACAATGATTTTTCATAATTCTATTGAAGATACTAAATGTGGATTTCATGAATGTGATGTTTATGATATAAATACATTTAATGATAAATCTTATACCGTTTTAAGAGAATTAAACGATTTTAAAGTAGATGAATATCCAGTAACCGGTATTTATTATTTAGTATATTAAAAGGAGGATTATTTATTATGAACGAGAAAGAAATTATTGCAGAATATGTTAAAATCGGTGATAAAGAATTTTTAAAATCCGATGTATCACCAAGCACATATTTTGAATATGTAAAAGATATGAAAAAGAATATTAAGGATGAAAACTTAAACGTTGTTATTGACAACTGTTTAACCCTATTCAACAAAGCTGTTTTAACAGGTCAAGAAGCTATGGCTGAAAGATTATTTGAAAAATACAGTTTAATGATGAGAGAATTGGAAGCATCTAAATATGGATTTGATATAGTTGTATATAAATCAGATATTGAAAAATATATAAAAGATGTTTCACATCATACTGTAAAAATAATAGAATTATCTAAATATAAAAGAGAGATTGATGATTCTGTTATAGAAAAATTGCTAATAGCAAAAGAAAATAAATTATTCGATCAGTATTATGTGGTATTTACTAAATATAAAAAAATTGCTAAAGAAAGAAGGGAAAAAGATCCAATATTATTTGGAACATTTTTAAGTTCAGATTCTTATAAAATACCTGAAGAGAGATTTTTCTATATTGGTGACTGGATTGATGAGTATTGCGAACTAACATTAGATGAAATGGTAAAAGAATATAATGCTAATGTTACTGATAGCGAATTAACTCATAAGATAGAAATGCCAAAATCATTAGATGATGTCAGAGAGTATTTCAAAACAATTGAAAAACCTGAAAAGGACTGATGAAATATGATACCTGGAGATATTGGTTTAACAGAAAATTTAGATTTCCGTAATATACGGAAATCTAAAGAAAACTCAAATAACAAAATACCGTGGCAAATTCCAACAAACCAAAATAATTATTATGATAATTTTATACAACTAGATAGACGTAATTTGCATCCTACTAGCTTATATAATAGTATGCAGATGAACATTTTTAATGAATTGAATAGTTATTTAGTTTCAAATTATTCATCAATAAATTATAATATCAGTAGTACTGCAGAATATACTGATTTTAAATATAATATTATATATGATTTGAATAATGAATATAATGTTGATGATTATTCTAGTGTATTTAAATCTAAACCAAGATTTACCGTAGAAAAAAGAATTCCTTGGGATGATTTTAGGTATAGTTCATTTATAGACGATTTATACAAATGGCACAAATCAGACCAGAAAGAATTCTGGGAAATCCCAAAGATCATTTTGAAGAACCTGATGATTCTTACTACGTTTTTCTAAAGATTCAAGATAAGAGAAATAATATTAAACAAGGCGATGAACTTAGTATTATGAAAAATAACATATCATATTTAAAAGATATGAATAGAGATTTACTTGAATCATATATAGCAGCTTTAAATGATAATATATATATGTCATATTTATTGAATATGGGTCATATAAGAATTAATGATATAGAATAGAGAGGAAAAATATTATGATGGAAAAAATTAATAAAGAATATAAGAACAAATCTAAGGAGGAATTAATAAATATTATAAATGGTTTAAGAGTTATAGAATGTGAAGATAGATGCTTTGCAAACTCTTGTGAACGAGGTAATTATATTAAAGATATTACGGAATTATTTAAATATATTGACGAAATTAATTCTAAATTGGAAATTGATGTTATTGACATCAGAAAACTTGAAGAGATTAATAATAAAGCTAAAGAAAGTCTTGATTACATTTTCTCAGGTTTATCAAAAATGAATCGTCCAACGCGTGCAATAAAATAAGAAAAATGAGGTAATATTATGGACACCGAAAAAAACAAAGAGGATAAAATTACAGTTGATTATGTTTTAGATAAGATGTGTAATGATTGTTATATTAAGGAAACATTAAAAACAATTGGATCAATGTATACTACATTAGATTATGCACATTCATATATACATTTTTCAGATGTTCTGATTTATGGATATAAAACATTTTGTAAAATTAAAGAAGCTGAACCTGATACCGATTTGGATTCACAAAAATTAGCAATTATTTTAGCATATCATGATTTGGGAAGAATAATGGGTATTAAAAACCATGCTGAAAATTCTGCAGTAATGTTAGAACATAATTCAATTATAGTACATCCAAAAAATTATGATTATTTTACTATTGCAATGATGCAAGAAGTAATTATTGAACATAATAAAGATAGTGTATCGTCACTATATTCTGCAATATTAAAGGATAGTGATAAATCATATAGATTGGATATTAATAAATATATAGGAAGAATATATTATTCAAGAGACTACTATTTTAAAGGTAAAGACTATAATGAGATTATTCCATTAATTGTCAATAAAATCAAAAATAGTCATTACGATGCAAAAGTAGTATATAATCATAATGAATTTGAAAAAGCAAATAGCATATGCGAAAATATAACTATTGAAGAAGTTGAAAAAATACTTGAATATAATCATTTCTTCAACTTGTAAAGAATAAAGGAGGAAAACCAATGAAAAATAATTTAAATGACGAAATATATGAAAAATCAGTATCTAAGATATTTGAGATAATATCAATATATTTAAAATATAATGAGGAGCAGCAAAGAAACTTTAGATACTTACTTGAAAACAAAGATGAATATGATTTATTAGTATTCAGAGATGTTGCATATAAAAACAATTTATTGATGTTTAAAGGTAATTTAGATGGTAATAAAGTGTATATAAAATTCACTAGTTTATCATCTAAAAAATTTATAAGTAACAAAAATAAGAAGTATCATATTTATGCAATGATAAATGGTATTAATATAATAATACCTGTAAGTTCAAAAGATTATTTCTATGTTACAAAATATGCAGAAAATCTTGGAAATATGATTAATTCAGATAATGTAATAGTTACTGGCATTAAAGAAATTATTTCAAATGATGACAATGATGATATAATATACAATTAGTGAAGGAGAAACACATATGAATAAAATTGAAATACCTTTTTCACATAGATTGTTTAATGGTCTTCCCAAAAATACTACTTGGGAAGACCAAGAAAAAAATCTTATTGAAAAAATAAATAAAAAGATTAAGTTGTACAAAGAAAAATATAACTATGATATTATATCAAATATTATAAATGATAATAAATATTTTATGGATATTGATTCATATATCTTTTTAAAAGACAATATTAATCGTTTGATAATGTATGAAGATATTGATGATTTATCATTTGTATTAGGTTTTGATATGAGACTGGAAAAGATTAAAATGATATATCCACACATGATTTATGATGAATCATTTTATGAAGGATATGATCCTTCTGAATTTATGAAACTAAATGATTATAATAAATTATTATGGATGTATAATAATTTGGAATTTATTCCAATTACAGTATATGATGAAAATTTTAATGATAATTTATCACATAAGTTTTCACATATAAAAAATAATGAAGGCACATATGAAAAAATAAAAGATTTCGTTGATAATTCAGAATATTATTTTAATAATAATGCATTTTATTATATAATACGAAATTATAAAAATAATTCATATATTTTAAAAAGAGATACAAACTTATCACCATATAATAATAAATAGAAAAGGAGAAAAATATTATGATAAATATTATTGACGCAAAAGAACTTGAATTAGAAAAACTCGTAAATGAATTAGAAGGTTATGAAGCATATTATGAAAATACACAGGTGCTTTTAATACCTCTTACCAAATCAGATAGAAGAGGATTTAGTATAAAGAAAATAAATGCTGAATTCAATGATATGATGAATAAATTACAGATTGAAGCAGATTACTATGTAAGCAGATTCAAATATAAAGATTCATCAAAAAGATTAAAAAATAGAACTGAAGAAAAAATAAAAAATATTTTAATGGTATATAATAAGAAATCAGATTTAGAGAAAATAATTGGTGATCCAACTCATGACGATGTTTTTGATGAGTTAATGGGATTATTCAATTTAGTATTAAGAAATAAAAATATGTTTAGATGTCTTAATATTTCAGATTTTATAAAGCATAATAATGCATTGTCTGATGTAGTTTTTGAATCACCTAGAAAATATGAGGTGATTGAAGATAAAGAAGATGATGATGAATTTCCGGAAGTAGGTAGTATAGAATCTGTAAATCAGATGCATGATGAAAATGATGGTATATCTGATGATATAACATATGCAGAAATTCGTCATATTAAATGCAGATTGTTAGACTTTTCAGATGAATTATATAATGAATGTCTACAAAATATAAAAAATGGTAAACGTATATTTATAATAGAATATACATCAAATAAACATATTGGAATGCTTAAAGAAATATCTGATTCTAATAAATCTGAAATCTTTAAGAATGATGAATTGGATAAGATTGTTATTCCAGTAAATGATGAAGATTGTATTAAATTATTATATGATTCTAAAACAAAGAAATATAAAGATGCTATAGCAATCAGCTCTAGAAATTTTAAAATTATTGAAAAAGAAGGAAACGAATAAATGGAACAATATGTAATGCCTAAGAATCAACTTGTTAGAGATAACATAGTTGAAGAATGTGAAAAATTAGGATATGATATAGGATATGCAGTTTCTAAAGTCAAATCTAAAAAAGAAACAGGTGAATATCAATGGAGGCATAAATTAAATGCCTCTATAAAGTTTAATATAAACCAAGCACTTGTTGGCGAAGTTGTTGATACCGATAAATTAGTTGATGCGTTACAATTAATATTTGAAAGATTATATCTAGATGGTGAAACAGCAAGTGAAATATTAGGGAAGATTGACGAGAGAAGGAAATATCTTGGTTCATATTCTAAAAGACTTATGACGACTGAAGATGTGTTATTACCTGAGAAAATTCACACCTTTAATCGGAAAGGTCATTATATAAATAAATATAGATTTAGAGATAACAGTTTTGATTCATTTCTAAAATAAAAATGGAGTGCAACGAATATGAAGTATAAAAAATCTGAAGAATATAATAAATATCAATCAGATATTCATAAATCAACATCTAATTTATATAAACTTGCAACTACAATAGAATATTCTTCATCAAGTAAAAAAGATGAAATGTTAGATAATCTCATTAAAAAGACATATGATAAATTAATAGATATATTTATAGATACACCGATATATAGTGATTTAAAATATATGTATGAAAATAATACAATTAATAAAAATTATCTTGATATTTTAAAGAGAATATCTAAATATTATGATAATGAAACTTCTCATCTTCAGCGAAGTAATAATATTCATAATGAAATTGATATTCTAAAGAGAAAGAAAGATTATATAAATATACGAGAATATTGTAAGATATTATATGAGCAAGAACTAATTCTATATTCAGAATTAGAACTTGAATAATTACAAAAGATGGATAAGTTATTTTAATTTATCCATCTTTTTTTTCTTTATTATTTTAACTATACTTTAAAATAATAAAGAAAGGTGGTAATTATTATGTCACTTAATATTAGTACAAGACTTACTAAAGTCAACTATACACCAATGACAAATAAAAAGAATGAATATATTGTAATTCATTATACAGCAAACAGAACAGATACAGCTATTAATAATTGTAAATATTTTGAAAATGTTAATAGAAACGCATCTGCCAATTGGTTTGTTGATGGAACTGGTGCTGTTCAATGTGTAAAAGATACAGACCGTGCTGGACATTGTGGTGTAGATTATTCACATGGTACTGCTCCTTTATGGGGTAAATGTACAAATAATAATTCTATTGGTATTGAAATGTGTGGAACAAATGGTGCTGTTTCTGAAGCAACATTCAAAAATACTGTAGAGCTTACAAAAATCTTAATGGCAAAGTATAATATTCCAGCAGGCAATGTTGTTAGACATTATGATGTTTGCGGAAAGATTTGTCCAGGATGGACAGGTTGGGGTGCTAATAATAGCAATAACTCAATTTGGTTAAGATTCAAATCGGAGATCTCTTCAAATAAAGCAACTAATACACAAACAACATCACATGCTCATAAGGTTGGTGAACGTGTAACAGTTTCAACACATTATAAAGGACCTACAGATCCAAATTCATCTGCTATGGGATGCAGTCCTTGGATTAATGCTATTATTGATAAAATAGTTGAAGGTAAGAATCCATATCATTTACAAGGATATAACACATATTGTAATGATGGAGATATTCGTGGTAATTGGACACCATCTTCATCAAGTAATAAATCAAATGGTGTGCCTAATGTAATATATCGTGTTAGAAATGCTAATACTAAGAAATGGTATTCAGAAGTAACTAATTATAACGATGTAAACGCAAATGGATTTGCAGGTTCAAGAAATATACCAATCGATGAATTACAGATGCATTTATCTTCAGGTCATATCCAGTATCAAGTTCATACTATAGGTGGATCTTGGTTACCTTGGGTTACTGATTTAAATGATTATGCTGGAATTTCTGGTAGAAAGATAGATGGTATTAAATGTAGACTTGTTAATATGCCAGGATATCATGTAAAATATAGTGCATCATTAGTAGGTTCCGACAAGTATTTAGGATGGGTCGTTGATGATAGTGATTATGCTGGTATATATGGAAGAGCCATTGATACATTTAAAGCATTTATTTATAAAGATTAATAATTAAGAAAATATAGTATAGACTATAATAAGTCTATACTATATTTTTACCCTAAAAATGATATTAAATAGTAATAATAATTATATAATATTTTGGTGAATAAAATAAAAAATATATTAGTATTTATTCTGTCCAGCTCATGACAATAAACCGAGAATAAGAAAAAAATTACTGGTTTCGTAATTTCCAAAAAATAAAATTACGTCAACTAATTTCCATATGATTAGTTGGGAAAGGAGTTAATATGGGAAATAAATTAGAAAGAGGATTAGAAATCCTCGCAAAAGGCACCACAGCATTAGGAGTAGGCTTGGTGATATTTGAAGCAACTGCAGGTGGTGCAGCAGCTGCTGAAGAAGATATCAAAAGAGTAGGAAAGAGTATAAAGAACAAAGTCTCTCCTGAACCTGAACCACCAAAACATTGGTGGAATAAGAAAAAGAAAGGGGGTAAATAATTATGAGAATACTTATAAGCAAAATTGAAATCCGACACATCATTGTCGGTGTCGTTGCAGGAGTTACAGCAGGAGTCGAAACATACAGGTTTCTTGATAGACCTGTAAAAAAAATAAAAAAGAAAATCACTACTGCAGCAGTGAAAGAAAAAGTTATGGAAGAATTGGAGGACTTCGAAGAAGAGGAATCAGATGAATAATCTGATTCTTTCATAACTTAATTAAAAAGAACGAATATAAAATTTCTATATTCGTTCTTTTTTATTTAATTTACTTAAAAACAAATAGTTAAATCGAATAAAATAAATACGAAAGGAGAACTAAAAGTATGGCAGATGTAAAACATATTATGGTTCCAGTATCTAGAGCTGAAGCTCAAAACGGTATGAATTTAGGTTATAAGTTTGCAATGGAAAATCAAGACAGATGGATTGAATTAGACTATACATTTACAACAGACTTTGCAACTGGATTTGATAAAGGAACAACTTCTATAGTATTAAAAGGAAAAGTTTATGCACTTCATAAAGATTATTTGGATCCAGATAATAATCGTAGAATATATATCGTGAAAGAACTTGATTTATCATCTGATAGATATATTGCTCCATCAGAAGAGACTACAAATTCAACAGAAGAGACTGCAAAAGATACTACAGAGTAGTAAAGAAGAGAACTAGGGATTAACCTAGTTCTCTTCTTTAACGAATACTATCATATCCATAATATATATATAAAAAGGAAAAAGAAAAAAGATTTTTAAGCGAATAAACAAATTGAACGCACTACAAACTTTTTAAACGATCTTGTAAAAGACCTGCTTAAACGAGTAACAGATCTTCTTATACATCCAGTGTATGTAGAACGTATTTCATTTTCTTCACTTAATCTTATGTTCTTAAAAATCCTTTCTGATTCGATTTTTAATCTATCCATTTCATGTATTGCATCAAGTAATGTTTTTTCAATAGATATGGTTCCGTTAAGATTTTCTTCTACATATGTGATTGCATCGTTAATATTCTTTGTTACTTTTGTATTAAGAATAATATCTAAATCATTTTCACGTTCTTCCATTTTACGTTCAAATTTATACATTTCATTTTCAATATCACCTTTAGAAGTGTATCTTTTTCTTAATAATGACGATAATTCTTTTACACTACTCATAACCATTTTGTTATATTCTTTAGCATATTTTTCATAATCAAATATTAATACTTGTGTTTTTCCTAAGTCTTTTTGCTCTTGTAATTCTTTTTTTAATTGTTTTAATTTAGTAAATGTTTCTCTTCTACGTGCAAGTGAAATGATATCACTTTTTATATGCTTAGTAAATGCTTTTAAATCATTTATTACTTTCTGTATATATTCACTAATTGCTTTACCAATATCGTAAATAGAAGTTTCAGTAAAGACTGCATTATTTGTATATAGTGAAGAAATAAATTTATTTTCTGTAATGAAGAATAAATCATTTACAGTATTTTCATTAAAAAATTTCATTCTTTAATACTTCCTTTCTATTACATTCTAAATAACTCTTCAACAGGAGATTTTGTTTCTGGTTTATTTTCTCTTTCTCTATTAATACTTGCTGTAATCATAGTATCAATATCTTCAAATGTTACTGCAGTAAATGTATTTGTAAACTGACAAATCTGTCGGATGCTAGCCATTACATAATCATATTCAGATACTTTTGAACCTGGCATACCTATTACTTTAGCAAATTTACGTGTAACATCATTTTTATCTCTATATGAAATTCCCAAAATCATTTCATGTACGACTGAAGGAACACCAAAGTTTACTTCTGCTATTTCCATATTCTTTAACCACATTTCTATAGATTTAGAATAAGGTATAGATGTAGGTAGTTTACCTTTTGTAACTAATCTTAAGAAAATTTCTGCATTTAAAATATCTATAATTAGTGAATTAGCAAACACAGGATTACCATTAAAGTATTTATATACATAACAAGGTGTATTAGGAGAACCAGGTAAATTAATGTTTCGTTCTTCGGATTCATATCTATATATATCAATCCATGAAGGAAGTTCCAACGTATCAATATATGAAAGTTTTCCATCATTAAAAATACCGACATTAAAAATACCTATAGTATGAATGGTTTTACCATAATCTTCAGAAAACTTATTTGAATCATCAAAATAATTTTTAGGTATATAAAACTCACAATATTTATCTGTGAGAATTATATCATTTTTTTCTGATTTAAATATATCTTTTTTATTAATCATTAATAAACGTTTTGGATCAAATGATGTAGTTCTAATTACGTTATCATGGAATTTTTTCATATTTAAGTTAGTAAGTGTTGTTGCAATCTTAGAAGCATCAAGACCGATAAACTTATTTGGATATTTTCCAACACACTTTCTACATAATTTATCACCACAGCAATACATTGGAGAATATACATCAATATCTTTTCCAACATATTCATTTATATTTTCTGGTGTTAATAATTTAATATTATTTCCTTCTTTGATATTTCGATAAGTAAAATGAGATATCAATTTTTTCGTTAAATGAATATGAAGTGTTTTATTAGTTCCGCAATCAGAACCCTCTTCATCAACAACTTCTGTCTGCATACCAGCAAGTAATTGCTTTGCTAAATATCCACTATCAGCGGTTCCACAAGCTTTAGAATATGCACCTTGAACAATTGTATCAGACGACATTGGTATTTCACTTTTTTCCATACCATCATTTAATGCAGATTTAACAATTTCATATTTTCCGGTTACTGAATTAAGAACGGCTCCTCTCATTAATAACATATTTTTCATATTATTACCGACGGAACCTCTTGCACCTGAAATATATAAATCCAATCCAGGATCGTCTTTTAGTAATTCTTTAGTTTTAGCAACTAATTCGTTTTCTATCATTTCTGCAACTTTATAATCTCCATTTTCAAGTTCAGTATGATATTTTTTAAATAATTCATCTTTTAATTTTTTTACTTCAGGATGAATTTTTGTTACTTTTTCGGTAAATGATGTTGTAATTACTGAATGTAATTGTAAACCTAACCAGTCTCTAGTATCAATATATTTATACATATTATCAACAGAATATTTACCTTCTCTGCAAGCGGTAGATATCTTTGACTCAATAGCTTTAAATTTATCTTCTGTTAAGTTTTCATTAACATATCCAATTATATCAGATAAGTCACATCCTTCTATAAGTATTTTAGTAAATATAAATCTACCTAAAGTTGTTTCAATTCTTGATTTATTGATATAATCTTTAGATTCTAAAATCATCTTATCAGTTGGTGAATATTTAGATTTTATAACATTAACCTTATCATTTGTTTTATCGCCAAAGATATCAACAAGTTTATCAAATGTTAAATCTTCGGGTTTCATATTTAAAAACTTCTCTACATCTGCTCGTAATAATGTTTTTGAATTTTGTAGTGGATCTTTTGTCATTGTATAGAACGTCTGAATTGCTTCAGCACCAATTACTCTTATATTTTTACCTTGAGGAGTTATAAAATACGATACATTATTCATAACTTTTTCACATTCATTATTTGCTTCTTGTGACCAAATTATCTTAGATGTTATTTGGTCACCATCATAATCACCAACAAGTCCTTCAAGATAAGCATTTGAAAATTGCATACTATCAATAAATCTAGTTGCAATTTTTTCAGGCTCACATCCAATTTCAACATGAGGATATTCTTTATATAAAGTTTCATTAATTTTTACAACGTCAGTTTTTAATGTCGAAATTAAATGTATTCTAGCAATAAATACACCATATAAATCAGTTACAGGATAACGTGTAACCAATACGTGTTTATCCTTTACAATATCAGAAGCACAAATATAAAGTAAATCTGTTACTGTTAAATATCTATTTGAAATGCTTGAATGTTCAGCAGGAACACCGGGAGTTAAATATTTACCAGTGAATGTTAAATAATATTGCTTATCACTTTCTGTTGGTAATTTAATTGGTTCAAATCTATATTCAGGATCATCAATATATCTATCAACCATATTTTTGATAAATTTTTCATTAAAATATGATTCTGGATTTTTTATCGGTATACTATCAACTATACGTTTTGTTTGTCTATCATAAACAGGAATACCTGTTTTATAATCATTAAAATTATTATCAAAAAATGTTCTAAGCCATTGTACAACATATGGATAGCATAATGATAAAGCTTGTGGTAGAGGTACACCAGCATACCTCATAGATACATTCATATCGCTAGGTCTATTAGAATGAAATATTGGAGAAGTAATAACAGTTCTAGTACAATAATCAACATTTTTACCTAATAAGAATTTTCTTATTAATCCATTTTTACCATCTAACTTATCTTTAAAATAATCATATATATCAACCATAATATTTTGCATATTATAGACAGTTGAATACATACTAAAATCAAACATATCACTTTCTTTTAACATTTTTGCCATACGAATCAGATTTGAATACATTGGATTTAACTTATCAGTTTCTCCGCCACCTTTTTGATTCTGCATAATATCACGATAAAAAGCAGGAATAACTATTTGATATTCAGTAAAAACTTCATTCTTTTTTGATTTTGTTAATAAATCAATACGTTCATTTCTTATACTTGCAGGATCTAATGAACGTTCCCAATTTATACGTTCCCAATTCTTATATAGGAAATTTATTCCAGTTTCTCCATTATCATCTTTAATAAGAGTACCATCTTGATTTATTATATAATATTCTGCACCATTTATAACTCTTTCAACATTTCTCCATAAACGTTTAAAAGCTTTATATACGTGAGGATTAAAAAAATGACCATTTAATTTTATATATGCAAATGTTTCTTTTCTTGAACGAACACTTACACCAAATATATCATTTGATATTAAACCTTTAGGATCAGGTACATCTCCTCGTTGAAAAAGTACGGGAGATGATACCTCTTTTAGATTATTTAAATCTATAAAGAGCTTAGTATCAAAAATTTCTATTTTCATTTTATCACCTTCCTTTAGCATTTAAGGTATTGTTTTCTATACTAAAAATAGATGAATATTTATATATTATATTTTTGATATTAGATGTACTTAATAAAAAAAAGTATTTCTAATAAAATATATATTAAAATCAAAAAGGAGGTAAAAATATTATGAAAACATATGCAGCAGGGTTGTATATTTATCCGACTCAATTTGGTAAAAATAGCAGATTAAATACTCTTACAAAAATAATTACAGATTTTAGTCAAAGCCCAAAATCTGCAAATCAGAATATTGTATATATCACATATGAAAATACGACTGATGAAGTAAGTAATAGGATTGAAGATACTGTATCAAATTTATCAATTTCAGATGATCTAAATTTAATGGTTTTAAATGCCAATCATGGATCATTTGAATCATTAGATGCTAATGATTTATATTTAATAATTAAAGATTTAGCTGTTAAAGATAAAAAAGTTGATATGATGATTATTGATGTCTTTAGTATGCTAGAAACAATATATGACAAAGATATTTCAAATTTAATTAAAGAGATTGCAGAAGTAGCATGTACTGTAAACATACCAATAGTATCAACAGTTCAGATATCCAAAGATGGAAAATCTAATATATCTGGTATATATCATGTTGAAACAAAAATAATTAAAGAAGATATAGAAAATATTGATATATAATCTTCTTGTATAAGATAATAAATAGTCCAGCTCATGACATTAAACCGAGCAATAAGAAAGGAGTTCATATGAATAAAACATTTTTAGCAGTAGGATTAGGCGGAACAATAGCAGCATTTGTTGCTGGAAAGTACACTGGTTATAATAAAGGTGTAACTGAAACAGCAAATGAATATAGTGATATATTTCAGAGCCTTGATAATGAGGTTACGCTAATTCGTAACGCTTATGAAGAAGTTCGAGCTGATCAAGATAGGATGAGGGAAGAACTTAAAAATAGTTATGAAAATATCAAAACATTAAGAAATACTAAATCTTAATACATAAAAATACCACACATACTAAATTAGTATGTGTGGTATTTTTTTATTTATTCATCATATATTATAGTTAATTTCATTTTATTTTTTTCTATTTCACAATGTACTATATAATCAGATTCATTCAAATCTGATTCTATTATAGTAGTATCAATATTTTTATTAAATGTAACTTCAGTATCTAATGTATTTTGATCACTAAAATTATATTTCATATTAATTATATCATCGCTATAAGGTTTAATTAACCAATAAAATTTGATGAATTTTTTATATTTATTTAAAATTATTTCTTTTAGTATATCTAATTTATTATCTGATAAATTAGATATATATGTGTTTAAAGATGCTTTCATCAACGTATTTTCCCTTTCATATTTAAAATTTCGTGATTTAAATATTCTAAGGTGCTAATATACGATTACGTATATTTTCGCTTTCATGCTCTTTTTCCATAGCCTCAAGTTCTTTACTTTCTTTTATCAATTTCTCTTGTCTAGACTCTTTTAATTCATATAAACGTTTATATGGAAGTCTATACAATATATCATCAAGTGATAATTCACCTTTAAACAAAGATAATATATCGTCTAGAAATCTAGAAAATTGTCTAGCGTTATCGGAGTATTCAACATACGTTGATGGGTGAGAAAAACCAGTTCATCAGGAGTCATTGGAATTGACTTTGTTTGAGCTCCACAATGAGGGCACTTAATATCTCTTATATTAAATTCAATTTCATATCTTTCAAGGAACTGACCATGAATATTATAGATAACTTGCATATCTTGTGGCGGAATTTGTCTAGCCATAATTTCAATAATATCTTTTGCATCAGTAAATTTAATATACTTACCATCTTTTTGTGGAATACGAATTCCTCTAACAGTAGTTACAAGTGTAATAAGAATATTTCTAATATCATCATCACCCATATTAGCTTCTCTATATTCATTAAGAACTGAAATCAATCCATATAAATAATCATAGCAAGATGCGAGACCAAAATCGATTACATATCCACAATGTGGTAATTTTATACTCTTTGTTCTTCTTACTAATGATGAATTGTGTAAATTAACATATTCTTCTGGTGGGCAAGTTGTTATTTGTTTAACAGCTTCAAGATATTTATTGGAAGCACTATTAAAGTCAATAAGACTTCTTATATTATATTTATAATTAAACTGCTTTCCACAAGTTTCATTATTACATTTTAATCCAACTGTATCTGTTTCTGGTTGTGTTGAAATCAGTAAACCAAATGTAGCAAGTGGTAAATCAATAAACGCAAAATTCTTAAGGAATTCTGTAAATGAAGCAAATTTACCACAAGAAATATTAATCATATTATTATAGATAACTGTGAGTTTCTTATACATTTTATCAAAGTCTAATGCATCTTCAGAATCATCACTAACATCAAGAGTAATATCAGCAAAATCACCATATGATAATCCTGTCATATCAGCTTTGAATCCTGAACCTGGAAATACCATAGGAGTTTTAGATACAGATAACTGATATTTATCAATATTATCTAAGAATGAATCTCCATCTTCAGTTCTATCATATACAATAGTCTCTAATTCTTTACTTTCAACTTCTACAATATGAATTTCTTCTGATTTTTCAATATATTTATTTTCTTCATCATCAAACGTTATGTTGTTTCCTAATCCAGTTTTATCAATAATGATTTTAACAATTTCTCGTTTTTCATCATCTTCATCTGAATCAGAATCTTCGTTTTCTGTAGATTTATTAACTATATTAGGATTAATAGCTTCAACTTTTTCGCCACTATTAACCTTTTCAAGTTCCTCTTTTGTATATGGAACAACATACTTTCCTTCATATCCTTCTGGAAAACTATATGTACCATCTGGATTTTTAATAAGTTTTGATAATTCATCCATCATTTCAGCATCTTCAATTTGATGGGTTGGCTTTACAACTATATGAACATGTTTTGCACGTTCAGACAAATCTTTAAGTTCATTATTTTTTTCATTGAACTCTGCTTCACGTTCTTCGTTAAATACAGCATTCTTAAAAACTTTAGGACCTGCATCTTTAATAATTTCATCTGTATTACCAACTTCTCCTAAAATTTTAGGAGATTCTTTTGCTGCTTTATCAAGAGGTGATAAAGTTTCTTCTGAAGTATTAGTATTTACATCTGACATAAATGATGTTAAATCAATTGAATTATCAGTACTTACAACTGGTGATTCTGTATCAACAGTATTTTGTTCATTTTTTGTAATATTATTATCTGTCATATTTTTTCCTGTTATAATTTAATATAACTTTTCCTTTCTATATATTTCGTTATAAATTAGTAATTGATATTATAAATTTAAATTGTCTGCAAATCTCTGAGCCATTATTTTATAATTATAAGCTACAGAACCATTAGCGTTTGTTGTAACACCAATGATTAATTGATTTTGATCTTTTCTATAATTTATAGGTATTTGGATTAATAATAACGGTTTATCATCTGATACTTCTTTATACACTGCTATTCCATTACTATCAATAGTTGACGATAATAATGTACATTGATATATCAATGATGCTCGAATACTATTAACATCAATTTCATCATAAAAAGAATATAAATATTGTTGAATATTCATACCTAATTGCGGGATTGATGGATGGCATCCAGGTTTACCAAAAAGAATCAAAAGTACAGCAACAGCAATTGCATCATAATCTTTTATTATTTTTGGTTCATTAAAATCATTAACACCAAACATTGGTTCGTTAAATGATTTCATTCGTTAATCACCTACCTTTTAAGTATTTTTACCTTAATCATATGTGTTTAATATAAAAATAAATTATAAAGCATATAAAAACAATAAAATAAAAGTTTTCAAAAGAAAGAGGTGACAAATAAAATGGGAAAACGAAGAATTAATTGTAAATATTGTGATAAATTTTATTATGATATAGATGATTATGCTTCTCATATGGAAAGCAAACATAAAGATATGATGATTCCAAATATGACTGCACGACAATTTATATTTTATTTAAATACAGGTAAAAAACACGGTAATTGTGTTATATGTGGTAAACCAACAACTTGGAATACATCTACAAATAAATATAATAGATTTTGCGGTTCACCCGAATGTAAAAAAAAATATGCTGAAACTTTTAAGAAAAGAATGGTTGGAAAATATGGGCAAACGACATTACTTAATGATCCAGAACAACAAAGAATTATGTTAGCTAAAAGAAAAATAAGTGGCACATACTTATGGAGTGATAGAGTTCATGAATTTAGCTATACTGGCTCATACGAAAAAAGTTTTTTAGAATTTCTTGATAATGTAATGGATATGGATCCTGAAGATATATTTACTCCATCACCCCATACGTATTATTATATATATGAAAATAAAAAACATTTTTATTTTCCTGATGTATATATTCCATCACTTAATTTAGAAATAGAGATTAAAGATGGTGGAGATAATCCGAATAATCATCCAAAAATTCAAGCAGTTGATAAAATGAAAGAAAAGTTAAAAGATGATGTAATGAAATCTAATTCAAATACATTTAATTACTTGAAAATTACTAATAAAAATCATTATTTATTCTTTAAATATTTAGAAGAAGCAAAGAAACAAGATATTGATAATAATGGCAAACCGAATAAAATTGTAATGCTATAAGAAAGGTAGGTTTAGAATGAATGAATAATAATTTTAGTGAAATAATAAAAACTCATACAAACGATTTATTACCTTTATTAAATCATTATGAATGTTTACCAAATTCATTAAAAGTTGCTATTAAATTAAATATGGATTTTATAATTGAAAATATTTTTAATATCAATGGCACTAAATTATATTACAATAATAATTGTGGTATAAATTTTGATAAATATATAAATGGATTCAATAAAAGAAGAATAGAATGTATATCATCATTGGATAATATAAATATTAGAAAGAAATATAGTATATATATTGATTCATTAAATAGTATATCTAATACTAAAACCGGTGTACATGATAATATATTATTGCCTTGTATTAGAAAAATATTATTGACAACAGCATATACATATGAACAATTAGTAGATTTGTTTACATATGCTGATATGACAATTACATCAATATCAGATAGAATAAAAAATGATAATTCATTTTATTATAGTACATTGAGTTCATTTTTATTATTTGAAATTCTTCCATTTAAATCAAATGGAGTTGAAGCATATAATGATTTTATATTAGATAAAAAAACTGATAATGAAAACAAATCTCATTATTCATTCCATTGCATTATATTAGATATGATTAGATATATTATGGAAAATAAAATAGTAATAGAGATTGATAAATCAATAGATATATTAGCATCATTGGTGTATATTTTATATCAGGAAATGAATATACATTCTGATCCAGAATTAATATTTTTAATATTTGAAAATAAATACGGTGAAGGAGTTACTGAATTAATACGTGCAAAATATATGGACCTTATCAATAAGAAAATTGATTTTATAGAAATATTAGATATATTTAAATCTATAAAATCAGATAACTTTGAAAAGTTTACTAAATATATGATTAATCATAAAGATAATACAATTAATTCAGGCTATAATGAAGAATCGAAAACAAATGTAATAGATTATAACCATACTATATTATATGGTAATATGAAATTAAGTAAAGATGAATCTTTTGATATAATAAAAGCATTTAATCAATATACATCTGATTATATCAAAAAATATATTAAAAAAGATGTAAATCTATCGTTTACATTATCAGATAATAATATTACATTTATCACATATGAATTAAAATTACCAAATTTGCTATTAATAACAAATGATGGAAATAACAGATATTTTGTGAAATATGACGATGAAATATTTATGTTATTCCAGTTAGAAGGATTCATTGATGCTATAGGTATTTCAATTAATACTAACGAAGATGAATCATCTCATTTCATAATAATCCAAAAAGATAGAAATTTGGGATTTAGATTATATACTGATTTTGAAGAAATTGAAGCTGACCTTGAATTATAATATAGGAGTACACATATGTACAATATAAAATGTGATGAATATCTATCAAATATATACAGTGAACCAAAATTCGATTCATTCATTATTGGTTTTATGGATATAGGGGAAAGAGATCATGTTATAAAAATCGAGAATGGGTTTTTATATCTTGAAAATAAAAAAGGTTGGATACACTATATAGGTGTAAGTAGAGAATATTAGGAATTGACCTAATATTCTCTACTTTTTAACCCTGATAATTTACAGGATAAAATACGTGTATATCTTCGATTCTCTCAGGAATCTTTTGTTGAAATGCTCTCTTTTTACTATCTAAAAGACGTTTTCTTATTGATAATAAAGAAGATAATGATTGAGGTACTTGATATTTTTTAGATAATTTCTTATCTTTTAAAATTGTAATATAATAATCACATAAATCAAGCTTACTATTAATATATGATAATATTAGCATTCTATCATCATTATTCTTCATATCTAAAATTTGTACATCAATATAATCTAATTCTGTACGAGTAATTTCTTTTAGTTTCTTATTTCTGAATCCAAATGCTTCACAAACATAATCTTCTATTGCTTTATTTACAGATTCACAAGTCATATTTATTTTTTTATTCACTGATAGCATTGAATCTGCAGCAACATCATACAAAGAACTTTCTAATGCATTTAAATTATATTTAAGTTTTGTACCATTAGGTAATCTATTTATTAATCTTTTAAATTTCATTCTATTAAGTTGTGTTCTTCTGGTTTGCAAATCTGATATTGTATTTGTAGAAAAATCATATGAATCAGAAATTTCATTAGTTATAGAATTATCTTCATAATTATTTATTTTAGATATCTTATCAACAACAGAAATTAATTGATTTCCATATCCCATCTTTACAACAAAATTATCAGCTCTAAGTTCATTTTTTAATGAAGCTCTATTTTTATTAAATGTACATCCACTTATAATTGGTAAGTATAAAAATTTAATAAATTTATTATTACTCATTATTGCCTTAGTAGTTATAGGTGATGTTGCAATTTTATATTTTAGAACTTTATTTATTTTTGTTGGTATAGCATTTGTATTAACAACATGTCCGATTTCATGTAAAACTAAAGCAGTTAATTCTTCTGCAGTCAAATTAACTATTTTATCGTCAAATATATTAGAATCAATCTCTAATGTCCAATTATCGCAATTTTTCCATAATTCACTAACAAAATCATCTTTATTAGAACCATTCATAATTAATGTTGCTATTTTGTCAACAACAAATTCATCTGGTACAATAGACATTACAAAGAAAGAATCTTTTGTATTATTTTCAATTATGACTGTTTTTATATTAGTATCAAAGCATTCAGATAATATTGATGATATTTCATCAACTTTACTAAAATCTTTACTTTCAAGAATATATCCAAATAACTCTTCAAGTTTATTTTTATATTCTGAAGTTATTACAATAGCCATTTATATTTCACCTCGCTTTTTTATCTTATTTAACTGTTTTTAGCTAATAAATAAGATAAAAAAGTAATACGGAATAATTTTATATTCCGTATTACTTTTTAAAATTTTATAACTAAATTTATTTATTTTATAAATTAATCAAGATCTACAAATTCAGCATTTGTGAAGCTAAGCTCACCCTGAATACCCTGAAGTGAAACGTTCTTATATCTTGATGTTCCCATGATGTATGTCATTGAACCACCTGGGAGATCTGGTGAACGATAAGCACTATTTGCACTTGTTAGGATATGTGTTGAATATTTATAATGCTTGAATGTTAATGTAGTATCATTTGTTGGGAATGGGATAAATCTAAGCTTCTTGCTGTTTACTTTGTAAGCAGAAACAACCTGTACTTTAACATCACCTGATGTCATAATACCATAGCTGTAGTTTAATTTAACACCACCAACCATATCACCATTCTTTACAACCCAGTTAACTTCTGGATCAAGTAAAGCAATGTATTTTGGATTACCATATACAACGAATGTTAAATCCTCAAGTTTAGCTCTATCAGCCATAGCTGTAATAAATCTATCAATTGTGAATTTAAGCTGCTTCTGGATGTATTCATATGGTAATGCAACTGTAACTGTTGATGAATCGCAATCAAATGTCTTCTTAGCGATGAATGGGTTGAAGTCAAGTGGATCAAGTTCAATACCATCATACTTAACGAACTCTTCATCTAACCAATCAAGTACCTGAGAATCTTCCATCTGAATTAATAATTCACCGATGTTGTTATATGTCTTCTTATAAAGATCCATATCAAGTAATGCTTTAGCATCTTCAAGCTCTTCAAGTGTGAAAGGAACATTAGCTCTGAAGCCATCTTCTACTTTCCATTCGAAGTCTTCTCTAGCGTAATCAAATGTTACGGCTCTTTCATTCTTCTCATTGCTGAGATTTCCTGCAAATACAACTTTCTTAATCTGACCTGAAGCTGAACTAATAGAAACAGTCTTAGAAATAAAATCTACATTTCCTGAAATAACATCCTTAACTTCCTGCTGTTTCTTTCCGCTTGAGCCACCTTCATCATCAACTTCTACTGTTGTATTAATAACACCACCAACTAAAGAACCATCTGCAAGGTTAACCCTAATAGGTGTTTTAAGAGGTACTTCAACGTCTTTATCAATAAATACTTTTACAATTCTAAGATCAATTGTAAAGTCTTCTCTAGATGCAACTGTAGCATCTGTAAGATTATCAATAATATCATAACCAAACTGTGGTAATGTAACTTTTGTATCCTTAATTGGTAAACCTTTACCAGCTTTAAAGATTTCCTTATACTCATCATTGAAGAATGCCTGTGGATATTTCCATCTCTTCTTTGACTTTGGATCAACAATATATGTCTGTTCAATCTGTTTCTTGATAATTGGTGACTGAGTAACCTCTGTCTGTACAATATCTTTTGAAACAACTTTAAGCTGACTCTTAACTACTAATGGTAAATCAATAGCCTTAATAGGTAATAAAACGCCAACTCTTGTTGACTCTGTAACAAGGTCATTCTTTACGTTATCAAATAACTGAGAAGCCTGTTCATATAATGTAGCAAAATTACCTGAATCTTCAATTGTTCTTCCTTCACAATAACTCTGAAGATCTGAAAGAATAGAATCTTTAAATGATTCCATAGCTGCATCATTTTTAAGTAATGCATTAATATCATTCATAAAATCATAGCCCTGACCAGACTGGTTAAGACTGTCACAAGCTGATTCGAATGCAGCATCAAAGTTGTTTTTATTCATTCCGTTGGTAAATCCACCAACAGTAGTTGTTTCCTTAAAATCTGTGCCAGATTCTGTTAAAAACGATATCATATTATATACCATCCTTTCTTTATTACATTTTTTAAATATCTGTTAAATTAATATTTATCAAAAAGATATTTAATAAATTACTTATTTATATAAGTTTATTTTTTATTTTATTGTTTTTACTTTTAAATAACTTTTCTTCTTTTTTTCTTATTTTACCTAATAAATCAATATTAAATTGTATTGCTGCTTTCATTCTTTGATAAAATAAAAATGACTCAAAATATGTAGCATTATTAAATTTAATAATCATATAATCATAGGCTAAAGTATTTAAGTTTTTAAAACGATTTATTATATCCTTATATAATCTATTACATTCGATACTATCAGAAACTGTATTGTCTAATCTTGTTATATAAGCAGAAATATTTTCTCTCATATTTATAAAATCTTTAAATAGATTATATTTTCTATATCGTTCTTTTTGGTCTTTATCAGATGAATTATCTGAATTTTGATTCTCAGAATCATTTGAATTATTATCTGAGTCATCATCACCAGCATCTACATCATCAGTATAATCTTCATTATCAGTTTCACTTTCTGTTGAATCTGAATCGTCACTATTACCATCTGAATCTTCGGATTCTTGATTATCATTATCTGAGTCATCATCACCAGCATCTACATCATCAGTGTAGTCTTCTTCATCTGAACTATCATCAGAATCATCATTATTTAATTCATCATCAATTTCAGCGGTATAATCTTCATTATCATCTTCTGATGCATCAGTTGTTTCATTATCATCAACTATATCAGATTCATCATCCTCAGAAGCACCTTTAGTATAGTCTGTTCTTCTAGCACTTAATGGTTTAACATTAACTACTTTAACATTTTTCTTTCTTTCTGGATCTTTAGACGGTGCTTCATATAGAAAATTTTTTTCATAAGGAGTTAAATTTTCATCATCTATCTGAAAACTTACTATCATATAATTTAACACCTCTTTCTAAATATATTTACTATTTACTCTAACACGAAGTCTATCAGATTCAAGTTTGTCTTTAATTCTCATTAAACGATATTTTTCTTTTTGATCACCATTTGCACTAGCATCTGAAATTTTTTCATTACATACATTTATTTCGGTTTCCAGTTCTCTGGCTAATTCATTACGCATTCTTGTTGACTTAAGTTTACTATAATGTCTAGCAACCATAGCAACTGGAACATATGCTAAACTTGCTGATGCTGCTCCACCATATATTAGTGCAATTTTAAACTTATGGAAGATTTCTTTTCTAAATCCCGGTTTTAATAAGAATTCTTTACGACGATTATCATCCATTTCATCTACTTTTTTTACAAAGTTTTTAACACTATCAAGTACACCTTTTGGTCCTTTTGTTATGGCTTTAGCTGCATTTTTAAGTTTTTGTCTTTTTTCTTTACGATTTGCTCGTTTTTCAGTATTTTTAGCATCTATGTCAAGAGCTTTATTCTGAATTTTTGTAGCTAAATCTTCCTTTGGTTTGTCTTTATGAGGAATTTCATTTTCATTATTGTCATCTGATTTTTCCTCATCAGATTTAGTTTCATCAGATGACTTATCTTTTTTTGAATCTTCGTCCTCATCATCATCACTATCATTAGAGTCTTCTAATTCTTTTTGTTGTTTTTTTCGTTGTTCTTCTTTATCTTTTTTTTCTTGCTCTTTAGATTTAGATAATTGTGTATGATTTGCAATAACTTTATTTGGTGAACCATCTTCACTATATTCAAGAGTTAATATTTCAGAATTTATTTTTTCTAATTTATCCATGTATCTTTCAAGTATAGTAGATGTTGCTTCATTTGTTCCATCAAAATATAAATCATTAACACTTTCCTCTATAAGAGCTTCACACATTATCTTTTTAAGCATTAATCTATCATATCTTTCACAGATTAATTCATCATTATAATATGATATATTTTCTGTCTCTTCAAATAATGCTGATACACCATCAGATGAACTTAATATACCCATAGGTGTATATTCTAATTTAATATTATCAATTATATTATCAAAATTTGATACTGATTCATTAAATAATTCATCTATTTTATAACGTAAATTAAAGTTATCAAATGCTGATTCTAATGTATCTTTATTATCTTTAATAATATTACAAGCTATAACACTTTCTGTTAATGTTTTAAAATCAGCTGGAGACATATTTAATGAAAACTTCTTATAATATTTCTTAAGATTTTTCATTAAATTATAACTATCTTTTGTTCTTTCATATATAGGTAAACCTATTGAAAAGAATGTATACGGGTCTGATATATCCTCATATAATGATTCATTAATCATATTATAATGGTCAACATCATTAGTCTTTTCATATGAATAATACATATCACATATTTCAGTTATATAATCATTTGCATTACGTTCTAATGCAAGATGCATTAATTTATTTAAATTCTCAGTATTTTTTACTTTTTCTGTTAATATATTACTAAGTTTTTCAAAATTTGATAATTGTTTTTTAGACATATCTTTTCCATTTTCTTCAATAAAGATATTAACTTTATTTAATTCGGATTCGTACTTATCATAAGGTAATAAAGCAGATTCTACAATGTTTTTATAGAATCCAAATCCGTAAAATGGCTCTGCAAAAATATATCTTGAATTTTCTAATATGGTAGAAAGTTTTTCATTACAATATGATTCTGAATAAACTTTAGCCGTATCCTCAGAAAAATTTTCTTTTAAGCTTTCAAATCTAATAGGTATAGCCTTATTAGGATTTGAATAAAGAATTTCTTCATTATCAAGAATAGCCATTATTTTTCGTACCACCTTTCTTTATTTTATATCAAAATAAGATAAAATCTTTAAATATTTGTTTCATACTATTCTTTTTACAAGTTAAATCTCACTAAAAACAATAGAATAACTATATAAATTTAAAGAGAAAGTGAGGTAAAGATAATGCCTATAACACAAAATTATGACGTTCTCTTAAAGAAAAACGAAAATAATATAGTGTATGAATTATATCCAGTAACGAAAGTCAGTAATATTTTAGTTGGAAATACTTCTACACTAGATAAGACATTAAAAGAACAAGAAAAATTAAATTATACGTATAATGAAGCATTAAAAAAACTTAATGGTATTGAAGATAATGCTGAAGTAAATCAGTTAACATTTTCAACTATAAAAGTTAATAATAAAAAAATATTTGCAAAATATAAAACAGATACTTTATCTTTTGCCGAGGGTAGAAATATAAGTTTAGATGTAGATAATAATGATAATATAATTATAAATGCAAACGCTAATAAAATTGATTTAGCATCAAGTGGTCAAGATGGATTAATGTCTAAATCAGATTATATAAAATTATCAAATATTGAAAAGAATGCCAATAATTATACTCACCCAGTATCTGGTGTAACTGAAGGTGCATATGGATATATGAGAGTTAATAAATATGGACATATAATTGAAGGGATTAGAAAAGCATTACCAGTTGAATTAGGTGGTACTGGTGTTACTAGCTATGATGAATTATTAAAAAAATTACCAAGTAATATAGATACAGAAGTAACTGAAGATAGTGAAAATGCTGTAACAAGTAAAGGTATATATAATGCATTGAAAGGGAAAGCTGATTTAAATCATGGATTACATGTACCTAGTATATCTGATGAAACTGAAAATAGTCTTAGATTTTTAGGTAATGATAATAAGTGGAGAGATATACAAAAATCATCTACATCAAATTACGGTGTTGTAAAATTATCAAATGATTATGAAAATGCAAGTGATAATGATATATTAACGCCATCACAAGTAAGAACTGGTGATGAAAATGTAAAAAAATATGTAGATACAAAAATCAGTGATTTGGTAGGTACTGCAAGTGAAAATTTAGATACCATATATGAACTTGCTGAAGCCGTAACTGATAATAAAAAATTAGTAGATTTAATGGAAAAATCTATAACAAATAAAGTTGATAAAGAAGATGGTAAAGGATTAAGTAGTAATGATTTTTCTGACGAAGATAAATCATCAATTACAAAATCAGTTAATCATATTAATAATAAAGAAAATCCACATAATGTAACAGCTAAGCAAGTAGGTTTAGAAAATGTTACTAATGATACACAGGTTAAAGGATTATCAGAAGGTACAACTGAAGATAATATTGTTGTATTCGGAGAAGATGGATATACAATAAAAGATGGTAAATATAAGGTAAATGCTAACGTACCTGAAAATGCTAAATTCACCGATACAACATATGAATTTAAAACTGAAGTTGATGAGAACTCAAAACCTTTATTAAGATTAATTAATAATGATGGTGTAAAAAATGATATATCAGTTTATGGTTCAGGTGGAACAACTGTAAGTCGAGATGCATATGGAAATATTAAAATTGAGTCTCCAAAGTCTCAAACAATTCCAGATGCTAGTGAAACAACTTCTGGATTATTAACAGCTGAATTATATAATAAATTAATTAATATTGAAGATAATGCTAATAATTATGTTCACCCATTAACAACCGCAACGGTAGGTAGCTATAGAAAAGTAACTATTGATAAATATGGTCATGTTATTAGTGGAGATAGTTCAGTAATTCCAGTTACAGAAGGTGGTACAGGTGCTAATAATGCATCGGATGCTCTTAAAAATTTAGGAATAACTGTAAGTAATACAGAAATTAATCAATTATCAGGTGTTGAAAATAATATTCAAGACCAGTTAGATGGAAAAATAAATTCAGTTAAATTTACAGAGCATACTAATAATAAAAATAATCCTCATAATGTAACAGCATTTCAGATAGGTTTAGATAAAGTTACTAATGATACACAGGTTAAAGGATTATCAGAAGGTACAACTGAAGATAATATTGTTGTATTTGGAAAAGATGGTTATACAATAAAAGATGGCGGTTTAAATTATGAAAAGATATTAAGTAGTGATGATTTAAGTAGTGAATATAAGGATATTAATTCTAATAGTAGTAAGGTCTTTTCACAGGTTGGTGCTTATAATTTATATACTGAGTTAAATAGTAAATTCAATAATTATTCGTTAACAACACATACTCATAGTATATATTCACCAACGAATCATAGCCATAGTAATTATTCATTAACAAATCATACGCATTCACAGTATAGTACAACTAATCATACTCATACTAGTATATTAGATAGTGAAAATAATAAGCCTATAACTGCAACATATAAAAAGTCTGAACTTGCATATGATAGTTATGATTGGTTAACAGTATGGAATGGATATGAATTACGATCTGCAAGTAAAAATGATTTTGCAACATCAGGTCATACACATTCTCAGTATATAACAACAACATCATTTACGAGTGAATATAAAGCAACTGATGCAACGAGTACTACAAAAGTTGTGACACAAGCAGGCGTTCATGATTTATATACTGTGGTGCAAGCAGTTAATAATAAATTCACTAATTATTCATTAACAACACATACACATAGTATATATTCACCAACAAATCACACACATAGTAATTACTCATTAACGAACCATAGTCATTCACAGTATATAACTACAACGTCAATTACAAGTGAATATAATACATCACTCGCCAGTAATAAATTAGCTCTAAGTCAATTGGGTGCATATAACTTATATACTGAATTGAATAATAAATTTTCTAATTATTCATTAATAACACATACTCATAGTATATATTCACCAACGAATCATAGCCATAGTAATTACTCATTAACGAATCATACACATTCTCAGTATATAACAACAACATCATTTACGAGTGAATATAAAGCAACTGATGCAACGAGTACTACAAAAGTTGTGACACAAGCAGGCGTTCATGATTTATATACTGTGGTGCAAGCAGTTAATAATAAATTCACTAATTATTCATTAACAACACATACACATAGTATATATTCACCAACAAATCACACACATAGTAATTACTCATTAACGAACCATAGTCATTCACAGTATATAACTACAACGTCAATTACAAGTGAATATAATACATCACTCGCCAGTAATAAATTAGCTCTAAGTCAATTGGGTGCATATAACTTATATACTGAATTGAATAATAAATTTTCTAATTATTCGTTAGCAACACATACTCATAGTATATATTCACCAACGAATCATAGCCATAGTAATTACTCATTAACGAATCATACGCATTCACAGTATAGTACAACTAATCATACTCATACTAGTATATTAGATACCAATAACAGTAAAACAATAAGTGCGTCATATTCAAAAGCAACACTTGCATATAATGACTACACATATATGGCAGCATGGAATGGGTATGAATTGAGAGCTATATCTAAATCAGATTTTGCAAAAGCAAGTCATGAACATAATGATATCCATTATTTTAAATATGTAAATGACTCTTCAGCTATGAATAAAACGTTATCAATAACAACATCTGTATTTAACGTAACTGGTAATACAACTAGATACCTTAGAGGATTACTTCGAATTACTGGATTTAGAATATGTAACACTAGTAAAACTATTCCTGAGTATTATTGTGGAATTCTTGAATATTTAACATATGCTAGTTCTCCAGGTATTATGAATTTATCAACAGCTCCATTAACTAACTTAACATGGAATCCAGGATTCCATACGGTTCCAAGTACTACAAGTCCTGGAGCAGTAACATTTTCGTTAAAGTTTAAAATGAATTCTTATTCATATATAATGATTGAATATGATAATGATACAACAAATATTTCTATATCATAAGGAGAGTGATTGAAATGAGTAAAAAATTAAATGTTGAATTGCATAAAAAAACTAGTTATGAAGATATGTCTTTATATCCATTAACATATTCTTCTAATGTAATTACTGGTAATGACGAATATCTTGATTCTGTATTGAAAACTCAAAAAAATAAAAATGCAAAGTATGATAAAACATTATTATCTATAGATGGCGTTGAAACAAGATTAAAACAATATGTAGATGACTCATTAGAAAATAAAGTGTCGTTAATTATTGGAAATGAAGTTCCATCTTCATTACCAGATAATATAATATTTGGATTACTAGTTGATTAATATATTGATGAATGTATAGAGATAATCTCTATACATTCATCATTTTTACATTATAAGTAAATGGTAAAAACATAATATTAATTTAAAATTATAGAATGAAAGGAGGTATCATTAAGATGGTATCATTTATAAATGATATAGAAAATGTTGATATGTATTTATTAACAGAAAAGACTCAATTAAGTATTGATAGATCCCTTAATGAAATGAAAAATGATCTTAATTTTCTAAATATTATAGAATATCAAGAATCATGCAATTCATTTTTTGAAGATGGAAATGAAAATACTGAAGTTGAACTTAAAAAGAAATCATTTATATCAAACGCTATTGATAGAGTTCTTAAAATTTTAAAGAATATAAAAGATTATATAAAAACTTTATTAGAAAGTTTCTCTACAAGTTTTGGTGATAAGCTTACAACAGCTGACTATATGCAATCAAGTACGGCTCAAGCACAATTTTCTACTGATATAAAATATATAACAGATTTTATAGATAAGAAATATCTTGAAGCTAGACCATTAGTTAAAAAAATTGCTAAACTTACAAATAAAGATGCTGAATCTGTCGCAAGGTTTTGTGATTCAGTTACAAATTTTGTGCATAAAAAAGGTAAAACTATACTTAAAGTCGGTGCAATTTTAACTTTAGCAAGACTTCTTAAAAAAAGAATGAATGATTTTCTTAATCTTAGTGATGAAACTCAAGATATATTAAATCAAATTAAAGGAAAAAACTTGGAAGGTGCACATGTAAGTCTTATTGGTAAATTTGCAAACAGCATATTTGGACTTTCAAGACTTTCTGGTGAAGTAATGAATTCATTGAATAGTTCAATTAAATTATTTAATAAATATTCAAAATAAAAGAAAGGTGTGAAAAATAATGAATATAGTTAATGGATATTTAAGTGAAGCTGAAAAAGCTGATTATATTGCATTAGAAAATGCATATATTAATCTTGATAAAGCTTGCTTAGCTTATAATACATTTTCAAATATGAGAGATCTTAAAATTAGAGATATTGAATTAAGATGTACATGTGAATCTGCAACATATGATGATTTACAAGCATATTTTGAAGCAGAAGCTGAAAAAACAAATAATGACGAAAAAGGATTAATTCGTAGAATTTGGGATGCTATAGTAAGTTTGTTTACAAGTATCAAACAAGTTTTATTTGGTAAAAAGAAAGTAGATATTGATAATGCAGTAAATGAACATGGTGACGAATCAGTAAACGTTAATAGTGAAGGCTGTGGTATTATTAAAAAATTCACTGGCTTGTTTGATAGAACTAAGAAAGCTGTTGAAAATAAAGATATTGAAGAAGGAACAAAAATTGCATCTGAAGTAACAAGTGATAACGAAAAGTTAAAAAAAGTTGGTCTTGTTGCTGTGGCTGGTGCCGCAACCGTAGCTATTACTGTTAAAGAACTTGGTAATATTTATAATTTAGCCAATACGGCTACAAATTTTTTATCAGGAAAAGCTAAAGAGTTTTCTAAAACTGAAAATGATGGTAAATTAAAAGCATTCACTAAAAATGTTGCTAGTAATTTATTCAAGATATTTTCTAAATTTACTAGTCTTATTTGTAAAGCTATTAGATCAGTTCTTTCTTCAGAAAAGTTATTAGAAGAAGCTGAAAAGTTAGATAAAAAAGCAGAAAAAAATATTGAAAATACACAAAAGAATTCTAAAAACTTAAAATATGAAATTAATAAAATTAAATATACATTAAATGAAAAGAAATCTCAGTTAAAGAATTCTACTGATACCAAAGAAAAGAGAAACCTTCAAAAAGAAATTGATAAATTAGATAAAGACCTTAGAGAAAAAACGATGCAACTTAAAAACCAAAATGTAAAAAATGGTAAAAAGAATGCATCGACAATAAACAAAGCTAATGCGTTAAGAGGCGAAGCTGAAAATAAGGCATTAAAAGAACAAGATAAGATGGATAAAAAAGAAGCACAGAAAAACAAAAAGAAAAATAATAAGGATAATGAAGAAGATAATGATGATGAGAATACAAATGAATCAGTATTAGATATTCTCGGATTCGACATTCCTGATGAAATCATTAGTGAAGGTGCTATTGAAGATGACAGAAATGAAATTCTTGATTTATTTGAGTCTATTTTATAAAATAAAAAAGGAGATGATTTGAAATGATACATGCATTTGAAGAATATTTAAAAATTTCTAATGAGTATGATATTAAAGCAAAAAAGATAGATGCATATCTTGAAAATGCTAAAAGAGAATTATTAATCAATTTAAAGCAGTCAGAACTTAAAGTAATTGAAGAATCTGGTACAGATGATGATTTAACTTTACTTAAAGAAGCTGCAGAAGAAGGATTTGTCGCTAAGATAAAATCTGCAATTAAAGCAATTATAGATGCTTTCGTTAAATTCATGACAGATCTTAAAGATAGAGTTGTAAGAGTTATTGTTACACAGAAATCTAGAAATACTTTAAGACAGATTGAAAAGAAAGTTAAATTAACTCCTTTCTTGTCAAAGAGAAAAGTTAAGATTGACAAAGTCGAAGATCAGATTAAAGTTATTAGAGAATTCGAAGCAAAATGCGATAAAGAAACAGCTAAAGCTCTTTCTAAACTCAAATCTGCTGACGATATTCAAATCGGTGCTTTAAGAGATACATTTGATAATAAGTTTAGAAAAGTTTGTATGGCATCAGCTGCTGCAACAACTGTAACATTAGGTATGTTAGTTTCAATTATTAATAAACAGATTGAATCTCTTCCATCAGCAATAACAGATATCGAAAGAGAAAATTCAGGTGCACTGAAAAAACTTATGGATAGTGCGATTGATGATGAAGCCGCTGCAACATGCAAAGCTGCAATGACAGCTGCTGCTAATTTTAGAACAAAATTAGCAAAAACAGAAGCAAATATATATGTTGATTCTTTAGGAGATAATATTGCTGTTGCTAAAAAAGCATTAAAGATAGATAAAACTGTAACTGCAAAGAATACTCTTACTGGTGAATCAGTTGAAGATGAGGATTATGACGATTATACAATGGAGTCTGAATATGGTGATTTTGATTTTGATGAAGCATTAGCAATGCTAGAATCAGATACATCATTAGCATCATATAGTAGATCTCAAATCATTCCTTCAAGTCTTGGAAAGAAAAATGAAATCATTCCTTCAAGTCTTGGAAAGAAAAATGAAATCATTCCTTCAAGTAAGAAAGAACTTATTATTGATGGTAATTATAAAGAAATTAAAGATAATAAATTTTTTGATAAATTAAAAAAACATAAAATGTCAAAAGGAGAAATTTTTACTATTTCTGCTATAGGAGCATATGTTGGAACTAAGGTAGTTGTAGGTGCTATAATTCCTGCAGTAATTAAATCAAATATAAGAAAACTTCTTAAATTATATGAAAAAATGCATCCAGATTGTATTCCTTTTGGAAATTTAACTAAAGAGACATATAATTATGATGAAGCTTCAGAAATAAAATATGCATTAGCAAATTATAAAGAACTTCCTAATGATTCATTAGGACGAATTGCTGAACAAAATGCATATGCAAATGATAAGAAATACAATACTAAATTTATTGTATTTAAGGATGATCATGATAAAGTTGTAATGTATATTCAGAAAAATAAATTATATCTCAATAAAGGAAAATATGAATTATTCATTAATAATAATAGTTACAATAAGCATCGTGATTACTATATGGCTGCAATGGCATTGAGTGAAGGTATCGGTCATGAAGCACTCAATAGATTTACTGACGATATGGAAAAAGTTTATAATGCTAATAAAAAATTCATAAAGGAAACTAATATGTTAAAAGAAAGCTATAATGATGATATTAACGATATTATTGACACATATGAAAGTGCCGATGATATTATTGATAGAATTGATAGTGAAGAAACATATAATGAATTCGAAGAGGAAGCTATGGATTTTCTTGGAGAAGATTACTATGAAGAAAGCTATGATGATGAACTCGATGCCGATTCATTATTAGCAGATTTAGATAATATTTTAGACTAATATTAAAATACAAGTGTGTGAATTAAAAAGCACACACTTGTATTTTTTAAAGTATATTCTATGAAAGTGAGGAATTATAAATGGATATTTTCTATGAATATTTAATAGAAGCAAATAAAGCTTTAGATAATTATACAGAACTTAGTGAATATCAATCACTTTTTGAAGCTACAAAATCAGAAGAAATCGCTGAAATTGAAGTTAATAATAAAAAAGCCGTTGAAAAATCTGAATCTTTATTTAAAAAAGCTATTAATGTAATTAGAGGTATATTAGATAAAATCAGAGATGCAATAACTAATTTCTTTGATTATCTAAAATTATCAACAAATGAAAAATCAGCATATAATAAATTTAAAAATGCGATTAAAAATGATCCAGAACTTGGAAATAAAAAGGTTACTGTAAAAGTATACCAAGATATTACAAAAACATATGATGCTGCAATTAAAAGAGCTGAAGATGCATATGAAGCATATAAAAAGGATGAAGCTGCTAATAGACCTGATTTGATGAAAGAGATTCAGGGTGATGTAAAAAAAGGTGTTAAAGTTGTGACAAAAACTGTCACATTAAATGCATTACTTCATATAATAAATGATGACATTAATGCCGCTAAATTAATGACAACAGCTATTAAATCAGATAATCGTGTTCTTGATTATCTTGAAGATCAATTTGGTGAAAAAGGTGCTAAAAAGATTAAACGTGTTGCTAAATCAAGATCAAGTCTTATTGGTATGAGAAGATTTATTGCTACATTACGTAGAGATGAATCGAAATGTTTAATTGAATCAGTTCAAGGAAGTTTAACTGATGCTATCGGACTTGTTAGATCTGCAGCAAAAGTTGCTCCAGATGAAACTAAAGAGATAATAGGTGCTGGTATTGATGTTGCTAAAATAGGTGCTGGATCATCTATAAAACGTAAAATGAGTGAAGCAAATCCTATTACAAGAATGAAAAATAAACGTTATGAAAAAAAAGTTAATAGCACCATAGATAGTATTGATGCAATGGGTAATTCAATAAAAAAAAGTGGTGATATATTAAAATCAGGATTTTCAAACTTAGGTAATTTTACATCTAAAGAAAGTGGTGATGATATGTATTCTATGTATAATAATGAAGATATATTTAAAGAATTCGAAGAGGAAGCTATGAATTTCCTTGGTGATGAATATTATAATGAAGGTGCAAACTATAATGTTGCAACTAAATTTAAAGATGTTAAACATGAATGTAGACGTAAATTTTATCTTGCAAAAAAATGTATAAGACAAAAAAAATACAAAGAATCAGTTAAATATTTAGCTGACGCAAAGGAATCAATAACTGAATTGAAAGTATGTCTTAATGAAACAGTTAATAATCCAGATTCAACAATTACAGAAGTTGCTATCGGAATTTTATTTTCTGCAATACATGATTTTTCGGATGACTTAGATCTTTGTGCAGTACTTGCATTAGAATCATTAGTTAATGTAAGTAAAATGAAATATATTCAAAATATACAAAGATTAGCATTTGTATTTGTTAAACTTGTTAATGAAATACGAATGTTTAAAAATTCAGTAGATCAAAGTGAAAACATAACTATAGCAAATTTCAACCCATATCTAAATAGAGTACGAGCTGAACTTAATAAATTAGAAAATTTATTCAATAAAACTATTGACGCAGTGGCTAAATTAGATGCTGGTATTTATGAAAAGAGATATGTTGAATTAATGACTCCTGCAGAAAAAGAAAAATATGATGAATCTAGAGAAAAACTTTTGAACGAAATTCAAACAATTAAAACAGAATCCGTATATGATGATGATTTTATGTTAGAAGAAACTGATTTTGATGATCAATTTTTAGAATCATTATTTTAATAAGAAAAGAGGTGTTTTATGCACCTCTTTTCTTTATTCCTATATTATATCCATTTTTATTAAAAAACATTAAAATAAGATAAATATTAATTTAATGAAAGGAGAAATATAATTATGATTAACGTAAGTTATATTCATCAGTTTGATGAAATAGATAAGATTAATAGTGATTATATGGAAGCTAAAAATGAAATAGATTCTATTTATGAACCAATTCTTTTTTTAAAAGAAAAAATTGAAAATGAAATTTTCTTTAATGAAAGTATAGATGAAGACCTTGTTATGTATGAAAATATGAAGGAAGATTTCTTTACTAGAATTGGTAATACCATAATAAAAATTATTAAACGTTGTCGTGAATTTATTGAAGAAAAGGTAGATGCTATCAGACAATTTTCTTGGAATAGAAAATCTGACCTTGATAAAAAAGAGATGATACTTAAAAAATGCCCTAATCTTTCAGAACGTGTTAAAGTAGCATTGGATGAAAATGTTATTGATTTAAGTTCATTAAAAGACTTTAAAGATTTCAATGAAAACTATTTAAGAATGTTAGATGAAATAGATAAAGCTGAAGATGAAAGTAAGTTTAGAAAAAAATGGGAAGGTTTAAAGAAAAAATTTAGTGACAATGCAGATACAATTATTAAAGCAGGTCAAGTTGCTACTGCAATTATAACAATTGCTGGTTTATTGACTCTTGGTAAAAAGATTAGAAATGACATAAATAAAGTCGATATTAATCAGATGGCTGATCAAGCTAGAGTTACTCATGAAGCAACAGAACGTAAGATAGATGCTCTCAAAAAGATGAATGAAAAAAAAGATGGCTTAGAGGTTCCACATTGGAAGGGTTATATGTTAGCCGAAATGGCTGCTGACAATGAAAAAATCACTAAAGGTTATGTTTCTAAAATGGCATCTCTTAAAGTGAAAGCAACATCTATGGTTGATAAGATGTATTCAACAGTTCTTCCAAAAGCATCAGAAAAGAATTCTAAAAAGATAATGAATAATGCTCAAACAAAATATACAAATATTGCAAATGCTGCAAAAAATACTTATACTAAAATTGATAAACAAAATCTTGATAAGGCTAGAGCAACTGAATATGCTAAGCGTGTAGGTATTCATCAATTTTCAAATGATTATCCTACTGCGAAAAAATAATCTATAAAAAGGAAGTGATATAATGAATAATAATATATTACAAAGTTTTGTATTAGATTCTTTATCAAAATTTAATGAATTTAATGTACTTGAAAGTATGCGTATTTCTAATGAAATATTGAAAAAACAATACTCTTCAACATTAGTTAATAGATTAGATTTACCATTAGAATTTATGGATAAAATATTAAATTCATATAAAGATGTTTCTGAATATAATGAAAAACTTAATGATTCTTTTACAAAAATTTATACATCACCAAAGATTAATGAAGTACCAGTATCAGTACTTGTATATGATATTTCAGAAGTATCTAAAATTAGACCAAAATATCTTCTGGAATTCATCAAAACATTACAAAAAATGTTAAATGATGCTGTTAATGATAAATTAAATGATAAGAATTTAATTAGATTAAAATCGGCAAAATTTGAAAATGCTGTAAAATGTCAATTAGTTGAAACAACATTGCCAGAATTTGTATCAGAAAAAGATATAGTTTTATACGATAATAAAATGGTTCAACAAGTAAATAGTCAATATATTTCTACTGTAATATTACCATTTTTACGTTCTTATGATTATACTTTTAATAATATGAGTAAATTATCACAAGATATTCAAAATGATATTATAGATGCTTTTACAAGTATTGAACTATTTTCTAAAACCGTAACTTCTTTAACAGAAAGAAATCTTAATTTAAATCCTAAAAAAACTTCTGAAGTATTAAGTGTTGGAGCAAAACTAACATATGATTTTTCTATATATATGATTAGTATGTATATGAGAAAAATTTCTGCTTTAATAAATAATACAAAAGAATACTTTGAATTGAACGCTAAGTTATCAAGATATTTTCCAGATTTAGAACATATGCTTCATGAATCTGTTATTGATGGTAAACCAGATTTAAGAGATGAAGAAATTGTATGTTCATTACTTAGGGGTAATTCTGATATCTTTTCAGTGTTATATTCTAAAACATATGATTATTATAAATCAAATTTAAATGTTGCTCAGGGTAATGATTTAGGTGATTATTTTCATAGTATCATTGATGATGAAGTGTCTGCATATGAATATGATAAAATTCCATATAAAAATATCGGATATATTCTAGTAGAAATTGATTCAGGTTTATATTATATTATAAAAAATCTTGAAGATCCTGATGAACCACTTGATAAGATTATTGCTGGTTCAGCTTTGTATCCAGGTATATCTAAAATGATTTTACCTGTACTTAAAACAATTGATTCAGTTAGATATTATGACGAGAACGAATCTTTTACTTCAGCAGATATATTTATGAGTATAATGAGTGAATTACGAGATGGTGATAAATATATTCGTAAGTTTGCTCGTAGTTTTGAGCTTATATATAATAAATTAGTAGGTATTCAGAAAGCTATTTCTGATAATACTAATAACCATTATGAAAATGAAACAAGAAATATTGAAACACTTGAATGGCTTAGAAAGTTTGAAAGTGATTATAGAAATTCTGTGTTATTAATAGGTAAAGCTTTGATAAATCGTGTTTTAAATTTAAGTAGTATTATTGAAAGAATTGATAATGGTAATTATACAACTAGTATAGATGATTTGCTTCATGAATCTGTTGATTACTTAGACTATGTATTTGAAAGTATGTATGATATTATAAAAGAGGAAGGTATTATTGATGTTAATAAAATTTATTGTGATACAATGAATGAATCTATGAATAAAATTATAGATACAAGTGAGTTTTCATTATTTAGTGAGGCTGATGAAAATCAGAATAATAATACTAATAATAATGGAAATAATAATCAGAATAATACACAAAATAACAATAATACATCAAATCAGAATAATAATAATCAGAATACTAACAATAATTCACAAAATAATAACAACCAGAATAATAATAACAATCAAAACAATAACCAAAACCAGAACAATAATTCACAAAATAATAATCAAAATGATAATAAAACTAATGAAGATAAAAAGAATAATATTATTGACAGGATTCTTAAGTTTTTAGATACAATAGTTGATAAATTAACTAAGAATACAGTAAAACAACGTAATTTTATTAATAATGAAGAGAATATATCTTATTTAACATCTAGAAAATATATTAATAATTCAATTGATAATTTCCATAGATATCAGACAAATATCACGTTCCAGACAGCATTATCTAATATAGCTGATGGGTTAAATTCAATTGATGTTAATAATATTAATAAGGATAATGTCTTATCTGTTTATTTAGATAAAACTAGAAAAACTGATTCTAGTAAGTTAATAAATAATATTAATAACGGAGAAAAAAATATGGGTAAGGCAATGACTGAGTATTATAAGTTTATGTATGGTAGTCAAGATGTAGTAACTATTTCAAATGGAGAATTAGAAAATACCATTAAAGGTGAAAATGGTATGATAGCTTATTGTAAAGATTTCTTCAATAATTACACAACAACTGTTAAAAACTCAAAAAATAATATTAAAAATAAAATTACGTCATTGAATGATAAACTTAATGATAAAAATAATTCTGGAATTATGACTGAGTTATCAAGAATTGTTCAAACAGATATTGGTGCTATTACTAATGCTTATCGTGATAAGGCATATGAATATTTTGCAATTTTGGAAAAGTATGCAAATGAAAATCCAAATAAAAAGAATAACAACAATTCTCAAAATAATAACAACCAGAATAACGATAATAACAATCAAAACAATAATTCACAAAATAATGGTTAATAAAAAAGGATACTGGAAATATTTCCAGTATCCTTTTACTATCCTTTTACAAATGTACAAGAAACATATGGTGAAAATTCATCACCATTTTTTTTAAAATATATATCTTTACTACATAAAATATATGTTCCTTTATATTTTCTACTTAGTTTTGTATCTTCAAATTCTATAATAAATTTTTTATTTGGTTCTATAGCAGATAAATCTATGTCAACCATATTTAATACTATTTTAACTTCTTTACTTTTTAATTGTGCATCATATTCAGATAAATAATATTCATTTAAACCAAGATTTTCTATTATTGAATTTTGAACAGCATCATTGTCACTCTTTGTAAATTTTACATCATCATTATTATAAGATATAAATGTAACATCATTACCAACGATTATATCATTACTAATTGATTCATTTAATATTTTCATCGTTTCAGAATTTATCACTATATAATTATCAGTATTATTATTATATTTTTTAACACTTCCTACTTGTTTTGTCATAATACCACCATACTCTGGTATAATTATATACGTATTCTTTTTTTCATTCTTTTGGTATGCTGTACATTCTGATTTAAAATTTAATATATACGTATAATTTAAATCAAAATATATAAGACTTCCTCTTTTATATAAACCATAATATGCATCTAAATATTTTAATGATTGTGTTAATGTAAGAGGAGGAATTATAAGTTGTTTATACATAGTTTTATTTTCTATTGGTGACATTAATACATTATTTATAGAAGATCTTGTACACATATATGCAATTGCATTTGTTACAGTTGCATCTCTTAATACACAATTCATTTTTTCTTTAGTACGTTTTATGAGTGATGATTTAAAAAAGTATAATTCTATATTATTTATTGTAGCATTTAACTCATTTTCATCTCCATCAGAATATATCTGATTTCTGAGTTTTTCTTCTAAATCATTATCATCATCATCCAGTATTAAAGAAAATGTATCATTGATAAAATCACTATAATATGATGAACGTTCTCCCATTTCATTTATTTCATATTTTTGCATTCTTAATTTAAATTTAACTGTATTTTTATTCTTCAATATCTTATAATATATAGAAGATTCTAATACTAAATTTATATTAAATATTGGAAAAGCATTAGATAAGTATCTGTTTAAAATATTAATATTTGAAATACGTGTATTGGGTAACACATATTTTTCTTTTTCATTTTCATATAAAATATAAAATTCTGTTATCGTATATTTATATCTTACAATTTTGTCATTTTCATCTAATAATGGCATAAATTTCACCTCGTTTAAAATATTAATTATTAGTTTCAATGGTTATAAAAGAGAGTACATTTTTATGTACTCTCTTTGTAATTATTATTTTTTCAGTTCATCAATATAAGATGAAATCTTTAATGCTCTAGTATATTCAACTGATTCTTTTAATAATGCTTTATTCTTTTTGTATATAGGTTTCATTTCAGCTAAAAATCTATTTATAGATTCATGTGCAATGCCCGTACTTAATGCCATTTCAGCCATATAATAATTATAGTATTTCTTAAAACTTGAATCGACTATAACGAATGTAAATTCAGGTTTATAATCTATAACTTCTCTACTTGTACTAGAATTTCTACTAGTACTAATATAATCTCCATAAAAGTCATTAGATGTTCCTGCATTATATCTTATAGTTCCATTATTTCTATATGTTAATGCTATATACATCACGGGTTTATTTTTATATTTATACACAATATATTTATTATTCTTTTTATCATCTGATTTAATAGGTTTAATCATACAACCAATCATATTTACTTCATCTTGACCGTATGTTTGCTTTGTTAATTCATTGAAAGGGATACAATTTGGATAAATTTTTTCATATAGTTTAAATACGTTCTTTAATTCACGTTTCTTCTTTAAACCAATTACGCCTCCTACAACAAGAGGAGCAAACACGGCAAGGGTTAACGCACCGAGTATAACAAGTTCTTGAGTTTCAGAGTCTTCAACAAGATAATCATCAAAATCAAAAACTGATTCGTTAGCAAGTTTATCATTAGCTCTTTTTTTAACTTCTTTTTTATCACCAAAAAATTTTCTAATTTTTCCATCTTTTTTATTACTTCCGGTTTCTTCTGATGACTTAACTATATCATTACCAAATAATTTACTCTTCTCTCTAATAGCTTTGCTATTTGCTTTCATATCAAGTTCAGCTTCATGTTGCTCATTTTTCATTTTTGCAGTTTTCTTAAACTCTTCATCTCTATATGATTTACCACTTTTAGTCACATTTGCTCTTCTCAGTTTTAAACTATCACTTCTATTTGCATTTTGAATATCAGCAGCATTCTGACTCATAACACCACCTAATGCCTTTAAATCATTAACACTACCATTACGTTGAATAACTGAAACTATATCAGTTTCAATTTTACTACGGCACCAGTTACAACTTTGAGCATTAATGTTACTTATTTCCATAATAGCTTTAACCTGATTAATGTATTCTTTATCTTCTTTATTTAAAAAATGCTTTCCGGTTGCAGCTTTATACAAAGTTTTTGCATCTTTCTGAGTATTAAACTTCAAATATCTAGAATTCTTTTCATTAAGAACTTTCTCTAAATTTTGGAGATATTTACTTGTTGCAACTTCTTCTTCACCAAGTTTAAGATAATTCTCGTACTCTTTAGATGCTTTATTTTTTGCAACTTTTTTACTTACGCCTGTAGCCACAACAGCGGTACCAGCAACAATAGCAGCTCCAATACCTAAAGCTTTTAATGTACCTTTATATTTTTCAATAACACTTTCAGGTTCTTTTCCAGCTTCTACATCACTAATAGCTTGTTCACGTGCTTTTCGTAATTCTTCAACTCTAGCAGACTGAACAGGAACTTCTGCATCTGGATTACTATTTACAAGGTTTTTATGCTCTTCTTCTTTTTTCCTTCTTGATCCACCTGTAAAAAGTGTCTTAATTTTCTCTATCAAGTTTTGTATAGCTTTGATAATAGTTGTAAATATGCCAGAACTTTGTTTTTCTTCATTTTGTTCAGATTCATAAAAAATATCTATAGATGCATTTAGATTATATATGATACCATTCATTTGTTCATATGTAATCTCATCTTCTAAATTTAATGCATATAAATTCATTATTTCTTCACACCTTTCGTTTTAGTTTATTAATTTAATGTAAAAATAAAAAAAAAGAAGACAACCTAGGTTGTCTTCTTTTCTAATTTAATAAACTCTCAATTCGTAAAGGTGATTCACTAAATAATTCTTTATTTATCTTCATCAATGAATTTATATCAACTCTATCAATTAATTGATTTTTTATACTTAAAATTTGAGAATCATTTAATTCATCTATTCTACTAAATAAATCAATTGACTTAAAATTATTAATTATATCTTCTTGTATGTCTTCTTTAAAAATATTTTTAAGAATTTCTATTGATTTTGTATTTGCTGTTATAGTATTATTATTAATTCCATCTTTTATCATAGATATTATAGTTTTAACGCCAATACCTCTAATAGATAGTATGCTTCTATATTTTTCTCCTATACAAGAAAGAATTAACGAATAAAAAGAACTATTATTATTTATTTCTGGTTGTGGTGTTAATACACGAGTTTTATTAAGTATTGCAATATATGATTCTGGATTGTATGAAACGGTTAATCCAGTATTTATACCTCTATTAATATACGTTGCTAAAAAATTCTTTACATAATAATACTGTGTATCTAAAATATCACCGCTTATAATTAAATTTTTTCTTTCAGGCTCTATATTAGATACAATATACGGTACCAAATTTGAATCTATATTCTCAGAATTTATCATATATACACCTGGAACAAAATCTAATATTGTTTTTACATTCTTTAATATTTCTTCTTGTAATGATTCTGTTAAAAGAACTATATTAGGATTAGTATTATATTTAGTATAATAATAAGATCTATAGTCTTCATTATATTTACTTTCATTATAACTACCAATTGTTGAATTAAAACTTGTTGCATACAAATATATCTTTGTATCTAAACCATTATTTCTAAAAAATTCTCTATAATGAGCTGCAATATTTATAATATCTGCAACCATTGTCGTTTTGAAATTTGGATACGATATTAATTTTTTTTCTAAATCTTTAGTCGTTGTAAGATATTTCCAAACAGTTTCTAAATTTATAAAACAAGAAACTTTATCAGATGGTGATAAAAAATTTAATGTTGATATGAGGCTATCATAATCAACATATTTCATTTTTATCATATTAAAATAAACTCCAAATGGATTAACTAATTCCATCATAATAATTACCATCCTCTTTTATATTTTTATTTTAATACACAGTTTTACGAATAAAAAAACTCGTGAGAAATTATTCTCACGAGTTCATATTTATTTGTTCATTCTAGTATTAATGGATAGAACCATTACGAATAATCTGACGCTGTATCTGACTATATACATTTTCACCACAATACTGGTCTTTCTTTTTCTGTACAATACGATTTACCGCATATTCTACATTACCTTCTGCATCGGAAATCCATTTTGTTTTATCCTTCTTAATCTCTACAACAAATTTCTGATTTGGATTAGATGTATCAATCAACATATCATGCATTACACGAATTGGATCAATAATCATAATTACTAAATCATCATCTTTATTTTCTCTTCTCATAGGCTTGCATAATTTTGTAAGCTCATTTACAGACTGAGATGTCATTCTGTAATCTCTTCTCCAACTTGTGCTTCTAAAATAACCTAAGTCATTTTTATCAAAAGCATACTTACATAATAATGCCCAATATGGACTCTTTAATGAACAAGTTTTATCTTCTTCATCTTCTCTAAAGATAGAAGAGATATCATTCATTGATTTTTCTTTTTCCATTACATCTTTACTCATAATAATGATAAATGGAATAAATCCTGAATTCTTATTAAACTTTAATGAACTCAAATGGATTTTTACTTCAGGCTCATCTTTTAAACCTCTATTACGAATATCTTTCGTAATTCTGTTAAAATTGTCCTGGATGAATTTTTCACAATCCTTTGTTGTAATTGTTAACTTTGCATCATTACGGTCGATGCTAACCTTTGCTTTGAAATCGAATAAATCACTCATTTCAAATTCCTCCTTTAATTTTATTTTTTATATAAATTATATACATTTATCATTTGTATATACTTATATACATTAATATATTATATAGATATTTTTAATATCTCTTAACTGGGCTAGTTGGATTCGAACCAACGTAATGCAGGAGTCAAAGTCCTGTGCCTTACCGCTTGGCGATAGCCCATTATTTTTTTTTACTAAAATATTGTATATCCATAAATATTTTTTTATGGATATACAATAATTATTTTATCTATATAGAATTTATATTTAAAAGAATTTATCGTGTATAAAATTGGTGTCCAACTTCATCAGTAAATATTTTATTTAAATATGACCAGTCACCACCAAATCTAAAATATAATGAACCATACACGGTATCTTCTGTACTTGACATTAATGCGAGATTACAAGCGTCAATTGTTGATTGGCTAACCTCGACTTTCGAAATTCGTCCATCTGATACTGGACTAAACTGGTGCGGTTGATATACAACATCAACTATATTGTTAGGGAAGTCTTTATGTTCAACCCTATTTAAAATTACTTGTGCAACGTGTAATTTACACTTAACAGCAGTATCATAATTGACTCCTTCAGGATCATCACCTGTTACTTCTGCTTCTACACATTTTGTAAACACTCTCCATTCTTCTTCAGATTGGATTATGTATCTGTAATCTGTATTATTAATAGTTTCTTCAACAGTTGTCTCAACTTCGGTTGTATTTTCTTCAGTGGTTGTTTCCTCAGTTGTTAATTCTGTTGTTTCAATTGTTGTTTCTTCTGATGTAGATTCTTCGATCATTATTTCCTCTACAGTTGAAGTTTCTTTTTCTTCTCCTTCCGTTGTTTCTTCTGAATTATTCGTTGTATCAAATAATTCAGCTCTTAATTGTTGTTTCTCGACAGGAGTGATAATAGCCTTAACTAATTCACTACTAACTTCTGGTTTATCTAACGATAAACTAGTTGTCTCTTTAGTTTCTTTAGTTTGTGCCTCATTTGTTGTTTTTCCAAATGAAATATTATGACACCAAACCATAGTCACGAAAAGAATTATAAATATACTTAAATTCTTTAATCTCTCCTTTCTTACCTTTTCGTGATCAACCACTTTCTCATTGATAGATATTTCGATCGACTTTTGGTCTTTCATATTTTTCTATCTCCTTTCTGTGTTTTGTTTTCTAGGTCCTTTTGTTATAATATTCGCGAATTATAAATTTGTTATATTATATATTCAAAATTATAACTTACATATGAACTCCATATATATAATATATAAACATATCTCAGTTCTAAAAATATGCTTAAAAAACATTTTTCTAATAATTAAAAATATAAAAGAAAGGTGGATAATATATATGAATAAAATTATATTCAATGATGCTACATCAATGAATTGTATCACAGATATACCAGAACAAACAATGGTTGAGGTAAAAGGTAAAGGTGTTAAAGCCATAATAATAACAGTTGCCGATTCATTAATGAGTATTAAAAAAGCATTCACAGATACAGTTCGAACATCATTAATTAAAATACGAAATGAAGATACTGGAGTAGTTAATGAGTATAGTGGATATACTAATTTAGTGAGCATTTCGTATGATCCTTCAGTATCATCCAGTGATGAAGTATATATTGTAACAATGTCATTACCAGTTGATATTGAATCCCTCATCAATAGTATTTCTAATACGATTGAAGATATTAAGAGAGATATGAATTCAACAAATATCCTCATTGAGAATCATAGTAGTGAGATGGCTCAATTTAATATGGTTACTGAAAATTTAACTTTAGGTATGAGTAATATAAATAAAGATATTCAAACTATTAACGAAAATACAGTTAATTTAGATGATAATATCAGTAAAATTAATACTTCCGTATCTGAATTAAAAAATTCAACAGATGATTCAATTAAAGATATATATAAAAATATTGATAATATGAATCAAGAAACTGATAAAACAACAAATATATTTACTAATAAGATTAATGATATAACAGATAAAATCAATGAAATAACTACAGTTCCTGATATAAATTCAATGTCATTAGAGGAAGCCAAAGAATATAAAATTAATCAATCAAAAATTACTCTAGAAGAGTTTCTTGCAGCAAATCCAATAACATCATCTTGTCATGGAAAAACTGAAAAGAAATATTCTATAACATCTGATAAACAACAATATTTATCAATGATGATTATGATGACATCTTTAGCTGTTCAAAAAGGTATTGAATATCAGCCATCGTGGAATGCAACTGGAGAAGCTTGTACATACGATTGGGCATTAGATGAATTACAACAATTAGCTATTGAAATAGAAACAGTCGTTAGACCTTTAATTTCTAAACAACAAAAAATTGAAAAAGAAATTAAAAATTGTACTACGATTGATGAAGTTAAAAATATTACATTTGATTATGTCATTTAATTAGAAATAAGATAGTATGGAAAAAATCCATACTATCTTATTTTATTTTTCACATATTTTTAATATTTTTATTGAGGTGAAATTTAATGGAAAAAAATATAAATGCTACATTTATAGCAGACCTACATATTGGGGCTATGCCTCTAGAACAGACTAAAAAAGAATTTACAATAATAGAAGATTTTTATAATAAAAATAAATCAATTGATTTAACCGTTATTGGTGGTGATTTTTTTGATCATAAACTATATGCAAATAGTGAATATATATCATTTGCATTATATGCTATGAATTTTATTTGTAATCATAGTAAATATGTTAGAGTTATTTATGGAACAAAATCACACGAATGGGATCAATATACAATTTTTAATCTAATAAATTCTTGTGACTATAAAGTAATTAAACATGCGATGACTGAAGAAATACTTGGATTTAATATACTTTATTTACCAGAAGAACATATTTATGATAAAACGGAATATTACAGTGAATACTTTAATGAAGATAATAGATACGATTATGTATTTGGGCATGGTGTAATAGAAGAGGTTATGACAGAAGCAGTTAGGCATACCGACCAAAAAACTGAAAGATTAAGAGTACCAATCTTTAAATCATCTGAATTAAGTAGAATATGTAAAGGAAAAGTATATTTTGGACATTATCATATTTATAGTAATATAGATGATAAAATTTTTTATTGTGGTAGTTTTTCGAGATATAAATTCGGTGAAGAAAAAGAAAAAGGATTTATATATTTTAAATATAATAAAAAGAAATACAGTGAAATGCTGGTAAATAATACAGAGGCATTAAATTATGTAACAATAGGATTTGGATTTAATGATAAAATATTATATGATGAAAATGCTTTTTATGATAAACTTCAAAAAATAAAAGATAATAAAAATTTAGTTTATGATAAATTACGAATTATGGTAAATATTCCTGAAGATCATGATAATCCAGATTTTATATTAAAAATATTACAAGATACTTTTAGAAATGATGATACAATAAAAGTAAATATTGTGAATGGATATATTAAAAAATTAAGGGAAACATCAAAACAAAAAGTAAAAGACTTTATGAATTTATATGGATTTTTATTTGATAAAGAATTACCTTTAGAAGAAAAAACAAGATTATATTTAATCGAACATGATAATTACGAATTATCATCAGAAAAAATTAAAAAATATAATACAGAAAAATTACAAGATATATTAAAAGAATAAATAAGATAGTATGGATTTTTCCATACTATCTTATTTTTATATATTAAAAGTTGAAAAAGAATATAAATTTATTTATACAATTTCTTTTAGTCTACCACGCATATTCGGCGTTTGTGTCTTTTGATCTAATGCTTTATTCATAGCACCAACTTTTATGTTACCCATATTAATATTTAATGCAGGTTCATTATTTTTAGCTTTATTCATTGCATTAGCCATTTCACTAAGCATAAGACTATTAGCAGACTGCATATCAATAGCAAATTCTCTATTTAATCTTGCAATCTTCTGCTGAATCTCAGCATCTTTCTGATATTGTCCAATAACAGATGATGCGTTCATTTTATCTTTTTTAGCCTTATTTGCAGCTAATTGATTTTCATGATTCTTTGCATTTTTAGCAGCAACGTTAGCATCATGAGCAAGTCTATTAGCAACACCATGTGTACCAAATTCGGCATCGTGTTTAGCAGAATTCATTACAGTATTATATTTTTTTGAAGCAATTGAATACTTCTTTCTAAATTCACCCTCAGTTCTTCTAGCTTTTTGAAGTTGATCAACTTTTTTATTTAATTCTACCTGTAAAGAATTAATTTGTTTATCTTTATTTAAACCGGTTTTAGTTAAACTCTGAATTTTTTCAGATAACTTATCAACATCACCTTGTAATTTACTAGATAAATTTTCTGCTACATTTAAATCTTTTCTAAGTGAAGTTATTTCTTGTTGAGCCATCTTACCATAATCATATAATGCTTTATTATTATCTTCTAATTCTCTATTTTTACGCATCTCAGCGTCAAGAGCTTTTCTTCTAGAAGCAGCAATTTTTTTATAAACAAATACGTCATTTTCAGCTTTTTTAATTTGTGTATTTTTATGTTTTCCATATGCATAAAATCCAGCACCGACTGTTATAACAGCTCCTGTAATTGCAACACCTTTAATAAGTTTTGTGCTCTTTTTCTTATATTCTTTATGAACTGTTTCATAGTCTTCACCATTCTCAAGTTTCTTTTTACCTTCATTATAGGCATCCTCAAGCTTCTTCTGATCAACAACTTTTATTTTTTGTTTAGCAGCTTGAGGATTTTTTTGGATCTGTTCTGCGAGTTCTTTTTCTTTTTTTTCATTTTTCTTAAAAAATGATAAAAATCCATCTCTAATAGTTGTAAAAATTTGTACAATTGCATTGTATATGTTACTAAGAACATCTGCTACTGATTCGGTAATTTCATATAACATATCATCATCATCAGATTCAATACAAGATTCCATACATAGTACACAATCATTAAGTGTACCCAAGTATCCAGTAATTGCATCATCCTGAATATCCATCATATTTTCATACATAATATTATACATGTATATACCACCTTTCTTTTTATAATATTTAATTATTTGTTTTTATATAAAATAATGAAAAAATGATAAGAAAATAATACTATTTGGTATTATTTTCTTATCTATCACTATTAATTATTATATTTTTGAATTGAAAGAAGTATATATAAAAATATAGCTTTTTTATAATTTACTCTTGAAGCTTCTCTTGTATATTTATTATGTATACCAGATGCTTCAGCCCATTTATCAAGAGTTGATTTTATTAATTTTATATTTTTATTATTAGAATTAGTCTTTTTAAACATAGCCATACCCCATGTTAAAAAATATGAACTATTTATATTTTGTGGAGACTTATGTTCATCATAAAGATATAAAAATAATACTGCTTCTAAAAACTTTTGTAAACTATCGCTATTTTTATCAACAAGTATTAACGTCAAATAATATCTACAATCACTAACACCAATTCCACATATTTTAGCAGCTGCTTCAGCACGTTTAATATCAACACCATTTGTTAATATTGGTAATAATATTCGTCTTGATATATTTTCAACTTGTGATGTTGCATTTGTAACATCATCTAAAATAGGTGTATCATCATCATAAGTATCATTTGTTATTGAAACAGCTAATCCTTTAGCATTATTTTTATAATATTCAGTAGCTATTTTTTTTATCATTGATTTTTGGTCATTATGAATACGCTGAATAAAACGTACAATTTCAGTATCATATGCTTCATTAAATTCAGATTGTAAGAACTTAAAACTTCTTTGAATACTTTCAACTAATGTAGCAAAAAGATTTCCTTTTTTCTTCATTAAGAATTTATCAGTCAAATTATCCATTGTATATTGCATAACTGGACGTTTAACACCATATTTAAAACTCATATTAAATACAGATGGATATACAGCTAATGCATAAATAGATAATGCTGAATTGAGTCCTTTAACATCACGCTTCATATAATAATATCGTATACAAAAATAAAATAAAAACAAAACAGGATTACCATGAAGATATTTAAAATCTTTAGCATTTGAATTTAATACTTTTGTCATTTCTTTTGTTTTACTTATGACATCGTTTGAATCTAAATTAAATATACTGAAAAATATTCGTTTATCATCATCACCAAATGGAATTAAATCCATTGGTCCAGCTTCTGTTAATTTTGTTATATTTCTATTTATATAATTACCTATTTCTTTTTTAAAAGTTCTATCTTTTTGTGGATCTGCAAGAGTTCCATCAACTATTGGGGCAAGATAATCTTTCATTATATGTAATTCACCATTAGCTTCCATAAATAATTCATCAAACATAAATGATGAACTTTCATTAAAGTTTTCATTAAAAAACACTTTATTTCACCAGCCTTTTTCATATTTAATAATATTATTAAAAACTTGTTTTTAATAATATTTAATGATGAAAGGAGTTATTTATATGGTAAAAAAGTATAAAAAAATTAAATTTCTTATATTCTTAAAATTTGTATTTTTAATAATATCAACATTTTTATTATTTATAGGAATTGAATTTTTGTTTTCATTATTCACATTGAATAATTTTGGTGAGAAATATAATATATATTTATTTTATGTGATGCTCGGATGTGTAAATTTAATATTACATAATATTATTCATAATGTGATTATTAAATTATCTAAAGTAGAGGAGGAATCAAAAAATGAATAAAAATATCAGAATTGCTTTTGATATAGATGATACTATAACAAACGCTGTTGGAATTTATAATTATTCTCTTACTTCTGAATTTATAAAGATGAAAGGAATAACAAAAGATGAATTTATATCAAATAATAATAGGTATAAAGAAGAATATGAAAGTTTTTCATTTCCAAGAGTAGTAAATTCAGTACCACCGATGTTATATATTAAAGAATTCATGACAGTACTTATAGAATTTGGATTTGAACTTTTTATAATTACAAAAAGAGATAGAAATTATAATAAAACAGCATATACTGGAGAATTAATGTATCAAGATACAATAAAATGGTTTCATTTAAATAAAATACCTATAGAGCCCGAAAATATGTTTTTCGGTTGTCAAGATAAAGCAAAAACTTGTGTCGCTAATGAAATAAGTATACTTTTTGAAAACGAACCTGATAATATCGTAAATGTAAGTAGAGTTTGTCCTGTGATATTTCCAGTATATCCTTATAATATTTTTACATATGCATATGATGGTTGTTTCCCATTAAATAATACATTACGATATATTTATGCATATGAATCTGGTACTTTTAATTCATTACAATTAGCATTGTTGACATTACCCAAATATAATGAATATTATCGAGAGCATCTAGAAGAATTACAAGATTTAGCATCAAATAAAAATATTTATAAAATGAAAGATAGATTTTATAAATTAAGAATGACAAAAGAAGAAGATAGTTGACATTTGTCAACTATCTTCTTTATTATCATTTTTATGTTTATTTGGTGGTTCTGTTGGAAGATTTCGAATTTCAGTCATTAGTTTTTTAACAAAACCATTTCCCTTCTCTTCAACATATTTAGCATATCGTGCTTCTATAGATTGGAGTGATATCAAGTCTATATATTCTTTTTCACTCCATTTGTTATATTCATCGGTTATATATGCTTTAATATCTTCTTTATCAGATTCTATTAATAATGACACATTTTTATTTGTAGAGTCTAATGACAATTCTACCTTGTTTAATGCAACAGTATGCTTTTCTATTTCTAAACTAAGTGAATCAATATTTTTCTTATTTAAACTAGCATTCTCTTTAAGTTCATTTTTGACATTAGATTCAAACTGTTTAATGTCATCACTCATTTGTTCTATAGATTTTGTTATGATTTCTATATTTGAACATACGTCATCAACTTTTTTCTTATAGTTTTCTTCGTCATTTTCTTCGTGTTCTTCTTTAATTATTTTACCTCTCATTTCATTATCATACATAGTTTTATATTTTTTTGCTTTTTTATAAAAAGCAAATATTCCACTAATAAATCCAGTAATAATAACTAGTGCGGTACCTAATTGAAAATGATTCAGGTATGATATTATCTGATTATTCATTTATATTTCTCACCTCACAATAAAATTTTTTAAATATTTGTTCTTTAATATTTGGGTTCTGAAGGATATATTGTTTATGAATATATTATTTTCTAAAGTTTCATTATTTTATATAAAAAACAAATAATTAAAAATGATATGTATTCTTCATAGCAAGAATTCCCTATTATTTAAAAACAATAATTATAAATAAGAAATACATTTTTCAAAAAAGGAGGTCTTTAATTATGCCTAATACAGTACAAATCGTACCAGATTACTCATATCCTTACGTAAAGACTGTTCTCAATGATAATACTGTTAGAAATACACTTGATGATGATGCTATTTCTAATTCAACAATTGAGAATCTTAATTATATCGCTGTTTTTACATCAAGTAAGGGTGTAGATAATAAATTAATACGTAAAAGTGCTTTAAGTTCATTCCATTCAGCTTATGGTTATTCTAATTATAAACTTTATGGTCAGCCATTTATGATGGCAGAAGCTCTTTTATCAAATCCAAACACAAACGTTTGGTGTATGCGTGTTATGCCTGAAGATGCAACATACTCTCATGCAGTTGTTTCACTCTGGTATAAGGCAGATAAAGAAAATAAGAAATTTAATATTAAAATGACATCAAAAGCACTTGCAAATGGTGGAGATGTCGACCTTACTAATATTGAATCTATCAGAAAGGGTGGATTAAAATTAGATGGTGCTGATGTTGGTGGTGTTTATAAAGATACTGAAGGATATACTCAGGTTCCATTTATGGTTGTTAATTCAGATGGTAGAGGTAAGTATGGTAATAATATAAGATGGAGAATTGCATTAAACACAGAATACGAAAAGAAGTATGGTGTTAAATTATATTCTTTTGAAATTATTGATACTGAAAATGGTTCTGAAACAATTGCAAGATATGTTGGTGGATTAACAACATCATCAAAAACAACAGAAGCTACATTAATCAATGATGTTCTTGAAGATGTAACTATTGGATTGGCTCCAGTATATATTCATGTATTTGAAGAAAATATTGAAGCAATGTATGACGAATATGTTAAATTCTGTAAAGAAGTTAAAGATGATAATCCTCTTGAATCAGTTGTAATTCCATCTTTAGATGAATTTGACCCATTATTCGGTAAAGATATAGCTAGAAACAAAGTTAAAGTTGCTGCTAATCAGCCATATATTACATTTGTTGAACAGTTAACAGATGAAATTAATCAGGAAGCAGAAGATTTCGATGCAACTAAATATACATCTGTTCCTGATCCAAAGAAAGAAGCTAACATCACAGATGAGAAATTCATTTATGTTGATGATGTTACAGGTAATGCATTAAATGGTGGTACAGATGGTGCATTTGATGCTTCTAATGATTCTGAAGCTAGAACTCAGGCTATTAATGAAGCATATATCAAAGCATTTAGTGGAGAATATGATAAATTAATTATGGCTCCTAGACGTATTCAGGCTGAAGCATTATTTGATGCTAACTATGATATTTCTGTAAAGAAATGTCTTGTTAAATTAGCATTATTCAGAAAAGACGCTATTTGTTATATGGATGCAGGTATTATGGATACATTAACAGAGTCTGATGTAAATTCAATGGAAGGTATATTTGATGATACTATTAATAGTATGGATGAGCAGTACAAAGTATTTGCTTCTAAATTAATCTCTATGAACTTACAGGATTATAAGATTAAAGAATCATCTACAGGAAAACGTGTAGCTGTAACAACAACATATTATCTTGCTTTACGTCATCCATCACATGTTATTAATAATGGTAGACATATTCCAATGGTTAATGAATATTGCACATTATCAGGACATATTAGAAATTCACTTAAACCATCTGTTGAATTATATGAAAAAGATTTAATGGATAGATTATATTTAAGCAGATTTAACTATTTTGAATGTGTTGATGAAGATACATTTGTTCGTGCAACACAGAATACTTTCCAAGAGGAAGATTCTGATTTACTTGAAGAAAATAATGTAAGTGTTCTTATGTGGTTAAAGAGACATGTTGAAGAAGATGCTAGAGACCAGCATTATAAATTTACTTCAGCAACAACCAGAACAGATTTTGCTCAGTATATTAAGCAGAAATATCGTAGTATGGTTGGTAAAGAACTTGAGTCATTAGATATTCAGTATAAAGTTAACGAATTTGAATATAACAGATCTATTGTACATGCATATCTTGCAGTTACATTTAGACCATTAGCAAAACAGACAATCCTTGAAATTGATGTTAATAGACGTCAGTATGATGAGGAAACTGAAAATGCTACAGAATAAAGAAAGGAGTGTGTAAATTATGGCTGTTACAATTCAGACAAATGCACATAAAGCGGACAACGCCGACATTACAAAATATAGTTTAATGCTCGGTGGATTAAATGTTACTCGTGATGCATTAAATCAGTATGACCCACTGATTACTGGTTACGGACGTTTATTTATGGTTCGTAAGCCAAACTTATTTAATAAGATTCTCAGTGATGAATTTAATAAATTTAAACATATCCTAGAGTATGGTAATACTGGTATTTCAGGTATTAACGATGTTGACCTTAGTAGTACACAGATTAAAGGTGGATATGTTGGACGTGAATTCGATATTCCAACACTTGCAACAGATAGTACAAATGGATTTTCAATTAAAACATTTGAATTCTCTGGTTCACCAATTCGTGAAGTACTTCACTTCTGGGTTAATGGTATATCAGATTTACAATCAGGTTTCGCTCATTATGGCGGACTTATTCAAGATGGTAAATTAGCATATAAACAGGCTAACCATACAGCAGAGTTTATATATGTTGTAACTGATAGAACAGGTATGAAAGTTGAATATGCTTGCCAATTCTGTAACTGCTTCCCTAAGGGATATAAAAACGACCAGTTCAACTATGATGCAGGCAGCCACGAGTATGTTGATACAACAGTTGAATTCTATGGAACAAAATATGAATCAGCTGAAATCAATGCTAAAGCTGCTATATTACTTCAGAATTATCAGATTCTCGTTAACTCACTTGAGTTTAACTCTGGTCTCGATGATGTAGTAAGTACAGCTGATGGTGTATTAACACCAACAGGATATAATCAGAAAACAGGTAAAATTGAAAACCAGAGTGTTATCAACTACCGTAATGCTGATAAGTCATATGACTATGACACATATAATAAAACAACTCCATCTTATACTACAAAAGGTAGAGATTTATAAAAAAGAGTTTGGATTTATTATGAATAATAAAAGTAGTACAGTGAATATTCACTGTACTACTTTTTTATCTTTTTAAATCTTGAATAAGATCAGATGAAACCTTGTTAATTGGTTCATATTTTATTGTATGTATATCATAATATAAATCATTTATTGTAGCTGCTTTACAATATGATTTATATCCATTTTCAGTTTCTTTAATTTTAATATTTTTAAATTTACATTTATCGCATTTTATTTCTGATTTATTTGTATTAATATTATGGTATGCGTTCTTCATTAAAGTTTGTAATTTCTTTTTCAATTCTTTTTTAGTTTCACCATTAGAAACTAGAGATAGACCATTCATTGGACATATTGAGTTACATATCGTAGCTTTATTTATTTTATTAATAACCATTTTTTCAACTTCTTTTGCCATTATTACATTATCAACATATCCTATTACAATTACATCACCACTATATGTTATACCATATATTATATATGGTTTTGACATTTTATCTATAGATTTTTCATTTAATAATTTTTTCGTATACATATGCATCATTTCTCCTTTAAATATAATATAATTAATATAACGTAAAATAAAATATTATAATTAAAAAATTCAGATATAAAAAACAATGGTATAAAGTACTTTATTTTCAGTATATAAAGTAATATATTTAGTGAGGTGAAAACATGAGTGAATATTTAAATACAAATATAAATATACCATTAGATAAAATAATTAATTCAGAATATTATAATAATAATATCATAGAAAGTTCAAAAATCAATAATGATGATTTGAATAATGATAATATTAACGCCAATATAATTTCTAGTATTAATAAAGATGGTAATATAAATTATCTTTGTGTAACAACGAATACATCGCAACCTTATTTTTGCCTACTTAAAGAAGAAGAGATAAAAGAAATTTTAAATAGAAAGGAAGGTTAAATTTTATGAATAATGACATTACTGAAGAATTTTCTATTGCTAATATGGCACCAGTAGTTCCAGTAACAGGTGGTGAAGAAGGAATAATATCTAAAAATAAAAATGATATAGAAAATTTAATGGATAATGATAATGCTGAAATTATAGATTTACCAGATAATACAAAATTTAATAATGAAATAATTGATATTCATGAATATTCTTTTGATGATTTAGATAGAGTTGCTAATATGAATGAATCTGCAACTGCAGCTTATTTTATAGGATATTTTACAACAGTAGGATTAGTAAGTGCTGTTACATCAACTAAACTATCAATTGATTATGGAAAAATCAGAAAAGCCATAAAACTTTATGAAGAGAATAATAAACTTCCATTTAAATCAACAGAATTAAAATATCAACAATTTAGCATGAAACCATTTAAAGATAAAATTGAAACTACGAAAAAATTAAATATGATTTCAGCTCTTATGAAAAAAATAACATATAATTCAGTTTGTACAATGGCTGTTTTGAAGGGTGAAGATGATAAAGAACGTCCAATATTTAGATTTTATAATAACGCCAATAATAAAAATGCTAATAATTTATATGTTGAAATAATAGATAGCGAAATGCAGAAACATAAAGATTATTGTTATGCTCTAGTATCATTAAAAACTGGAAAAGAACTTGGAAATATTAGAGTTTGGGCAGATGATATTATTGAAAAGTATAGAGAAAAAACAAAATCAGATATAGTAAATAAAAATATTAACGAAGCATATAATTCTTTATCATTAGATTCAAAGAATATTATGACTGAAGAAGATGTTAACGATTCATCAATAATATTTAGTGAAAAAGTTATTAATGAAATGAATACCATTAAACAAAAGAAAGATAGATTATATAAAAAAATGTATGAATCTTTACTTAATGGAAATAATATTGATACATTAATGACTGAATATACTAATTTATTATCTGCAGAAAGAGATTTTTTTGTAGAGGCTACTAAAGGAAAACAACAAAAGAATGATAAAGGGGAAATAGTTCCAGATGTTTGTCCAAAATGTGGTTCAAAAATCGGTATATTTAGTAAGGGTGAACCAGTTTATTTATGCACAAACAAAGATTGTAAAAAATTCTTTGGTGTAGTTCCTGTACCAAAATCACTTTTAAAAGAAAATACATTAGATATATATTCATTTGAAAAAGTTGAAGATATTGATTGGTATAGCAATGATGATGATTTAGTTAAGGAATCTAAAAATATTGCAGATGATATGGTTGATATTATTAAGACATTAAATGAAAAAGGATATAAAACAAAATATTCATCTCCAGGTTATCCATCAGAAAGAATAAAAAAAGATATGTATCGTGATGGTATATATAAAGATAAATTATATACAACAGCAAGAGTTGTATTTGCCAAGATATATGAATTTAAGGAAATTCCTAAACATTGGAGATCTGAGATTTTAGATGGTGATAAGATTGCATTATATGTTATTAATCCAACATATAAAATTACAGATGGTTTACCAAAAGATGCCTTTTATAAATGGAAAGCAAAATATATGTATAATTTAAAATCTTGGGCAGATTCACTTCCAAAATATGGTGAAGAAGATAAAAAAGATGATGTTAAATTAGTAGAATCATCTGATGAAGTACTTAACGATTTAATGAGTAAATTATATGTAGAAAGTTTATAAAAAATATTAATGTACTGAGAGATTTTTTTATGTCTCTCAGTACATTTTTACTAATATTTACTTATTAATCCTATTAAAAACAATAATATAAATTATATCTAGAAAGGAGTTGATTGGATTGAGTAGTGTTGTAGAAGATATTAAATCAATATTAAAATCATTTTCAAAGGTTAGTAATACAATAAATAATCAGAGAACAAAAAGTATTGCTCGTGGTGCAAACGATCAAAGTTTTCAGTTTCCTTGTTTAATTTCAGATTCTATTGAAATAAGTACAGCAACGACATTAACAAGAATGCTTGACAGAATGTATGCACAATTTGTCCAGATTTATTTATCTGGTGTTGGTATTATTGATCTTGATTTAATACAGAACCCTAGACAGTTTATTGCACAATATCAGTCTAATTTTAATTTTGAATCTACTGAAGATGAAATTAGTGACGAAGTTGCTGATTTAATTTATGATGAGGCAGTAGAATATTTGCACGAATCAGTATTTACAGGTGAACCTGTAATATATATGAATAAAAATAGGACTGCTGGATTAATATTTACAGAATCTGAGACAGTTCCAGTATTTGTATCTATAAAGAATAGAGAAAATTCTAGACCTTATCTTTCAGGTTTTAATACAGATGGAATTATGACAGAAGCTGATAATTCAAGAGCTGATATGATTAATGCGTATTTAAATAATAAAACTGCAGATAAAGATTTAAAACAATCTGAAATACTTATAAAGCAGTCACAAAATACGAAAGTTCCTCAGATTTCAAATGGTGATATTAAAAAAGTAAATGATATGCAACCATTTTCACTTGAATTAAAAGTTTTTGCTACAAAAGGTGAATCATCTTTAGGTCAGTATATAACATTTAACGTAGGTGTTAAAACATTTTTACATCTTATTAAATCTAATGATATGTCAATGAATATTGCATATGTATTAAAAAATAATAATAAGATGTTTAATTTCTTAAGATGGACAACTGGTGAAATATCATTATTCAAAGATTTAATTTTCCATATAGATGATATGAACTTTGATATGGTTAATAAATCAGGTGGAAATAAGTATTTCCCAATGTTAAAGAAACTTAAACAGAACAGACTTAAAATTTCAGGTTCAAAAGGTGTTACTAATAAAGCACCATTTGCAACTTTAGTTATTTCGTCTGTAGAATATAATGATATTTTAAATAACTATGGTTATGACCTTAAAAATTTAGCTATTGCTAAAAAACTTATGAATGAATTATTCTTAATGACATTCATTATAGTAGATGAAGGTACACAAACAATTGATATTTTATTTGATCATTATACTTATGGATTCCAGACATATTCATTAGAATCTCTTGAAAGAGAAGTAACTATGAGTTCAAATAAACTTGGTAAAGAGTTAACAAGAATGCTTGGAACAAACTAATGATTGGAGGTGTTATGAAATGAATGCATTATTAAATGACTCGGTAATGATTATCAAAGAAGGAACAACTGATAAATATAACGATATTTTAGCAGTACTTGAAGATGCTAACTCTCCAATTACCAGAGAATATAGAGAAAAACTTTATCAATCTGTAATTGATAAATCACATATTGATTTTGGAGATATACCAAAATCAAAAGGTGATATAAAAGCTTATAGTGGATATGGAGCAATGACTGAAACTCTTAACACATTGCTTAAATTTGCAAATGACCAAAATTCAAAAGAACTTAAGTCATATATTAATACGATAATGGTATCAATTCAAAATATTGAACGACTTAAATCTTTATATCAAAAAGGCTTTAGTACAAATAATGACTATGTTATCGTTGAATATAATACTTTCGTATTTACTTGTGTTGAAGCAACAACATCTCTGTTATATAATTTCATAGATTTTGTTAAAACACCTTCATCACCATCATATAATATCGTATTAAAGAATACTAAATATCGTGCAGATTTATTTTATATTGAACAGCTTGAAAAGTTTAATAGAGTTAATAACAACTCAAATTATTCAAAATTCTTATCAACAACTATTAATTCTGGTAAAGAGAATTTCTTTGGTGTTGATGATGCAATGATAATTGGTATTGGAGCAGTTACAGCTATAGCATTATCTATAGTACCTGTAACTAGATCATTAATTTACAATTTTAAAGAATTAAAAAGACGATTATCAGAATCTACTGCATTAATGGCTTATTATCTTGAAATGAATAAATCAGTTGTCGAAGCCAATGCAGAAATAAAACCTGATAAGAAAAAGAAGATTATATCTAAACAGGAAAAATTACGTACAACTCTCCTTAAGATATCTGATAAAATGCGTGTTTCTAGTGTAAAAGCTGAAGAGATGTCTAAAAAAACATTATCAAATGATAATAAAGTTATATCAATGGATTCACTTAAAGATGACGTTGACAATAGTGATTATTCATTTATGTAATTGAGAAAGGAGGAGTTGAAATGTATATTAAAAATAATTTAAATTCATTTTTAGAAATGGTTGATAGTTCTTCTGTTGATTTTGATGAAATTGATGATGATTGTATTGAAGAAGGATTTATAAATGAATTAGAAAAAGAATCTTGTCATATAAAAGAATTCTTTTATTGTAATGATTGTAAATCAACAATAAAAGATATTTATTGTAAAATTCGTAATAATGAAATTCCATATAATAAAGTTGAAACTATTGATGTAAATAAAATTGTTGCAACTTATAAAGAATATAATACTAGAATGATTACATTTATAAATAAAATTTTAGATACTAATAGAGATGTAGATGGAATCATTGAAGATAAAATTAATAGAGCTATTAAAAGAGATAAAGAATTTATTGATGATTTATTTGATGAAACTGAAAGTGAATATACAATAAATGAAGCTATGATGAATATTGAATATTTAATAGATTTAAATAAAGATATCAATTCATATATATCATCTATTGATTCATTTAATAAATATGAATGTGATGATAACCTTAAATCTTTATGTAAAAAACTTTATGCAAAAAGTACAGGTAAATTTGTTCATAAATTATTAAAATCAATATTCAAATGCTTTGATAATATAAAAGAAAGTGTAAAAGTTAGAGAATCCGTTGTTAAAAAACCTGAAGTAGATGAAGATAAAATGGATATTTTCTAATATTAAACAAAGAAAGTATATAGGATTAACCTATATACTTTCTTTTTACCCATCATTTTGGTATTGAAAACATTACTTTAATGATTTAAATGAGAAAGGAGGAAACAAACAATGAGTAGTTCTTCTAGAGCTAAAGCGTTTGCTAAACCTTATAAAACCGAAAAGGTTAAAAATATGAATACTAAATGGATTAATAACGCAATTAAATCTATCGGTATTTCATCTTCTAAAGTTTTTAAAGATATAGCACCAAACATATTTGATGCTAGTGAAACTGTTAGAAGCTCTGCTAAGAGTGCTAAAGATTTAATACGTAAAAATGCTAATATTAATATCATACGTTCAGAATTAGAAAAAAATAAATTTATACGGTATGGTAAAAAAGCTATAGATAACTCTTTAGCAGACCTTAAATCAGGTAAATTTAACAATCAGGATAGAGTTGCCGAAGAAATGGAAAAAGAATATAATCTGGATGAATTTGAAAGTTCATTTGGCGATATAGATTCTGATGTTACTATAAATTATAATGATACTGCTTCTTCAGAAGCAACATTATTGATGAATGAATCAATAAATAAGCAAACTGAATCTACATTAAAAGCTAGTAAAGCTACAATAGATACTATTATATCTGTAAGTTCTGCTGGTTTATTACAAAATCAGCAAATGGGTAATGAGATATTAAACCATCTTACAAATATTAATTCAACATTGGCATCTATGCTTTCATTCCAACAAGAAAATACACTGAAGATGTATGAAACAGCTACTGCATATTTTGAAAAAGTTGGTTCTAAGATAGATGATAACGACTCATCAAGCGATGATTGGAGAAATGGATCAAGATTTGTAAAAAATGGATTCAGTACTTATGAATATAAGAATTATCTTAAGAAATCAATATCAAAGACATTAAAAGATAGTCCAATTGGGTTTATGGGTGATATGTTAAATGATGAAGATTTATTAAATCATCTTGTATCAAATCCATTAGGAATGATGACCGATACTATCGTTAAGAAAATGATTCCTAATATGATAGCCCAAAATATTAAAAGTATGGATCAAGCATTTGCAGACTTTATGCCTGAAATGTTATCTAAGGTAGCTCTTTGGAAAAATGACAAAAATGGTGGTCTTCAAGGTATATTTAAACGTGCTGTTGGTAATATATTCGGTATAGATGTAAAACAATTAAATTCTATTTCATCTGAAAGAAAAGTAAATAAAGATGCAGCTATATTTGATAAACGTACACAAAATGCCGTTGTTGAGGTTATACCAAAGTATTTAAGAGAAAGTACTGCATATCTTAAAACAATAGCAATGCATTTTGATAAAAAAGGTGCAGAAAGAAATATTAATGACTCTGATACATTTAGTATAGAGAAAGGTGGTTATATTAAATATTCTGATATAGATAAGGATATAACAAATAAAATCACTGAATCTGTTGTTAGTGTATTTAGATCATCAGAGTTTGGAAAAGCTATTGAACAAGGTATATCTGAATTAAAAGTAAAAGACCAGAAAAACTTCGAACCTGTATTAGAGCAATTAGCAATGATGATAGAAAATTCTTCTGCTAATATAAATGCTGGAGATTTACGTTCTGGTAGTGAAATGGATAATATTCTCAAGAATATTAACTATAAAACTAAAAATCAAGAATTATTATTACGTGAGATTTTAACACAACTTGCTGATAATAAAAGTTTTAGTTTATCACTAGGAGGATTACGTCTCAAATCTAAAGATGCATTTAATCAAGCTCTTACAGAAATAGAAAATAATGAGTATGGTAATCTTTATTCTTCTTCTTATAATAACAATGATGATATTCGTGGAACGGTATATAAAAAGAAAGGTTATACTAAATTATTCGAAAATCAAGAAAAAGCTAGAAAATCGGCTAATCGAGAAGAAGATAAACAAATAAAAGAATATGAGAAAGGTAAAAAGAACCTTTCTAGAATGTCTAAAAATCAGATTCGTAATATAGCTGGTTCTGGTATATCATATAATCGTTATATCAAAGCAGACCAAGTTAGTGATGAACAAGACATAATCACAAGAACTACAGGACATATTAAAAATACAATGTGGGGAATGATGTTTGGTGATCCTAAAACAGCAATGTCTGAATTTAGTGCAATATTCACTGACCAATTAAAGTCTCTACATGATTCAATGAAGAAAAATTTCTTTAATCCTTTAAAAGAAAGTATCTTTGGTAAAAAGAATGATAAAGGTTATAAAGAAAACGGTTTATTTGCATCTGCTTCTAATTCATTTAAAGATATAATGAATGAATTTAAGAGTCAAATAAATGGTAAAGAATATATTGATAGTAAAGGTGAGAAACACGCTGCTAAAAAAGAATCTGTAATAAGTAACATGAAGAATATTTTTACAAGTATTCGTGATGGAATTACAAAAAAGCTTTTTGGGAAAAAAGTTGAGGGTGATGAAGATGAAAAGGGAGAAAAGATAAAAAAAGCTGGTGAAAAGGCTGGTAAATCAATAACAGGATTTATTGGCACTATTCGTTCTGGATTAGCTGGATGGAGTGAAGCTTTATTTGGTAAAGATCCAGAAAAAGATGAAAAACAAACAGCTGACAATATTAAAAAAATGATAATGGATCGAATGCCAGACTCAATAACAGGTGGTATAGTTGGTCTTGGTGTTGGAGCAATGTCAGGTGGACTTCTAGGTACATTAATAGGTGGTCCTCTTGGTGGAATGGCAATCGGTACTTTAACAGGATTCTTTAGAAAATCTGAAAGATTCCAAACATTTCTGTTTGGTGAAAAAGATGAAGAAACTGGTGAAAGATTAGGCGGAATCATCTCAAATAAAGTCCAAACTTTTGTAAAAGAAAATAAAAATTTATTAATTGGTGGTGCTGCCGTTGGTATGGCTAAAAATGTCATACTTGGTAAAAGTGGTGGAATATTAGGTGCATTAGTTGGTGGTCCAATTGCTGGTGCAATAATGGGTATTGGAACAACAATGCTATTTAAATCAAAAACATTTAATGAATTTTTATTTGGTAATGAAGAAGAAGGACGAAAAGGACTTTTAGGAAGTTTTAAAGGAATTCTTACTAAATTTAATAAATCTGATAGCAAAGAAAATACTAGTATGAAGAAAAAACTAGGTATGGGTATAGTAGGTGCTGCAGGTGGTGCATTAACTGGAGCATTAATATCTAAAGTTGGTATAATGGGTGCTATGCTTGGTCCTGGTGGTCTTATTGGTGGTGCTTTAGTCGGATTGGGATTGTCAATTAAAGCTCAGGAATCTGGATTTAGAGAATGGCTTTTTGGTAGTAAAGAAAAAGATGAGAATGGTAATAAGAAAAAAGTTGGTGTTCTTGAAAAGTTTGGAAACTACTTAAAAGTAAATGTTTTCAGTCCAATTGCAACAAGGGCTAAATATATTTATAAAGATATTCAAAATACTATAAAATATGATGTACTTGAAGTTACCAGATTAGCTTTTAAACCATTAGCAGATGGTATAGCAAATTTTGTTACTGGAACTAAGAAAAAAGGAAAAGAAGTTTTCTCAAAGATTGGAGAAACTGTAGCTAATAAAATTAAACCGGTTTTTGAAGCTATAACAAAACCTATTGCAAAAGTTGTTGACTCTGCAGCTTCATTATTATATGAAGGAAGCAAAACTATTGCAACTTTCCCATTCAAAGTATTAGGATTAATAACAAAAGCAACAACATCAGGTGTTGGAAAAATAGTTGGTGGTGTTCATAAATACTTAATTAAACCTGTTAGAAGATTTATATTTAAAGGATTAAAAACTATATTTAATGCATATATGGTTATACCTAGATTATTATGGTCTGGAACCAAATTTCTTGGTCGTAAAACTTTAAATATAACCGGTAAAGCCAATAACAAAATTGGAAACGTAATTCATAATTGGAATGTCAGACGTGATGCTAAACGTGAAGAAATCGAACAATCTGATATGCCAGACAATTATAGTAGTTTGAAAAAACGTAGAAAAGCTGCTCGTGCAAGAAATAAAACTGAACTCAGAGATAATAAAAATCTTGATAAGAATAGACAGCTTATCTATAAATGGACAAATGGTGAGCGTACAGATTATACTGATGAGAATATTCGTTTAGCCGAAATGAATGCTAGAAAAGCTCATAAGTCAATAAACTGGAAAGCTTCTAAAAAAGATTTAACAACTGCTGAAAAGAAAGCAGAAATATTAAAGAAAAAAACTAATGATCAATTAGCTGGAATGAAAGATACTGATTTGTCTGTTGAAGAAAGGCAAGTAAGTATTTTACAAAAGATTTACAATTTCTTGCAAGGTAAATCACCTACAGGTAAACGTAGAGGTGAGGAAGAAGATGATTCTCCTGTACAAGAAGATGAATCACTTGCAGATATAGATAAAGAACTTTATAATATCAATGCAAGTGATGGTCTATTAACTCGTGCTTTTAAGAGAACACCTGTATATAGTGCATTACGTAATTTCAAGCAAACTGTTGATAGTCATTCAAATTGGTTTGATAATACAAATAGACGTATAAAAGATTTATCTAGACATCCAATTGATACTATAAAAGCAATGGCTTCTGGTGATTATCAAAGAGGAGATAAACCAAGTTTACGTAAATGGAAAAACTATCTTAAAAAAGAAGGTCTAACTAAAGATGATTTATCATATAATGATTATCTTGAATCTTTTGAAAGTTTACCTCACTATGCTAAAGGTACTGATAATGCAAAACCTGGTCAAGCCGTAGTTGGTGAAAACAAACCAGAAATTGTAACATTTAGGGGTGGCGAAAAAGTACATTCTGATATGTATAAACCGATCAGAGTTGCAATTGATGATGTATCAAAAAAAGCACAAGATAAATTAAATGCTGAATTGGCAGACCCTCTTAAAATTACTAGAAAGAGTATTATAAATGCTCAATTTAATAAACGTGAAGAAGAAAAGAAAAAAGAAGATGCTGAATTAGATGAAGCACGTAAAAAAGGAAGTTATACAAATAAAAATAAAGATGATGACACCGATGATATAAAACCAACTGATTCACCTGAAACAATTCAGATGAAGAAGATGAATAAACATCAATCTAAATTATTTAAATTAATCTCACCAATAATGGGATTATTTAGTAAAAAAGGATTGATAGGTGCTGGACTTATATTATTTTTACCAAAAATTGCTAGCCTAATTAAATCAATTGGCCCTACTGTAGTATCTTTGGTATCAACTGTCGGTAAAGGATTAGTTAATGTTGCTAAACCACTTATGAATTTCTTAGGAAGTCTTGGTGGTTGGAAAGATATGTGTAAAGGACTATGGGATTCATTACTTGGAAGTAGTGATAAAGGTAAAGATAGTGATAGAAAAGATGGTCAAAATGCTGCTGAAAGTATAAAAGAAAATGTTAAAAGAGATGTTAACTTAGCTAATTTAAATATAAAAGATTATGTTTTAAATGAAGATGGCGAATATGACGCACAATCTGGTGCTAAAATGAATTTTTTATATCACAGAATAAAAAATTCAGTTGCTGGTAAAGCTGCTAAGAAAGTCATTGTTAAGACTGCTGGTAAAGTGGCTGCAAAAAAAGCTGCGAAAGAAGCCGTTTTAAATGCTGGTACTGATTTAACGACGGATACCATTAAAGATGTTGCTAAAGAGCAAATAATAAAAAAGACAAAAAATACATTAGGTGAAAAGGGTGCTGAAAAGTTTGCAGAAAGATATGCAACTAAAACAGCAACTAAAGCAATAACCAAATATGGAACCGAAACATTAGTCAAGGAAGGTAGTGAAGTAGCTGCATCAAAAGTAGCAAATACAGTTGCAAGTGAAGTAACCGAAAAAGCTGCTGGCGGACTTAAAGGTAAAGTAATTAAAATGTTTGAAGGCTTTATAAGCAAATTATGTTCTAAGTTTGGTAAAGAAGCTGCTAAAAAAGGTGCAACTGAAGGTGCTGAACAGATGGCTAAAAATCAAACTGGACCAATAGCAAGTAAAGTAGTTGCTTTACTTAATAAAAAATTCCCAGCAATATCAGCATTTGTATCTGCGAAATTAGCTGGTGAGTCAACATTAGCTGCATCAACAGCTGGTCTTGGTACTCTTATCAAACATTCAACGGAATCATTAATATTAGGTCTTAATGAATTATCAAATCCACGAAGATTATTCCAAATTCCAAAAGGTTCAAAAGTCGATTGGAAAATGAAAGTAATTGCAACGTGTTTTGGTATGTTTAAAGGAACTACAACCGGTAGTATTCTTGATGTAATCAATAGTCTTGTTGCAAGTGTGCTTCAATGGAATATGTTTACAAAATTAGCTTCGGTTTTATATGAAGGATTATGTAAACTTACTGGTGATACAAAAGGATACGATAAACTTGTTGAAAAACAGGAAAAACAAAAAGAGAAATATGAGGATTACAAAGATAAGAAATATCAAGAAGCCTATAAAAAATACCTTAAGAAGAATAATAAATCTGAAGATGATTTATCATATGATGATTATTTAAAAGGTGTTGAAAGTGGAAAATATAAGGTTAAAGTGAAATCTTATGAAGATTGGAACGCTGACCAAAATAAAACTATTGGAGCTCATATTATGAGTGGAGTAGTTAAGGCTGGAAAAGGTATAAAGAAAGGTACCAAATGGGCTGTTAGTAAAACTAAGAAAGCTGCTAAGAATATTAAGAAGTTCTTTACTGGCGGAAAAGTCAATAAAAATAATTTAATTTCGGACATTGCTGAAATGTCTAAATCAACTAAAGAAGTTAAATGTTGGGTTGACAAAGATAATGATCAAGTTTATATACGTTCAGGTTACTCATTTGAAGTATATTCATTATCAACCAAAAAGTATATAAAGACAATATCTAAAACCAAAAAAGTAAAAGAAATTATAAAGAATATTGAGAATGGAGTATATGAAGTTGCAACATTCCCAGTTAAATATCTAAACCAATATTTAAAAAATGTAGATATGCTTAGTAAAATAAATCCTAAAGCAGCCGAAAAACTAAAGAAAAAATATAGTGATTCCGAAGAAGACTTCTATAATAAGTATGTAGAAAATACTAAAAACAGTAAAGAATCTGGTTATGCATGGTTCTCAAATAAGGATTTCTCTTATTATGTTGAGCAGACTGATGGCACATGGAATCATTATGCCGCAACTGGAGATTTAATTAAAGAAAATGTAACAGGAAGCGAACTCGATACATTTATGAAAGAACGTTCAATGGGTATCTGGGTAAAAGAGAAAATGATAACAATATCTGTACAAGGAAAAGAATTTGCTAAAAAAATCAAAAAAATGATTAAAAGTGGTAAACTCTCTTCTGATGATATGATGTATAAAATCTATGAAAACTTCGTAACAGAAGCTGAAAAAACTACAGATACAACTAGTTCTACTTCAAATACATCAGGTTCTGGTAATGGTGCATTTAAATTAGTTAATACTACTAGAAAAAATAATACAATAAAAAATAAATTACAAAGTAATTTATCTGGATACGGTCCAGACACTGTAAATGACTTTAAATATTTTTCTCAGAATGATTCTAAATGGAGAAATAATAAATATGCAAATAGTACAACTAATGATAACGCAACTATTGGTGATGCTGGTTGTGCACCAACATCTATGTCAATGGTTGTCTCAGAATTAACAGGTAATAATGTAACACCTGATAAAATGTCTAAATTTGCACTTTCTTCTGGATATAGAGATTCTAATGGTACAAACTCTAAATTCATTGATTCAGCTAGTGATAAATTTGGATTATCAGATAAGAGGGTAACTCCTACATCTCAAAGTGTTATAAATGAATTAAAACATGGAAATCCTGTTATACTTAATGGTATGAGTGATGGAAGTTATAATTCACCATACACAAAGCGTGGTCATTATATCGTTGCTGTTGGTACTGATGAAAATGGTAATATTATAGTAAATGACCCACGAGGAATAAATTACTCAGGTACAGTTTCACCAGAAATTATTGATAGTGAATCTAGGGCTGCTTGGTCATTTAAGAATAAAAATGTTTCAGGTGGTTCAGTAGGTAAAACTATTACAACTGCTGCTAAAGTTGCACATGCAATATACAAAACACCTGTCGGTAAAAAAGTTGTCAATAGACTTATAAAGAGAGGTATTCGTAGAAAGCTAATAGGTTTTGGTGATGAAACAGCTGTACAAAAAGCTCAACGTGCAGTATGTGCATGGATGTATGCTATTAAAGAAAAAAATGTATATAGTCAATCAAATAGAAGTGATGCAGATAGTGAAAGAGGATTAACTGGTGAAGGTAGTGGTGACTGTTCATCAACCGTAAGATGGGCATATCATAAAGCACTTGGTAGTGATTTCTCATTTGGTACATCTACAGCTTCACAGATTGATAATAACAGCATATCTGGTGTTAAGGATATTTTCCCATCATCAGATGGAACTTGTGATATATCTCAATTACAATGTGGTGACTTAGTTTACTTCAACGAAGGTGGAAGAAAAGTATCTCACGTAGAAATGTATGTTGGCGATGGAACGTTTGATAAAACTATGGGTCAAGGTGGTAAATCTGATGGTAATGGAGGAACTGCAAAAGGACCCTATGAATCAACGGTTAGTGGAAATACAGCATACTTTAAGAAAATGGGTGGCGGATTTGTTAAAGCTAGACGTTTCATTAATGAAACAAGCATAAAAGGTAGAAAAATCAAATTCCCTGATGGAAAAGAATCATTCGTTCCTAGCAATAGTGATGCTACAGTAGAAAATACTTCATCTACAACAACAGAAGGAAATGATTTCTTTAGCTCATTCTCTAATGGTTTATCATCTGTATTTGACGCAGTTAGTACTGCAGGAAATAATTACTTATATGGTAATAGTAATGCATTTGATAATAAAAATATAGATTTTGGAACAGGAACAAGTAGTAATAATACAACTGGTTCTGCAGATGTTTCCAATACAGATACTTCAAGCCAGGATGCCGTTAAAAAAGCAGTATGGAAATATTTTAGATCTAATGGATATTCAGCAGCTGCTACAGCCGGTATTATGGGTAATATTGAAGAGGAATCTCATTTCGATCCATCTTCTATTCAAAAAAATAGTAAAGGTGAAGAGGTTGGACCTGCAGCTGGATTATTCCAATGGGAAAACTATAATACAAAATCTGGAAGATTTGGTGGATTAAATAATCTCGCTTCACAGAGGAATACAACATGGACAGATTTACAAACACAGTTAGATTATGCAAATCAAGAAATTAATGGTCTTGGATATTATTTTGGTTTATCAAAAACTATAAATGATCGAGATAAAGTCAATCATTATAACGCTCCTGCAACAACTATAGAGGGCTTTAAAAATAGTACAGATCCAACAAATGCAGCTATACAATTTGAGAAAGCATTTGAACGTGCTGGAAAACCAGGATTAGCTGCAACACGTATTCCAAAGGCAACTGAATACTATAATCAGTATAAAGATGTTGATATATCAGGAATGGGTGAAGGTTCAAATGTACAATCTGATGATAATAGTTTTACAAGATTACCAAGTAATGTTCTCAGAAATGAAGCTAGATCATCAGAAATAACTAATAAAATAACAAATCAAAATCAATTAAATAAAATAGTAGATACTTCTAAAATGGAACGTTTATTATCTGATGTTGTAGATGTTCTTAAGAGTATTAATACTAATACAAATGATTCTTCTAAGAAACTTGATAATATTCGTACTAATAACAATATTATTGTATCAGGTAATAATGGAAGAAATAATTCAACTATACAAAATGTATTAGAAAATTCAAATGATATTTCTAATATTGATATGAAAAAAGATACAAGAAATTATGACCTTGCGTCATTAATAGCTCTTGGATAATTAATGAATCGAGATAATGGATATTTCCATTATCTCGATTTAATTACAAAAATAACAAAATAATAACGTAAAAATAAAAGGTGGTGTAAAAATGGCATCAAAACAATATACCGGTATACCAAGACAAAGTGTTAAGATAAGATCTTCTTGTAGTATATCAAGTTCTGTTGTTGGAACTTTAGCAGCTGGTGAAGAATTTCTTATCACCGATATAAAAGTAACAACAGATACTTACGATTCATCATATTATGATTATCAAACAAATACAGAGAAAAAAATAACTGTATATGTGACATATAAATGGGGAATAATATCAAGTGGTAAATGTGTATTATTATTCGTAACTACCAATGAAGATAATAATGGAAAATACATCACAAAAACTGATTGGTATGTAGATACAACAAATATATCTAAAAATGCAAATAATACAATGATATATAATATGGCATCTAATATGTTTAATAATACATCATTGATTAATTCAGTTGACACAAGTAATGAAAAATATAAAAAAACGATGCAACTATTTGGATTACCATATCAATTTTTGAACTCGGTTGACCCTCGTGTAAATGAAATAAATAAATATGTCGGTAGAAATTTTATAAATAGGGTAATGCTTGAAGCACCTGTTGTTACTATTATTCCGGGTGAACCATATTATTTACCGGGTGTTAATAAAGATAAAAGAAATACATATACTGATGCATTTCTTCAAGGTGCATCTGGTTCACTAGACCAGATTGAACAATTGATATCAGATTCAAATAATTCTGATTCTAAAAGTGATAAAATAAGATTGTATGATTTTAAATCAAACTATTTAGCATATATAAGATATGTAAATATTTTATGTAGAACTTGTGCAACTTTACTAGAAGTAAATGATGTTGGGTATAAATATATATCTAGTAGAAATGGTTCAGGTGATGCAACTTGGTCAAGTATTGATTTTGATTCTTTTGACTGGAAAAACTATCGTTGGGATGGCGTAAAATATTCATCAATAACACAGAATGTATTACGTAATGCAAGTGATGACGTATCATCAATGTTTAATAAACTTAAATCATTCGGTTCCAGTATGGTCGGAGTTGTAACCGGAAATAAAAACTCAAATGGTAGCAAAAGTTTAAACTTACAAACAGATACTGATGATTTAGAGAATGATGCAGAAGCATCTGATTCTATGGAAAATGCATTTAGACAAGTTAATTATGTACAGTTCTATGTAGACCCTGAGTATTCATCATCTAGTGAAAGTTTAAGCAACTCTTCAGGTTCTTCGTCATTAAAAGACTTATTAAGTTCTGGTTCCCAAAAAATGATGGATGTATCGTTTATGGCTAATAGTGCTGGTCTTGCTGAACTCGATGATAAAATGAAAGAATATAGTACAAGTATAATGGATAGCTTTAAATCAGCTCTTAATTTAAATGAGGCATCTGGTTCGAATAATATACAATCGGTATTATCAAGAATAACCGACGTTGCTAATAATATTATAACAGGTAATAATGTTATTATGCCTGATATATATCAGGGAAGTAGTTATTCAAAAGATTACAGCATAACTGTACATTTAAAAGCTTTGTATGGTAACTTAACATCATATTATATGGATATTTTAGTTCCAGCAATGCATTTGTTAGCATTAGCTTTACCAAGGCAAAATTCAGCAAACTCATATAAATCACCATTTTTGGTAAAAGTACTGATGGATGGTGAATTTGCTTGTAATTTAGGTTTAGTTACAGGAATACAAATAAATAAAAAAGTGTCATCTGATTCAAGAAATACAGATGGATTATTTACAGAATGGGATATAACGCTAAATATAGCTGACTTATATTCTGACTTAATGATGACACCTAGTAATAATCCATTGTTATTTTTAAATAATTCAAGTTTAATAGATTATCTTTCTATTAATTGCGGATTAAATTCACTTGAACCACGATTAGCTACTAAACTTAGTGCAACTATTAACAACGTAAAAGAAAATGTTAAAGAATATATTCCAAACGTTGTTGGTAAAGCAACTGAGTCTATTGATAGTAGAATTTCAGGTTGGTTACAAATTATGGGGTAAATAAACTATGACAAAACAAGAATTAGAATATAATAATTTATATGGTAATATACCAAATTCAGATACTGGAAGATTAGACTATTTGCTATCAGTATTTAAAAGTACTAATAACTTAAAAGGAAAAATTTTAAGTTCAATAAATAAAATAAAAAATATCAAATGGAATGAAGTAAGTTATACTATATATCTTATCCCAAAAGCAACGCCAAGACCACGGTCTACAAGTAATGGTATATTTTACGTCAAAGGTGCTGCCGATAATAAAAAAATTTTTAAAAAATTTTTTAAAGATAATGAATTTATGATATATACACCTTGTAAATTTTATTGTACATCATATCTTCCAATACCTAATTCTATGAATAATTTAGAAAAAATATTGGCTGAATTAGGATATATAAGACCAATATCAAAACCAGATTTTGATAATCTTGCTAAAACTTATTCAGATATGATTCAAGGTTCATTATTATATGATGACCAATTAATTATTGAAGGTTATTCATATAAATATTATTCAGTTAAACCAAGGATAGAAATTAAAATAGAATATATGGAAGAATATGATAGTCAGTTTAATTTAAACAAGTCAAAGAGAATGCATAGTTAACTATGCATTCTCTTTTTATTTTTCTAAGCATAAAAAACAATCATTTAATATAAAAAAGAAAGGTAGTGAAAATAAATGAAAGGTATTTATGGTATTTTTAATAAAACACTTTTTCAAATAAATGATAATGTTCATATTGAAGATATGTATGATAAAGCATTTTATAGTGATTATAATCCAAATAGCGTCACAAGTGAAATAATTACTAATGAAAATAATTTACGAGTAAAAGTTTCTTTATCAAACATACTCGAAAAACCATATACAAATAATGAAATCATTAATAACGTATTAACTCTTATTAAAGCTAATAAAGTAAAAACAATTGATAAATTACTTGATAGATATGATTTAGCAATAGAATATCATTTATTATCTGAAGATAATCAACCAGTTGATTCAGGTATTAATTATGTTAGAATTAATACATCCGATATGGTAATTCCATTAGTAATAAATGAAAATAATGATTTATCATATAAAATTGGTAAAAAATTTATGGGTTCATTTAATTTAATATATAGATCAATGACATCTCCATTTGGATTACATTATTCAGATTCGACTAAATTTACATTAATCATTGATAATATAATGATTCTTGAGCATGTATATGAAGTTGTTGATCCTGTATTTGATGATAGAAGTATGAATGGTGTTTCTCATCCTATACCATGCCCTGATGATAAAACTAAATATATTATAATTTATGATAGCAAAGCTGAAGGAATTAAGTTTGACCCAATTAACATAAACTTTAAACCAAGAAATATCGAAATAGATGTGTCTTTAGATTTAGATAATTACTTTATCGTAAATGATACTGATATTATTACAAATGAATTATATAATGGCTCGGATGATGATGAGACAATTCCAACGATTATTGTTGGTGATGGTTCTACATTTGATTCATCTTCAGTATCAAAAGATGTATTAGACCCTGATAATAAAGGTTATTATTTTATGTATTGTAGGGTTAAACGAAATGATTTATTCGCTAAATTAGTTGTTTCAAATAATACACTTGACGGTGTATATAATGAAAATACAATGGTTAAATTAGAAGAAATCAAGAAATACATTACGGATATAGAAGAGGGCGAATATGTTGCTCTGAAAAAATATTTAATATAATTTTAAAGCTTCATAGTTTATATAAACTATGAAGCTTTTTATTAAAAGAAGGTGAATAAATATATGGATAATAAAAAAATTATTTTAAAAAAGAATTTTAATGGAATTATATATAATCTATTAATTAGTTCTCATACCGATATAATAAAAGATCGTGATGGAAATACATTAACTGATATTCTTAATGATTTTGCAAAAAATTCAGATTTAGAAGAACTTAAAAATAGATTTAATACATTAGTTGAAGGTGCACCAGAACTATATGATACATTAAAAGAAGTTGGTGATTGGATAGAAGAGCATCAAGATGTATATATAAATTTAATAACATCTTTAGCTAATAAGGTTGACAAAGAAGATGGTAAAGGATTAAGTAGTAATGATTTTACTGATGACCTTAAAGAAAAAGTTGTAAATGATTATACTAAAGATGAAATAGATAAATTAATGGAAAATATACCTTCTGGTGATACATCAATCATATGTAAACAGATAGAACCTAATACTAGTTTAAATGATTATTCTACTGAAGGATTTTATTATTATATGCCTGAAGATGAAAATTATAAAGACATAATAGATTTTGAAGATATTATCAATGGTGATAAAATCAATATGACCGATTATACTGATACAATATGGGATACACTTAGAATACCTAATGCCCATACATTATTTGATAATAAAACTACTGTATATGTAAATACTAATAGAAGTTCTTCTCCATCTCCTGGAGCATTTTCATTTTATGGATTACTTATACAATTAAAATATAATGGTATAAATTATTATGGTATGTTTACCACTGACGAATTTTTAACATTAAAAAGAACATATGCTGAAAACAAATCAATTGATGTTTTTACTAGTAAAATGAGTGGAAGTATAGAACTATACTATAGTAGATTTGACAGGAATAAGTTAAATGGTGGCACAGTTAAAGCTCAAAGTGGTGTATTGAATGGCATTGAAATCAACTCATCTGGTGATAATATGCAATTTAATATTTTAGTAGATTATTATTGGGGTAGAGCTGTTTTTGGTACTGATTATGTTTATATCGTAAATAACGGTGCGACTGGTAATATAATAATGATGACAGTTGATGATGATGGTGAATTAAAATATACAACATATGGTACAAATGGTAGATATTGTTTCATGAACTCAACTGTAGATACCATCACAAATAAACCAACAAAATATCCATTTTTTATGATAGTTGGCAGACATAGTGGATTCTCTCAAATAGCCATTGAAGATAAGTTATATAAACCTAATATTTATGTTAGAAATTATAATGGGGAATCATATGGAAATTGGGAAAATATTAATACAAATATAAATGAATCTAAAATTAAATCATTAATTTTAGATTATTTAACATCTGGAAAGATTACAAGTTTAAATACTCAAAATAAAAATATTATCGGTGCAATAAATGAAATTGTTGAAACACTAAGTAATGGAATTACAATTGACAATGAACTTAGTTCAGAATCAACTAATCCTGTTCAAAATAGAGTAATTACTGCTAAGTTTGATGATTATTATGATAAAGCAACGATAGATAGATTAAATAATAAAATTTCCATTGAATTAATCCCACTTAATTCAGATTTAAATAATTATAAAGAATTTGGATTTTATAATGGAATACTTTCTAATGAAGAAGCATATTCTGAAATTATGAAAAAATTTATGAATCTTGATTCTATTAGTATTACTAATAATACTAATACTGATGATGAAACAAGATTTACTATTCATAATTCTTTATATTCACGAACGTTTTCAATTAAAAAGAGTGTTTTATATTGCTTAAAGGTTGATGATAATCTATATGTATCAACTGATACTGCAAAAACATTTGTAGAACGAGCTGTTAATTACGATAAAAATAATGATATCAATATATATATTAATAATAGGCGAGTTGGAGAAAATGTAGCTGCAACAGGTATTGGATATCTATATTATAGAAGCCCAGATACTAGTATTACTCCAAATTCAGATTATCTTAATGGTGGTAGTTGTGGAATGGTTGATGGGTATTATGGATATATTGAATATCAATTTATAATGAATGGCGATACAAAAGATATACATTTTACACATTATCATTATAAGATGGGTAATTATTCAGCAAATTTAATAAATTCAACTGAAAGTAAATATATTGATATTTATAATTTAGGTCGTGGATTGAATATATATTTTGGTGAATACGATTCAACAACTAAACAAATTACTTGGGAAACTATTGGTGATAATAAAGAATTTACATTTTTAAATGCTGAAGATAGTACAATTCTAAATAAACCAACATTATATTCATTCTTTATGTTAGTTTATAAATCTGATAATATTTATCAATATATTTATGATAATAGTGGTAAAACATATACAAGATATTTGTCTGATGATACTTGGTCTGCTTGGACAAGTGATTATACAAAATCAGAAATAGATACTAAATTAAATCAGGTTTTTCAATCTGTCAGTAATGGTAAACAATTATTAGCATCAGCAATTACTGACAAAGGTATTAAAACATCTAGTGATGCGACATTTCAAGTAATGGCTAATAATATAAAAAATTTATCAGCTTTACCTAAAGATAGTATAAGATATGGAAATATTCTTTCAACTAAAATAAATCCAAGAGCTGCTGTCTTTAAAATACGATTTAAAGCATTCTTTTATGCAAATAAAGGTAGAAATTATATAATAAAAAGTAATGATACCGAAACTTCAATGACAAATTCAACTATAGCAGCTGATGGTAATGGTATAAGTGAAATTAAATATACATTAGAGAATTTAAATGTTGGAGTTGATAATGAAATTGTTATAAAATCAAATACGAATGATATTTATTTTTATAACTTAATAGAACTTGGTAGCTTTGAATTTGGTAATGCTTCATTAAATACAACGAATGATTCATATAAAAATAAAGTATATTTCTACAATCCAACAACTGGTGAAAATGCTATAATTAATGCATCAACGTCATTGTTATCTCCATTTCCAGATTATACATATTATTTTGGAAATTTTGATACATTATTAATTGAATCAGAATCAAGTAATGGTGAAGAATTATTAGTATATAGAAGTAAATCAAATAAAATTCCAGCTAGTTCTTATACTGAAATAACATTTGATACTCCTGTCATTGGTGATGAGACATTTACTATTGGTGTAACTTTTTATGGTGGTGTGTTATGGAGAGGATTATCATTTAAAGAATTTAAATTAAATTTGGATGGCAATTATTATACATTATCAGATGCCGTAATAAGTAATAAAATAAAACCAATGGTTTTATTTTGTAGTGCAAGTTATGAACCAAGATATTCTACAAATATATTTAATTGGTATACCGGTGATAGTGCTGGTGGTGATTATTGTAAATTACAATGTCATTTCATAATAGAATCTGATGTAAAATTTTCAGGAGTTAAATTTTATAATGATGGTACCGAAAATCCTGATACCGGGGATCATTTTTGTATAACTAAAATCCCTTACCTATTCAATTATGTTTCATAAAAATAAAAGATTAAGGTCTTAATAAAACATTATATTAAGACCTTAATCTTTAAAGGAGGTAAATAAGTTATGGATGGTGATTGACTTTATGACATCATTAGGTAATTATTTTAGTTATCTATGTGATAAATCTGAAAATCAAGATGAAGAAATAAAAGCACTTTATCAATATAAAGAAGATTTTGATGATATTATTTTTGGAACTTTAAAAAATATTCAATTATCAAATGCTATAATTCGTAATTATGTTTTTTATGGATTAATGTATCTTGAAGAAATATATTTTTTAGAAGGTGTTAGAGAAATTGGTATGTATATATCAAACTCTGAAAAATTAAAAACAATTTATCTATCAAATTCAGTAAGAAAAATTGATGAAACAGCATTTATTGAATGTAAAAATCTTGAAAATGTCATAATAGATAATGAATTTAAATGTAATAATCTAAATATATCAGCATCTACAAAATATACACATGAAACATTGTCTGATATAATAAGTAAATTAAAAAACTTAGCATATTCAGAGCCTTATACATTAATAATTGGTAAAGAAAATATGCGTAAACTAACGAAAGAAGATAAAAGAATGATAAAAGAAAAAAACTGGATATTTAAATAAAAAAATATTCACTTTTAAACGTTATTCTAAATATATAGAAAAGAAAGGTAGTGAAAAAATAAGGTGAAAAGTAAAAAAAAATTTTCAGAATATTTATCCGAAAATATGGATACTATATCTAATATAATGGATAATATTGAAAGTATACTGGATGATAATAATATAAATTACATAACAAATGCACCTAAAACAGAGATAATCATAAAAGACTCAAATATGCGAGAAGTAAATAGCCTTATTTTATCTTTACCTATATCAAATGTATTATTTCTCTTACTTTTAGACGTTTTTGAAGTAAACGGAAAAGTCTATGTAAGAAAAAAAATAAAATAACTATAATTAAAAATAGTAGTACCAAATTATGGTACTACTATTTTTATTCCCTTTATAGATGTTTATAGAAATCTTTTTTGATTTTCTTTTTGTCTTTTTTCTTCTTTTTCTTAGATTTCTTTCTTACATCTTTAGGCAATTGAGAAAGCATTGAGATGTTATCAACCATCATTTCAGGTCTTACTAATCTGCTTCTTTCAAATTTCATTATTTCCCATTTCTCTCTATCAGCTGGAGATAAAAATTCTTCATTCATTACATCTGCTAGTGATCTTGTTGTACCATCTGAATAAGTACCACAAAGGAATTTCTGTGTTTTATCATTAAGTAAGAGTTCTCCTCCAGCCTTGATAATGGTTTTAGTAAGTTTCTTTTTTCCCATTTATCTTCACCTTCCTTTCTTGACAAATAGATGATATATAAATATTTCAACCAATAATATACAAAAAACAATAAACTAAAAGCGTAAACTTAATATTATACCTTTTTGAAAGGTGGTGAAATTTCAAATGTCACAAATAATAAATTTTGGTAATTCTACAAAAAGCAGTACTCCTGCTATTAATGATTCTATACCAAAAGATATTCAGGTTAATTCATCAATTCAAGGTACTGATAATTTATCATTAGAATCAAGGATTAATAGAAATCATCCCACTATTATTTGGCATAAAGCATTTACAGAAAAAAGTAATAATCCAAATAATTATGTTTCGTTTCCTCCATTAAGTAAACAGGCTAATGGTAAATATATACCAGACTATAAATTAAATATAAATTATCCATATGATGATTTATTAAGAAAATCTTTAAATATGGATACTGAGGGAATTAACGATTTATTCAATAAAAATGTAAATTACTATAATAGATTTAAATTATCTCACCCTGATGAAATATTAACAAAAGGGTTTGCACATATTTTCTTTACAAGACCAGATTGTAATATATTAAATGAAACAGGAAGTTTTAGTTTAACTACTCAAATGAAAAATGATCCAAATATGGTATATGCATTTTCTCATTGCCCAGAAGTATTAAGAGAATTACAATTAAAATCTTCGGGTGATAACTTTACAGATGAATTTAATATGTTATTATCTAATAAAGCTGAAGGATTTAGTTTATCTGACGAAAGCTTAACATATGATACATATGGAAAAAGTTATCAACATACAGGTGTAACATATGGAAGAAATAATTCAGCATCTAAAGCTAATGGAGATTTCTCAATAAAATATACAGATGACCGAGACTTGCATATTTATCATATGCATAAAATATGGACAGATTATATAAATAATGTATATAGAGGAAAATGGATACCAAAGATTGAATATATGTATCAGAAAATAATAGATTATACTTGTGCATTATACTATATTTTGGTGGCGGAAGATGGTGAAACAATTTTATTTTGGTCTAAGTATTATGGGGTATTCCCTGTAAATATACCATCAAGTTCATTTTCTTGGGATTCAGGTAGTGTAATAACAGCAGTACCTCTAAGTATAACATATCAATATTCATTTAAAGAAGATTTTAATCCATATACACTTATTGAATTTAATTCAAATACTATTCGTGGAGGAAATTCATTAAATAGTAAATCTGGACAAAATTATAGATATGAAAAAACTTTTAATGAAAATTATGGACATACAGGTAGAACTTGGGTTGGAACTCCTTATATAGAATATGTACCTCGAATATATACAGATGATGGAGAAATAATAAAATCTGTATTTAAATTAAGATTTAAACGAAAAGACTAAAAGAAGGTGAATATAAAAATGAATGACGAAAATATTACTGTTAATAGGGATTATACCGATATATTCTCTATAAAAGATATGACATTAAATCAAATAATGCCAATGTTCTTTTCAGAAGAAACATCAAACTTAACCGTTGGTGAAATTGGTATGGTAACTGAATTAATTGGTACAACAACAGAAGATGTTTACAATACAGCGTCTGTTTTATTACTAGAAGCATTTCCAAACCGAGCTAAAATGACTTCTAGTATATATTCACATGCAGCAATATTTCAGTTATCTAATATAATTGCAGATGCTGCAACATGTAGTTTTTTATTAGTTTTATCTGAAGAAGATATAATAAAAAACTTTGTTCATAAAAATTCTTTTGATTATTTTTATATAGACAAAGATACTACTATTTATATAGAAGATATACCTTTTCAGTTAGATTATGATATTGAAATAAAATCTACTGTTAGAAATAATAAAAGATTATTTAGTGCAAAATATAAAATAGAAAATAGCTTCAGAAATTCTATTTCTAAGATAAATGACCCATATATTAAAGTTAGAAGAAGTTCTAATGGCTTAATTGCATTACAGGTTGATATGAGACAATATAAAAGATATACTCATTATGAAACCATTATAGATAATGCTAAATTAAATTATCCAACTGTAAAAATTGGATTTTCAGATAAATTAGCTGGATTTGATGTATATTATAAAGCACCAGGAGACAGTGATTTTAATACTAAACTCGAAACAAAAGTAGAATACTCATTACCTACAAAAAATCCATTTTGTTATTATAAAGCAATAGATGATAGTACAATAGAATTATCATTTACAACTAAAGATGGATATTTTCAACCAAAATTTAATTCAGAACTAAAAATTGTTATGTATACAACTCTTGGCAAATCTGGTAATTTTGAAGTTTATAATGGTGATGATATAACAATAACAAAAAATAATGATAATTATTATTATAATTATTCATGGGCTATAACAGCAAAATCAGTATCATCTTCTAAAGGTGGTAAAAATCCGTTAGATGATGATGGATTAAGAGCATTAACAGTTGAAAACTTTTCAACGGCAACTTGTTTATCAACTGAATCAGACTTACAAATATATTTTAATAATTATAAATATAGATATGACAATGAAGTATTATTTATCAAAAAAAGAGATGATGCAGTTGAAAGATTATTTTCGGCATTCATGTTTATTAAAAATGATGATTATTTCTTCCCTACAAATACATTAAATTTAGATACAAATATTTATAATATTACTGAAGTATCTAAAGGTATGCATGTAATTGATCCAGGATATCTATTTACTTATAAAAAAGGTAGCACAAAAGATATGCAATTTATCTATAATGAAAATGATGAATATGGATTTATTGAAGAGTATAAAGAGTATTTAAAAAATGCTGATTATAATGGATATAATTTTTATTATATCGTAGGTTCAAATGGTGATTTTTATGATAACAATGGTGCATATTATAAAAAAGATGTATTTGCTGATGCTAGTAAAAATATATCATATGAAGAACTTGATGAAAAAATTGTATCAGGAGCTGTTGAAAAAGGAACACCAACATATAAAGAATGGGTTAAATATAGTAACCAATTTACATTAAATAGAGATAAATGTAAAAATTATGAAAAATATTTATTGTATTTATATGATAATATTGATGCTGATGGTAATTTTCCAGATGTATATTATGATGAATGGAAAGCTATGAATAATATTGATGATAGAATCACAATATATAACGTAGCTGAAAAAACTGGTAAAAGTATAGATGATTTTGCAAAAGATTATGATTTCTTATATACAAATCCATTTATGATAAATATAACAAAATCTCCTAATAGTGTTGGTTATTATTTAACATATATTAATCAAAGTTCATTACTTGATTTTATTAATCAGAATGATGCTGATTCATTTATTCAATTTATTACTTATAATTTAAAAGTTAATAGAGATTTAAGTTCTGAAAAGAAATACAATATTTCTATTGAATTTATGCCATCAACATCATCAGATATAGAAACAAGAGATTTCATTACTAAAATTTGTGATTTTAGTGACCCATCACAATTCTTATCTAATACAATAGATTTATCTACATTTGACAAATCAAAACTTAAAGAGAATTGTTTAAGAGTGATAATATCAATTGTAAATGACGGAGATGAAATTGCATATATGGAATTAATTCCTACTGAATATAATAAACTTACGGATACTGTAAGATTTGAAGGTACATTTTATACTGATGACTTTATAACATCAAGTGGTAAATTTAGAACTGTTCATAGATGCCCTTATTGTGGTCATACAATAATTAATTCTATGAATAATTCAGATAAATATGGTAGATATATTTGTAATGTTGATGATGGTGGTTGTGGAAAAATGTTTAAAGAAGGTTTTATCAATATAAAAGAATCAGATGATTTATTATTTGATATTACTGATTGTGATATTAGGGTATATACTTTATTTAAAGATAGAACTAATGAGAATAAACCAACAAACAACGTATTTGCTCAATATGATGAAACATATAAAGAATATGTATGGACAAATATATATGAATCAATATCGGACCCTATTACATTTATAAAACCATTAAATATGTTAACAAGTAATATCGTATATAAAGATTGGTATCAAAAAGATGTACAACCTTGTGATTGTATGATATATGGTATACCAGTATTAAAATATTCTATATTAGCATATAAAGATACTAATATGATTGTAACAGATGAAACCCTTGCTGATGATATTGGTCAGTTTTATTATTTAATGGATGCTTTTATGGATAATTATGATGTATTAAGTGAAGAAAAAACAAAACTCAAAAATGCATCAAATATAGATGTTAAATTCTATAATACTTATGGTAAAAGTACTAACTTTACTATTGGTGATAATTCTGAAATTATTGATACTATCAATATTTCAATCAATTTCAAAGTATGGTTGGTTACAGGTACTGATAAAATAAACGCTTTATCAGAATTAAGAACATTCATAAAATCAACCATTGAAAGTATCAATAAAGAAGGAACAAATAATTTATTTATATCTAACTTAATGAGAAAGGTTGAAAATGAATTTGCTTATGTAGACCATATTAAGTTTGTGGGTATAAATAATTATTCTTCCGATTATCAAACAGTAAAAAATAATGCAATAAAATTAGATAATTTGACTAAAGAAGAAAGAAGATATTATGTACCAGATTTATTGGTGATTAATAAAGCTAAGATAAATATAGAATTTTATGAGAATAATTAAAAACAATGAAAAACAGTAAATTAAACTAAAATTATAAGAAAGGATGTGTATTTGCATATGGACACAACTTTAAATGATAGAGAATCTAAAGTTATTAACTTTATGGATGAAGTTGAAAAAATAAAAAATAGTCAAAATGCAGAAGAGCAGTATAAGCAGACTGATGATTATAAACTTAAATGTATTAAAAATGAGAAAGAAAAAGCAAAAGGTATATGTTTAGATGCAATATTTTCTAAAATATACAAAGATGCAATTCCAATGGATGATTCCTATAAGATTTCTCATGGTAAAGATTTAGATACTGAATTTAATGATTTCATTAATATGAGATGCCATAAGGGTATGGAATATTATATTAAAGAAGCTATTAAAAACGGTAGTGAACCTGCTAAGAGATTAATGGAAGCTGTCAATACACTTATAAAAGAAGAGTATCAGGATAAGGAATTAAATATTAAAGATACTAATGTAAATGAAATTCCTTTCGATGTTAATTCTGATAGCGTTCAAGATAGACTTAAAGTAATATCTTCAAATATGAATTTACCAGAAATATCTGAGATTATCAAAGATAATGTAAAAGCTCAGGTTAGAGAAGAAATCGAAAAAAGTAAAAAAGAAGATGAAGATATGAAAAATCTTCAAGATGAATTAAACAATGATCCTACAATTACTTCTGAAGGAGCTATTGAAAAAGCTTTAAATCTAAGAGGAATAGGATTAAAGAAAGAATATACTCCATCATTAATAGAAGGAATTATGGTTAATAAATTAAATACATTAAAAGAATCAAGTGAAAATGTTATTAAAGAATATTCACCTGAAGATGATAATACAAATGAATCAGTAAGTATTGATGCAGATGCACTTAATAAACTTGCATTTATTGAATCTGTCAAAGAGTTAACTAAATGGAATATTGTATCTACATTTAATCTTGAAAAAGTTAATAAATATACAAGTAAAAAAATTGCAAATGCTTATGCATCTGGTTTAATAAATAAATAATAAAAAAAGACGTATTGGGGATGGAACCAATACGTCTTTATAAAACGACAAAATCGTTTTATTTTATATTACATTGTATAATGTAAGTATAATGTAAAGGAGAAAATGCCTCTGATATATCAAAAACATATCAGAGTAAAACAAAATTAATATTTGTATTATGAATGAATATAATAACTACTCATTCACATATTAATATTATATAATTAAAACAGACAGCACGATTTTAAAAAACATTTGTATAATTACAGGAAAGGAGGATTTAAAATGAATATTCAAGAAGATAAAAAATTATCTAAAAAAGATAAAAAAAGAAATTCAAAACTCAAAAATGCATTATTTTGGAGTTGGGAATTTACTAAACTTATTATTGTCATCCTCACGATTGTATATATTTTACAAATGATATTTTCTGCATTTATAATATTTTACTCATTAAAATTTACAAGTTCATTAATGTACTTAGATTCATTTATAACAGAAACTAATGAAACATTTAGACTTATTGTAGGTGCTAATGTTGTAAAAGCTTGTGTAGAAAATGTATTTAAATATAATGATTTTGGTGGTAAAGGTATGAATTACAATTCTACCAATGGCAATTCGGAAAATATAAATAATGAATCTGATGCTTCAGAATTCATAAACAGTGATTTATAAAAAAGAAAGGTGTGATATTTATGAATAATACTGTATTAATAGTTTTATTATGTGTATTAGTTGTAGCAGTAGGAGCATTATATCTATTTGTAAATGCTGAAAAATTCATTAAACTTCCAAAAAGTAAAAAAATTGAAAAAATAGAAGAGTGGCTTAAATATGCAGTTGCATATGCCGAATCTGAATTAGGCTCTAATACAGGTAAACTTAAACTTAGAAAAGTATATGATATGTTCTTAAAGCAATTTCCTAAAATTGCTAAACACGTATCATTTGATACATTTAGCAAATGGGTTGATGATGCTTTAGTATGGTTAAATGAGCAAATTCAAAATAATAAAGATATTAAAGACTTAATAGAAAATAAACTTATTAAATAAAATAAGATGGATAGTGGAAAATCCACTATCCATCTTATTTTTGTTTTTACTTTAAACATCTTTTAACATATTCATCCAATGTTATACCAGTTTCAATATTTTCTGAAATAGTTGAGAAATTTAATTTCTTATATGTACTACCTTCTTTATCATGAATATTAATAATATCTTTTTTGAGTTCAGATATTGTTTTATAAGGTCCATGAATTCCTTTCTGTGATGACCAAGCATTTTCAAACCAATATAAATAATTACCTTTTACATAATATACTAATGTATGTGTTCTTCCACCAATATTACTATCATCGTTATATTCTATAAAAAATAATTTACGTGGTTTATATCCTAATTGAGATAATAAATCATATTCTAGATGGACTTGGTCGTGACAGGAACCTTTTTTAAGTTTATATACATCATCACTACTCATTAGTCTTGTAAAATCTTTATATTTTATATTCGTTTCCATCCATTTTAACAAATCTTTATCACTCTCTATATGTAAATCTGATATATTAACACTTTCTTTATAAAACATATTCATATCATATTTTAGCAAATCATTTATAGTAGATTCAGTTATAGAAGATGTGTCATATATAATAGATTTATGTATCTTTTTAGATAATGTATTTAAACTATTCTTTATTCTTTTTGGACTATAGTTTTTATAATTACCGTCATATATATTAAAACATTTTTTGTTATCATAGCAATTTGCTAAATCAGATGGTGAAATTAAATTATCAGGTTTACCTGTTAAATCAATACCAACTTCTTTTAAACAATAATTAACAAATGTACTACAAACTAATGAATCATCATCTATTTCTTTACTTTTATTTGTTATAAAATCAAATAAACTAAATATTGAATATCCTCCACCTCTTTTATTAAGAAAAAAAAGATTTAATCATAGATTTTAATTTATGATATTTATATTCAGGTATAAATAATACATTTACACATAATTTCTTCTCAGGGGTTTTATTTGTATTAGTATAAATATCTTCTACTTGAAATCCTCCAATCTTTTTATTACTTATAGTTCTTATTCCATATGAAAACATTGTTTTGAGTTTATAATCAAATGAAATCAGTGAATGATTTACATCGGATTTAGTTACAACTTTAATAAAAGGTGCAAGAGGAGTTCCGACATAATCACTTATAATAAAAACAGGAAAATATTCATTTGATTTCTTTTCAGAATATAATCTGGAATTATCATTTTCCCATTCATTAAATGCTTTCGTTACAATATATTTATCAGTTTCAAAAATATTCATCATTTCACATCCTTTTTAATGTTATTAAATTAATGTCAAAAAAATAAGATAAAGAAAAAATAACGATAGAGATTTTTTTAGAATCTCTATCGTTATTTTTTACAAAGAACATGAGTGTCTAAGACTCATGTTCTCCCTTATTAGATTGTCATACATTTTTTCAAGTGCATGACAATCAATTCCTTTATAAAGGAGCTGACGTTTCAGCTCCTTATTATCTTTGTATAATTTATTAATTAATGCTCCTGCAGCAATTGCTGCAGCTGAAAATAATATTTTTTCCATATTAACTCCTTTCCCACTTAGCCATATGGAAGTTAAGTGACGTAGTTTTTTAAAGGATGACTACGGAACCTTTTATATTTATTTTATTCACAAAAATATTATATCAATATATATATAGTTTACGATTATTATTTATGACATTATATTAATAAATTACAGAAGGGAACATAGAATTATGGTTCAAGTATTTAAGAAAAATAACTTTGTTATATATTCTACTGGCGGTAAACATTCAGAATTCATAGTTCACAATAAGCGTAAAGAATTTGCTAATGGTCATACACACATAAATAATTTTAATACAGCAAAATATATAATATATATGTCATCTAAAAAAATTATCCCTAAAAAGAAAATATCTAATTATTTATTAGAAAGTATAATTAGAGTTTCAGATAATAAAGCATATATAAAAATATTACAAGAAATGAAAAATAATAAATACTGATATATTATTTATATGATATAAATAAAAATATTTTAAGATAGATATACTTATTTAAGTATATCTATCTCTTTTATCAAAATTATAGAAAGGAGATTACTATATGAAAAAGAAATTTAATTATGAATCTTTTGATATTATTGAATTTCTAAACTACATTACATCACTAATTAAAAAGAAGAAGAAAAAGAAAAAATAAAGTTATAGGAGGAAAACTAATGTCAACAAGAAAAAATAGAAGTTTAAATGCTTGGAATTGGTATAATCATTGCAAATCAGTTTATAGTGAATATATTGAAAAATCTGTAGAGAGTTCTAGAATAATAAATGATGCAATTGATGAGAATATCATTCGTGAAGCAAAGGATATAATATATCAAAATAAAGAAATTTCATTATTATCTGAAAATATTAAAGTATTACCTACAGATACTGTTACTGCATTATTTTCATCTGAGAGTGATAATATTTGTGTATTAAATTTTGCATCATATAAAAATCCTGGTGGTAAATTTCTTCAGGGTTCAATGGCACAAGAAGAATACTTATGTCATCACAGTATACTTTATAATGTATTATGTCATTTTACTAATGAATATTATAAAAAGAATTTAAAGAGCCTTAATTATGGAATGTATTCAAATAGATTGATATATTCAAAAGATATATTATTTGCAGATGGTTTTAATGTTAAATTTGCAGACGTTATTACTTGTGCTGCACCAAATAAATTAGTATTAGATTTTAATAATTATGAAAATGATTATTTAAATATGTTAGATGAAGAATTTAATGATGCAATGTTAAAACGAATATATGGAATATTAAAAGCTGCATCAGATATGAATAAAGACACTATTATACTTGGAGCTTTTGGTTGCGGTGTATTTAAAAATAATCCTGTATTTGTTTCAAATGCATTTAAAGCAATTATATATTCTGGATTTAGAAATAAATTTAAAGAAATTATCTTTGCAATTATACAAAATAACTTTGATGAGTTTTATGATTGCTTTAATAAATAATATAATATTACTTTGATCTAAACTAATTCATAAATTAGTTTAAATATAAAATATAAAAAGGAGGTATTAACTATGAGCACATTTATAGTTGATGAATTTAAACCAAAAAAGAAAAAAAGTAACGGAGAACCGGTTCTTAACAGATTCTCAAAGAAATCATTTACAAAACTTATGAAAGAAATTGCAAATGATCCAAATTTTGTAGAAAAAGTTGTAGTAACAAAAAAAGGTAATTTAGACCATATTGAAGATGTTGCTATTTCTAAAGGATTTAGAGAATGGTGCAAAAAATTACTTGAACAGGTTGGTGTTGATTCTGCTGAAAGTAAAGTTGTATTAGATGAATCATTCCAGTTTAAATCAATGGATGGATTATACGATTTCTTCGCTTCAGCATTATATCAGTATATGAATGCAGGTAATAAATTTGATTTACTTCCTGTTGAAGATCTTAAAGCTACTTTATCAATAAAGAAAAATAAAGGAACATCTAAAACAAGAAAAGTAAGAAATCCAATTACAGGTGAAGATCTTGGAACTATTGAAACTGAATATTCTCCATATTCTTCATTAAAAGTTTCATCACCTTGCCCAAGCTATTTACAGATAAAAAAGAAAAAATAAAAAATATATAAAATAAACAAAAAAAGATGATATTAGTATAAAACTAATATCATCTTTTTTAGATTTAAATAGATGGGTATTTTAATACCCATCTATTTTTTGTACTTAACTCTTTGTAATCCAAAGAGTTAAGGTCCAAATACGCAGAATATTCTGCGTATTTTTTTAAACGTTTATAACCTCCTTCCGAATACTCTCTTTCGAGAGTTACAATCAAATTATTGAAGTCCTCACTACTGCGAGGATTTCCATAAACACTATACTGCTCTAATATTTTTTTCTCTCCATTGTAATCCTCTACAATGGAGAGAATGTGTTCATTCGCTCCTTTCATATTTTTCACATAGTTTTTGTTGTTTTTGTTGTTATTGTAAATCATAGCACCAATTCCAACTAATCCTAACGATGTTACTTTTAATAATTTTTTATTCATATTAATTATCCTTTCTAATGCTCGGTTTTAAGTCATGAGCTGGACATTTATTTTATTTTTTATTTTATTCACAAAAATATTATATTAATATATATTTAGTTTACGGATTTAATATACTTAATATAAAAAAGAATATGAGATTAAATTCTCATATTCTTTTTCTTTTATACTACATGAATTATTTTATCTGAACTATCAATAATTATCATATATGATAATTCAAACATATTTTTTCCATTCAATTCATTTGTTGATGTATACTTCAGATAATCTATTAATCCTTCATATCCTTTTTCAAATAGTATGTCATATATTTTAGCCATACTAAAACTATAGATAATATCATCTCCACTCATTGTTATAATTCCATCACGAGTATTTTTAAATAAATTTTCATCAGTTATTAGTTTATCATTTAAATAAAATCTAATTATCATATTCTTTTTTAATCTCATTTTTTTAATATAACGATAAGTAGATTTGTTTCTTTTATATTCATACATTTTTATTTTTTTAGAATAAAATGTATATGGATCATAATTCATAAAATGAATCATTAACATATCTTTGAATATAAATTTACATATTTTTATATTTTTCATCCTTTTTCCTTTCTTTTTATTTATATCTCCATGTAATTATACCTTTCGTTAAATCATATGGTGATACCGATACTTTAACTTTATCTCCTTCTATAATGGTAATTTTATTCATTCGTAATTTACCACTAATATGAGCGTTAATAGTAATACCATTGTCAAGTTTAACAAGATATTTTGTTCCTCTTAACATCTCAACTACTACACCTTCGAGTTCTAATAAATCTTCTTTTGACATTCTTTTCTTCATCCTTTCGATTTTTTAAATTTTTAATAATTTGTACTATTCATGATAGTTCTATACATTTCCTCTCTATCATATTTATCTTTAGCTTCTTCATAACTAGGCGTTTCATATTCAATATCTTCCATTTTTTTCTCTAATATATCTATAGTTTTAGATATATACTTAATATCTTTTTCATCATCTATAGATTCTATTAGAGTTAATAATGCATCTTTTGTATCTTTAAACATATCATATATATCTCGTTTATCAACATAACAAGAATCATAATATTTCATTTGTATATATCCATGACCATATTTTACCAAATATAAATCTTGATAATCATTTATTTTTTTCAAATTATGTTTTTCTATCTTACCCATTCTAATATTTTTATTATAAATATTATTATTTTCTAATAATTGATTTAGATAAGATTTTATTACATATTTTTCATCATGATAACCAATAATTTTATTATCATATATAGCAACAAAGTATTTTTTCATTTTATCACACCTTACTAGCAATACTATATATTTTTTGTAATTTCTCCAAAGATTTAGGTTTAATAAAAGCTATAAAAGTACTAGAACTTAATAATGAAACTATTAATATAGATACCATTCTTGCTATTAATATACAAATAGATTTTGCATCTTGAATAGCTCTTAATACTACATCAAAGAATGAACCATTATTAGATTCCATCTCAGTTAATACTTTCTTTCTTGCTTCTAATTCATAATTTTGTCCATAAAAACTTGGTGAAGTCGACATTTTTAATTTAGCTTTTTTCTTAGCTTTTCTTTCTGCTCTTTTAATATCATCTTGCATTAATTGAATTTGATTTAATACATTCTGATATGTTTCATCTAGATTTTCTCTGAAACAATAAATTTCTTTGTACTCATTCATATTTTTTATCCTTCTTTCTTATATTATTGATTATTGGTCTAAAAGATAATATATAATTTTTTCTTTAAGTATATATATTTATTATTATAATATATACATTTTTATTATTTTTTATTTTTTAATATTCTTTAATTATATTTTCTAAAAATAAATATCAAATAAAAAATAATTACACACTAACAATATAATAAAATTACCGAGATGATGGAGATGGTATAGGGGGACCCCAGAAGACAACAGATGAGGAAAAAAAGATAAAAAAATAGAAAAAAGAAAAATAAAATAGATAGAAAAATAGAAGAAAAAGAAAAAAATAAATATAAAAAAGAATAAAAATATATAAAAAATAAAATAAATAAATTAAAAATATAGATATAAGAAAATTATAATTTTATATTAATTTTCTTATATCTATATTTTTTAAACTTTATATTATTCAGTACTTATATTATAATAAATATATATATAAAAGGAGGAATAAATCTATGTCAAATAGTGATATCTTAAATGAAAATAATAATACATTTGATTGTAAAATATTTTCTACTTGTAAAGAAATAGAAAATAAATTTCCAGATAAAAAATGTCCAACATGCGATAATTTTATCTATGAAGATGGAATCACAAGTTGTAAATTGATTAATCAATTTTAATTTATTAGGAGGAATAAATTATGAAAATAAAATCTATTTATTTATCTAATATAGATAAATTATATGAACTTGCCAATATTCCTAATAGTGAAAACTTAATGTTTTATTTAAAAGAAATGATTAAAATTACTAGTAAAGTTTATATTACTATATCATTGGAAAATGTTAATCCATATGATCTTCTATTTTTAAATAAGATGAATTTTGTTTATAGAGGTATTGAAAGTACTATAAATTTAGATGAGTCTACAAAGATAGATAATGTTGATGATGATGTAAATAGATCTGTAATTAAATTATATAAATTATTAAATTATCATGAAGAACAAGAAAAATCAAAGATATATCAAAAGTTATTACCAGTTTATACTTATCATTATAATATTGATATAGTTTTTAATGGTAATACAATAAATAATTTATTTCAATATTCATTAAAAGAATTATTTATCAATCCTGAAAATTCTAAAGTTATAGATATTAATGATATTGAAACAATTAAAAATAATATAGCTACAGGATTTTATAGAATATTTTATCAAAATCAATATAATTTTTATAAATCAATTGATACTGCATCTGAATCATTAGAACAATCATCATTTTTCAAATATAATAATGGTGACGCATTTACTATACATCAGATAATAGGTCCATATGATACACAAGTTGATTTTATAAATAATACCAAGGATACTCTAGATTATCAATATTCATTATTTAAAAAAGAATATAATAATCAATTAAAATCAAACTATAAAGTTGTAATTGAATGTAAAACAACATTACAAACGCTTACTGATTTAATATTAAATACTAAAGTAGTTGATTCATATGAAAACCCTATGATTATGTTAACTTCTACAAATTTCTATGTTCCAGAAGAACTTGGAGGTATATATAATAAGAGATATTCTGAAGATCTTAATGAATTTATAGTATTAAGGGACTTTCATAAAAAAGATGCAGAATTAAATAAATATTTATACATGCCAATGAATACTATTGTTAGATATACTTTATTAATACCTTTCAATGATATATTAAGTGATTCTGACTTAACAGATTTTATTAAGGATGAATTAATGTATATTGATGAAATGAAAAAAGAATATAATGTAGTTGGGAATAATGAAATTGCTAATTTAAATCAAATATTATCAAGATTGAAAGTAATAATAAAATAAATGTAAATAGACTTAGAGAATTCTCTAAGTCTATTTTTTAGACTTTTTAGTTAATTATATATTATTTATAAGATAATAAATATATAATAACAAAAGAAGGTGAAATATAAATGATATATTATGAAGATTATATTGAATATATCAAAAACGATATATATCCATTATTATGTGAATTATTAGATATAAGTATCATATCTAATAAAAAAGATGAAAAAAATCATATGATATTGATAAAATTAATTAAGAATATAGAAAATGAAAACTTTGATGAAATTCTAAATAAAAGTAAGATATTAGAATATATAAATGATGAAAATACTATGGAGGAAGATTATGGATAAATCAATATATTTAATTTATTATAAAGAAACTGGAGAATTATATGCATTTACTGAGAAAAAATCTCTTTATAAATTATTTAAACGGACAAGAAATATGAGTATGTATTTTTGCAAAAAAATAGATTATGAAACAAAAACATATTCTAATCTATATAAAAAACATCAAGATTTATCTATATTTTTATTTAAATTTAATAAAATATCATTACCACTTACACATGTAGAGAGTAATACAATTATTAATATAACAACCAATTTCACAATAAGTAAAATTTATACATTACCATTTGTATGTCCAGATACTTTAAATAATAAATATAAAATATATTTAAAAAGATTATTGTATGATAAGGTATATAATGTATTTAAAAATAAAGGTGAACCTATTGAAATAGAAGAAGACTATTTTAAATGCTTCTTATTATATTATGAAAAAATATTAGATGGAAATGCAATATTGGATTTATATGAGAAAGGAGAAAAAATTGAAAGAAACAAAAATTTATAAATTTTATTTGATTACAAATAAAGATGATAAATTGATAAAAATGCTTAATACAATGGATATTCATTTTAGTGGTGATAAAATAGTTGTATTATATGCGTGGACAACAGATAAAAATATAGCTAATAGATATTCTAAATCTAGAAATAAAGATAAGTTATTTTGCAAAGAAGATTCTGTAGATTATGATGAGTTAGAATATATAAAATCAAATATGATGGTAAAACATATTGAAAAGAAAAAGTTATATATAGATGACAAACCAGTACGATTGGTTATGACTAGATTTGAATATATAAATGCTATAGAGGAGTTTTCTGAAAATATAAATGACGATTATGTGAATTCTATAAGTGTAAATATAGATATATTTAGAAATTCTTCATTTAAAATATTAGATGATATACTTTATTCATATAATTATTATATGCTTTATGGAACCGATGAAGAAATGGAAGTTGCAGATTATAATATGTCTTATAATAGAAATATATCTAATTTTTATCAAAATGATATTACTAAATTATGTTATGTTTATAGAGATATTATAGATATGAATGGAATATTAAATGAGGTGAAAGTATGAAAATGTATACATTTTGTTTGAATGAACAGAATAAAAAATATGCAAATTTATATTCATCAGCTTTAATTACGAATGAAATGATTTATATCAATAATACGTCATATATATTATATGGATGGACTAATGATAAAAAAGTTTTTAATTTATTTAAAAAGCAACGTAATATGGATATATTTACAATTATTGTGTTGAATTTAGATAATGAAAAGAATACACTTTTTAGTGAAAAATATAAATATAATGAAATAACGATTGAAGCACTTGGATTAACACACGACTATAAGTATTATAAAAAAATTGCAATAATTCATGAAGAATATATGTGTATGAAATCAACGTGCGATGATTTTTATATAATAATATCAGGGCTATTCTATGATTATATTAATAAAAATATTTTTAAAAGTAAATATGTTAAAATATTAGATAATATAAAATATTTTAAAATGATAAATATATCTAAAAAAGTTAATGATGGTGAAGACATCTCCATAGTTGATGACCTTTATAGTGAATACGAAATATTTTTATATATGTATTCAGATTTATTAAATCCGTATTTATAAAGAAAGGAAGATGAAAAAATGACATTATATAAATTCTTTAGGACAATTGATGAAGATGATAATAAAATCAAATTAGATCCTGTTAAGAAATATCCTTTGTATGCATTTACTAAATATAAAAAAGTTGCTAATGAATTTGCGAAAACCAGAAAAAAAGATATGTTTAAAATGGTTGTAACAAAAGGTTTGAGTAATGAAGAATATGAGGATTTTGCACAACAATACAGAGGATGTGCCTTAGAATATAAAACTTTTGAATCATATGTAAGATCTAATAAAGTGACATTAGAATATGATATTCTTTGTACAACTAACGAATACAATAACGTTGAATCTTTTAAAGATGCAAATCTTTATATTGATGATACTTTTAAATATGTAAATATAGATGTATTTAAAAAGAAATCTTTAAATAAACTTAAAAAGATTGACTATGAAAATATATATACTATATTTATAAAATCAACAGAGCATTTTTCTCCATTAAGTTACGGATGTAACGATTCAGACTTTTATTTAGATGATTATGCTGTTGATTGGGATTATGATAGTTTAAGATTATATATATTTATATATCGAAATCTTTTAAATATTGATGAGTTTTTAAAGTATGTCAAATAGTTATGAAAAACTGCATAGTTAACAAAAAAATAAAGGTGGTGATATAATATGAGTATTAAATATGAAAAAAATTCACTTATAGATATAATAAAATCAACTACTCCTGAACCTGTTGATTATTCAGTATCATTTTCTAATGACCGATCAAGAACGAAGTTTATTAAAAAAGTTGAGAAATTAATACGTTCATCAATGGAATATAGAGATTATATAGGATTTTTGCGTGAGAATGTTGGAATGGATGCTTGTGCATTCTTTTCAAATGTATCTAAAGATACTAGTAAACGAATCAAAATTGAAGTACATCATGCACCATTTACATTATATGATATTTGTGAAATCGTATTATGTAAATATGAAAAGTCTGGTTTACCAATTAATGCAATGGATATAGCTGAAGAAGTTATGTTATTACATTATAAAAATATGGTAGGATTGGTACCACTTTCAAAAACATTACATGAGGTAGTTCATTCAAGTGATAAATTAATAATACCTGCAAATGTAATTTATGGACATTATAAGTTATTATTACAAGAATATGAAAAATATGATATACCTGATTATATATATGATAAATGTGATAAACTTATTGAGCAGACTAAAATGCTTAGAGATGATTCATTTGATGTATTAAAACGTAAATTTATATATATAGACGTCGATGGATTCCAAGTTCCTCAAAGAATTGAAAATGAAAAGAAGGAGAATATTGCATAATATGATTTCAGGCGAATTAATAAAAGATGAAATAGAAAAAGGTTCAATTGTGATATCAGATTTTAATGAAAATAATTTGAATCCAAATTCATATAATCTTACATTATCTGATATTATAATAACATATGATGAGGATATATTAGATCCTAGAAAAGAAAATAAGATTAAAAATGAAGTTATATCTGATGATGGTTATATTTTATTACCAGGTAAATTATATCTAGCATCAACTAGAGAAATGATATCTTCTAATAAATACATACCTTGTATATCAGGAAGGTCTAGTTTAGCAAGATTAGGTTTGACAGTTCATCAAACAGCATTTTTTGCTAATTTTGGAGATGTTTTTAAATGGACATTAGAGTTATCTGTAGTACAACCATTAAAGATATATCCTAATATGAAAATATGCCAAGTATATTTTGATACACTACTTGGACCAGCTAATATGATATATGATGGTAAATATAAATATCAATCAAATACAACAAGCTCAAAATTTTATGAAGAAGAGACAGATATTACTCTGTCTCTTCTTCATATCTTATCATTAAATGTATATATTTAAATCACGATTATTATTTTGTATTAATAATAAAAAAGTATAAATATAGATACAAGATTTTTAAAGAATATTAAATATTTATATAATATTAAAATGTATGCTATAAGAAAAATAATGAAGAAAGGAAGGAAACCCAGATAATATGGAAGGACTTATAATGGACTTTGAGCCGAAAAAATCTTTAGATGATGAAGATAATGAATATGATAGTGTTGTTCTTGGAGGAACAAATTCTTCAGAGGATACAATAGATGAAGAAGGACGAATTGTAAAAAGAAGAGAAATGAAAGAAATTAATCTTCCTAAAGAAATGGAAGAAGAAATTTATAATTCGTATGAGTATTCTTGTGTATCTGATTTTGAAGACACATATCATAAGTCTGAAGAAGAGAAAAAGGCTGAAAATGAATTTTATGATATATTTAAAGATTATGAAACATATCATAAGTCAAAAACTAGAAAATTGGATGAATATGTATATCAGTATAGATATATATTACATCTGTTAGATGAAGTTGCAAAACGTAATGGAGTCTATGATCCTGAAGAGTTTAAGATTCAGGTAATTAAAGGAAAAATTAAAGTATATGGAATTGATTTTCCTAAATTTAATGGTTCTTCAAAACAAAAGAAAAATATAAATTGGGATTATGTTGCTGAAGTTATACTTGATGAAAGCAAAGATCCATCAATATTAATGAAGAAGAAAGACGATTTTGATGTTGAAGAAGAAACTTTAGAAGAGAGTACAGAAATCGTTAAAAGAGAGATAGGTGAAAAGAAATATAATGAAATATTTGGAGATAATACTTCTTTAACTGAAGAAGATATTAAAGGAATCCGAATACAACCTGGATTCGTAAGAAATAAAGATATACCAGTGTTATTAAAAAATAGCAATTTCCATCAGATGATGACTACAATAAGAAAGAATAATCTTAGAGGTCAAAGAATTAATGATTATGCAAGAGATATGATATATGATGACATTGAGTATATTGAAGAGCATGATAATCGCTTAAAAGTAAAGGAATCACAAATTCCAAAGTTTCATGGCGATATTAATAAGAAAAAGAATATTGAAAGATATAATATGGAGATTGATGATTATATTGATGAACATGAATATGTAGATTATCATGGAAGATTTATAAAGAAATCAGATTATAATGATTTGCTTGTTAAAGAATGTCTCGATGAAGCAGGATGGGATTTGAAGAAAGTATTTAATTATGAAGCTGAAGAGAAAGCGTTACGAAAACAAGCAAAACGTGATAAGAAAAGACGTGCTAAACTTCAGAGAAGACTTAAAGCTATAGATGATAGAAAAGCTTTGAGAGAAGGAAAATACGTTGGTGAAATAACCAAAGATAAAAAGAAGAAAAAGAAAAGTAAAAAAAAAGTTAAAAAACGTATGAAAGTAGCTGAAGGAATAATGTTAGATTCAGCAGGAGTTTCTGAAGAACTAACATGGAAAGACTGGGAAAAAGAAATGAAAAATATGAATTTCTTAAAATAATAAGAAAGGAGAAAGATTAGACTAAAATGGATAATAATTATAAACCAGCAGAGATTGAATCTGCAACAAAAATGTTATATCCAAATAAGAAAACTTATCATTCACTTCTTAAAAAATATTTTTCGAAGGACTTATGTTTAAAGCTTCATAAGCTCACGTTATCAATGTCAACCGATAATAATACAAAAGCTAGATATATTGAAAAATATTTAAAAGAATATAATGTACCAGCAACAATATTAGGTTCTGGCACAAATAGAATTGGTGTTAGAATTGAAGGATACTGTTTTAAAATAGCATATGATAAGGCTGGATGTATAGATAATAAAAGAGAATTTATATATTCTAAGAATCTTCAGCCTTATGTTGTGAAAACATATGAATGTTTTCCATCCGGGTTAATTTCTGTTTGTGAATATGTTCGAGGTTTTGAAAGTTCAGATATTCGTTCAAGCGAATTGGCATATTCTAATAGGAAAAAAATGAAAAAGATATTAGATATAATATCAGAAAATTTCCTTGTTGGAGATGTTGGAATATCAGACAAGAACTATGGAAACTGGGGAATGAGAGTAGATGGAAGTATATGTATACTAGATTATGCCTATATCTACTCTATAAACTATAAACAGATGGAATGTTCTTGTGGTGGAAAACTTTATTATGATGAAAATTATATTAAGTTAAGATGTTGTGAATGTGGTAAAGTTTACAATTTTGGACAACTTAGAAAGAAAATCACAAGAGAAGATGAAGCAAAAGAAATAGGTGATATTACTAAAAAAGGATATTGCCTAAATTCTGAAAAAGAAGAAAAGGAATTTAATCCTAGATTTGTAGTTAATGCTATGGAAAATGTTGAAGCTTATATAGAGAAACAGCATAAGAAAGCAGAAAAAGAATATTATAGATCTGATAAAAAGGATAATTCCGTAATATATGATGTTAATACAAACATCAAAGATGTTATAAACGAATATGTAGAAAGTCGTAAATGACTTTCTACTCCAAATTAAAATACTTAAAAGGAGGACAAATTTTATGTCAAAGAAGAAGAAAAATAAAAAGAAAGAATATGGAGTAAATATTGATAAAATCATTTTCAGAACTATGAATAATAATTATAGTAATGATGATGAATATAGTATCGAAGATGCAATAGATGATTATGTTGAAAAGCATGAAACAACATTGTATGATGATAGGAAAAAACTAAAAACAGAAAAAAATTCACTATATGGTGAAGTTGTAAGAACTATCGATAATGTCCTTAAAATTAATAATGATACAATTGAGAAAGAGAGTGAAGAGAAATTGGCAAGTGAAATTGCAATAGATAAAAAAGATAATGATAAAAGTAATATTATAGAATCTATTGATAATTCTGTATCTTTAATTAAAATTGATGAACTTACCAAAATTGAAGTAAAAGATCGTTTTAATTTGGTTTCATATTATGTCAATATGTATAATGAAATTTCTGAGATTATTGAATCAAAAATCAATAGAGAGATAGATGATCTTGATATTATTGATATCAAAGCTGCTTGTGCTTTACAGATTACAATTTCATTGGCACCAGTTGCAACATATACAATTGATGAATTTAATAAATTATTTGATAATGTATTATCATTTGATACAGATAAATACACTATTGTTAGAGATGAAGAATTAAATATTGCACATGGTTTTATTATATCAGATAAATTGTTGAATGATATTGACACATTAGTGTCAACACTTAAAAATCTTTATAGAAAAGATGATAAAGCTATTGTAGGTATTTTAGCTGCACTTACAATGCATGCATCAAATAATATATGGATTGATAAAGAGTTTACATCAATGTCTGCTGTAAATAAATGGATTAACTCATCATCAAATCTAAAAGAAGAATTTAAAAATATGATTTTAAATGATGAGAATACAAAATTTGCAATTGAAAAAGATGAAAATACTAGTGATGCATATTATGAAATCACTGATGAATATTCATTTTTAAGTAATATGATTGATGATATATTCGATTCATTAACTGCAGAAATTACGGAAGAAAATGTAACAGGTGCGTCAAATGACAATGATCCCTTTCGAGAGGATGATTTTAAATACGAATGTGAAAGTGAAGAAATCAAAAAAGAAGAAGAAAAAGAAATATCTAAAAGTGAAAATTCCAATGAAGAAAATGAAGATATAAAGAATGTTTCTGATATATCTGATATAATCAAGGAAACAAATCCCGATGAATTTACATTAGATATTTCTGAACCAACCGAAACTTTCAAAGATGTAAATGAAGATAATCTTCTTTCAAAAACAATACCAGTTATACGAGGATAAATAAATTATGATATATGTAATGGATACTAAAACATTAATTAAAGATTTCGTTAAAAACGAAGGAAATGAAAGAGTTCTACTTGCTCAATATTGCATAGTATCTTCACGAATAAGAAAGACTGAAGAAAATGATGCAGTAGTAAATGTTACTCACATATTGTATCCAAATAAATATACCGTAATGGATTTAAAGGATGATGAATCAACACAAAAAGAGTATGTTCACCAACTTGAAAATTTAGAACCAATGCTATTCTTTAGTAATATCGTAAAAGCATCTATAAAAGAAGGTTATGACATAATCTTTTTGTGTTCTCCTAATGAGTATAAATTAGGATATATGAGTATTATAGCAAAATATATCGAAGATGTGTTTTATATACCTTGTATAGAATATAAATATAGAGATAAACATGAAGTTAGAAAATATTCAGATAGTTTAGCTCTTAAAGTTTGCAAAGAAGTAAAACATCAGAGAAAAAATCAAATGTCTAAAACTAAAAGAGGAAGACAGAGTTTGGTTAAAAATATGAGTAAAAAAGAAAAAATAAAAATATTAAAATCAATGGATATGTACTATAAAGGAATGTCTAATGATGAAATCGACGAAACTATAGAAGTATATTATATCGAAGATTGATTTGAGGTGCAATTAAATGTCAAATAATATTTTATTTGACGATTGGATAAAACGTGTTAGAAAAAATCATCCAAATGCAGATAATGACATTCAGACATATTTATATATGACAGTAAATAGTACTGATAAAGTTATTAAATCAAAACGGAAATATTTAAAATTAAAGCTATTAAATAATACAGGAATGATGATAGAATATTAAAATAAAAGAAGAAAATGAGTATATTATTAATTCATTTTCTTCTTTTTTTAAAGAAAGAGGAAATAATATATGAACGTTGATAAAATACTATATGGTATTAAGAAGGGAATTGAATATGAAGGATTTATAATATTAACTATTATAATTATATTCATATTAATTTCAACTATAGGTATAATTACAGAAAGAATATCAAATAAAAGAAAGAAGACTAAAAAATAAATGAATTTATGGGAAAATGATATATTTAATAACCAAAATATATTATATCTATTTAATCATTATATTACGGAATATGATATGAAAAATGCTGGATTTAGTTTAATACAAGATTTAAAACTTCTTCCACAAAAAACTATAGATGAATTATCTAAAATGAAAAAGCATGATAGAGATATTAAGATAGGTAAATTACAAAGGAATGATAAAAAATTTTCAAATGATTTAAAGTATGGATTTCAATTAGCTAGAAAAACATTTATTGAATCTAATAGGTTAACTGAAGATGATATATTATGTATAAAGAAAGATGCAATATTTACAATAAGAGAATGTGATAATACTAAATTTGGTGATAATATAGAATTTAGAGATAAAAATAAATACACATCTTTTATTACATTAAAACCAATTAAATCATCTAGAATATTACAATTATTTTATAACAAGAGTAAATTAGATGTTAAAGGAATTGGTGATATTGAACTTGAAAATCATGAAGATTATATGTGTAAGTTTATAAAAGATTATTTTAAAATGATGGAAGATTCAACATCTGAATATACCTTACAATATCTTAGAACTTTTGCAGATAATTATAAAATGTTAAGATTAGATATTCCATATTATAGAGAATTTAATTCACAATCTAGATATTTAATGAAAAATGGAGAAACATCAAATATTGAATATATGGATAAAGAAGAACTTGATATTATGTATAATTATATAAATATAATATCAAAGTTGATATTAATAACGATATAAAAGAGAACTGGAAAATAAATTCCAGTTCTCTTTTTTTAATCAGATTCTCTTACTTTATTATTTAATGTTAATGCTCGTACAATCAATACATATGAAACATTTCTTGTTATATATGTTAAAATATATGTATCCGATAATAATATTGTATTATTTACATATGCATCTGATTTAATAGCATTAAATACTGATGTTGATATAGTTTCAACATCTTTATCAAGATTTATTATGTTATATGGATTTCCTAAAACTACATTAGATTTTAAGAATCCATTAACTTCAATATCAATAATATTATTAATTAGATTAATAACTCCTATCGAATAGTCTAATTTTTCTTGTTCTGAAACATTGTATGTTTCATTCACATTTCTTTTTTTTCTATTAAGTAATGACAAGTTTCTTATGAGACCTATTACATACATAAGTAATATAATTGAAAGTATCATTAGAATTGCAAAATAAATATCTGATGATATATACTTACTCATATCTATTACCAACCTTTCTATATTTTTATTAATTATAAGTATAATGTATATTAATAAATAATATTAATATAATATCTATATGAAAATAAAATATTTAAAAAAATAAAAGGTTCCGTAGTCATCCTTTAAAAAACTACGTCACTTAACTTCCATATGGTTAAGTGGGAAAGGAGTTAATATGGAAACTAAAGAAAAGATGAAGAAAGCTATTAGAGTAGCTTTCTTCATGGGAGCTACAGTATCGATATTAATAGTAGCTTATGCAGTGGTAGCCTGCAAGGCTACTATTAATATCGATAAAACCTTACATCCATATAAAGGATGTAAGATGATCTCATCAACAGAGTACTTCACTGTTGATGGAGTAGAAAATTATGAAGTAAAAGGAGGTGAAACCGTATCTGAAATCGCAGAGGCGTACTGCGTTAAAAACGCAATTGTACTTATGGAGTACTCGAGAAAAGATATCGAGTACTCGATCATTAAGATCAATGATCTTAATGATAATGGATACATCAAGGCAGGTACAATTCTGTACCTGCCAAAAATAAAATTGGTCGACAGCCAATAAAAATAATTGCAGTCCTGAGCAAGACTATAAACTGCTTAGGGTTATCCCTAAAATTTATTTTTTTGTAATAATCGTAAACTATATATATATTGATATAATATTTTTCTGAATAAAATAAAAATTAAATAAATAGTCCAGCTCATGACTTTAAACCGAGCATTAAGAAAGGATGATTGTTATGAGATTCAACCCAGAACACAGACTTATTAATGATGTAAATGAATTTAGAAAGAAAAAAGAAAGAAGGAAACAAAACATGTTTCCTTCTTTCTTTGATAATTTACCAGATGAAATCGGCGAAGAAGAAGGAAACAATCTTCCTGATGAAATAGGGAATAATGTGTTTCCTTCTTTCTTTGATAATTTACCAGATGAAATCGGCGAAGAAGAAGGAAACAATCTTCCTGATGAAATAGGGAATAATGTGTTTCCTTCTTTCTTTGATAATTTACCAGATGAGATCGGGAATGAAAAAAATGGTATGATGATCTTCCAGACGAGATATAATTCTTGTCTGGAAGATCGATTAAAGTCCTGAGCAAGACTATAAACTGCTCTATTTTATTTCTTTTTTTATCTATTTAATATTCTATCACTTATCTTTAATATATCATAACTATTACTATCCATCATCATAGATTTATCTAAATATCTATTAAATTTATCTATATAATCTTTATTCATTGCACATCCATATATTCTTATAAATTCATTAATATCACCCCATGCTTGATTCATATTAATAAAAATTTCCCTATCATGAACTTCTTCGTGAACAGTCGTTGATAACATAACAACTTGAATATGATGTTTTAAGTGTTCATCTAATACTTTGTCAGCAATTCTGAATGTTGATATTTTCCATTTTTTTAATAAGAAATAATCTATCATAATATCGCAATAATCATATAATGTAAATATAGGTCCATGATGCATCTCTATTGTGCAATCACTGTCATCTAAATTTGATAATACTTGACAATGATCTAATTTTATTTCTTTTTTTAGATATGCTATATATGCATTATATCTATCATCATTTCGAACTAATCTTTCACATCCTTTAACGAAATTAGTTCTTGAATCTATACTGGAAAAATACTCTATATTTTTATGAAATGGTAATTGATAAATTGATAAATTTGAATCAACAACCTCAGTTTTATTTTCATTATCATGTTCATATGAAATATTAGGTAAAACTTTTGGCATAAATATAATCCCTCCTTTTGTAGATTATTTAATGGTTTTAAATATAAAAACCATTTAGACAATATAATAAATCAATTTTTAAAGGTGGTGACATAAAAAGATGAGTAGTATAAATCCAATTTCGAATTTATATACTGATATGGTTAATATATTAAAATCACTGACCATTAAATATTCGGGTATTGCTAATGCAAAAGATACTATGGATATACGATTTAAATTTGAATCTTATTGCAAAGCATATCTTGAATTAGATAATTTTGAAACATATGATGATTATAACGTAGATGAATATGCAAATGCATTGGGTTATAGTATAAAAGATGATAAATATAATGATGGAATAGATGATAATATTCAAACATCAAATCATATAGTTACAACTGAAGAAATGAAAAATATAATAATTGGATATGTTAATAATCCTGATTTATTATCAGAAACACAAAAAGGTTCATTATTATTACAACGAAGACAACGTAAGATTGATGAATATGTAGAAGAAAATAATTACTATAGATGTTTAAATGGGTTACCTGATATTGAAGATTTAAATTCTGAATTAACAAAAGATGGTAAAAACCCTAATTTTTTGTATGTTCCTAAGAGTTATTGTGATGAGTATTCAATACCTGAAAACATTCCTATACATGAGATTGAAGATAAAATGGGTGAATATTATATATCACTTTTAGAGGGTATTGGTGTTATAAAAGAAATGATTGATGCTTATCCTGAAAAAGAATATTTAAAATATATTGGTTCAAGAAGGATTGGTATATATGAAGCACGAAAAGCTAAAAATTTTGCTATTTTATATGTAGATAAATCTAATGTTAGGGATAGTACAATGAAACAATTTCTACAGATATATGAGTCTTGTAGAGATTATTTTGTTTCAACAGCGTATGTATATGAATATAGACAAATTCTTAAATATTATGATAATTTCATTGGATTATGTATATTTGTAATGACAATTCAGCAACTTTCTATTAGAGCAATATCTAATGCAGTTGATAGAGAATTTTATGATGAATATTCGGTTCAGTTATTATATGAAACATATGGAGTTCCATATAATCCAAAGATTGATCAAACTACACAACAACAAATAATTCAAAATCTTAATTTATTGGTACAGAATAAAGCAACTGATAAAGTATTAATAGATATAGCTTCATTACTTGGGTTCACAAATGCTGAAATATATAATTACTATTTAATCAAAGAAAGAACCTTCGATTCAAAAGGAAGACCTGTTGTTGCAACTAGAGATAACTTTAATTCAGCAACTGGTAAATATGAAAAAGGTTATGATTATGAAGCAATGTTTGATATATATTTTCAGAAAGTAAAACTTGGAGAAACTAATGTACATCAAGCATTACATGACCCACGAAATTATGTTAGTTATGATGATGTCACATATTACGACCCATTTTGGTGGGAAGATGATAGTGAATTATATAAAGAGATTTGGGAAACCGAATATAATATGATTGAAACTAAATATCTTGGTATGACATTACCATATAAACTAACTGAAATGATATTCCAGTCTGTAATATTATTACAATTAATAATGGATAAATATAAAGAGATTTGGGACTTAATGATAGAGCTTCCTAAAATATGTGATGGAAAAATAACTTTAGTTGATGGCGTTATTTTATTATGTGCATTATTTTCAAAGAAATATAAAATGACTGGTGAAATAACACAATTACCATCTAAAATAATTAATGTTTTAGAAGTCCTTGATCAAGAAATAAATAAAGATTATGAATACGGCGAAGTCTTACGATTTGATTTTATTGATTTTGACCCTTCTAATCATGATGACCCAATGACTAAACTTCATAGATATTTAGTAGAAAGAAAATATATGAATTTAGCAGCTGTTAAGGAATTACGTAATGAAGTATCAAAAGAAGAAGATAAATATCATGATGTAGATCCAGATCATACATTTAATCCTTTTAAACTTGTTAAATATACAGAAACCGATGAAGAGTGGCAAAGATTTTGCAGTTATTTAAGAATATTATTTATTGACCCTAATGCTTCAAAAGATGATAAAGTTACTGCAATAAATGATATTTATAATAATATTAAGAATCTATATCAGATGATTTCATATAGAATGGGAACTACTAATAATTATAAAGAATACTATGCACTTAAAAAGTTTTATGATACAGTATTCTATTCTAGACATTCATATGATGTATTTAAAGTTGTTGATAATTCAACTAAACAAGAAATTATGCCTAAGACATTTTTAGAATATTTTAAACTTAAAAATATACAATTATATGATTTTGTTGTTAATGTAGATGAAGATTTAATATACTCATATATAGATCATATAATTTATAAAATGGAAGATATTATAAGTGATTTAGGATATTTATATATAAAAAATGATGGATTTTCTCCATTAGAAGAACTACTTAAGCAACTTATCATATTCTTTAAATCATATACAACTGATATGGTTAATATGAGTAGTATATTAATAGTAGATATGAGAATGGAAAATATGTTAAGATTTATAGATCATCCTGCTAATATATCTAAAAAAATTGCTATAAAAGATATGATATCTGGAATGGGATATGCTGATTTTATGAAGCAATTTAAAGTATCATTTAATATAAAAGATATGATAGCTTTTAATGATACAACATCTATAGATTCTTATATAAAATTTGGAAAAGATATATATGAACATATTTTTTTAGATGATAATGAAAAAATGAATAAAGCAATTCAATTAGATGATAATAATATTCATTTATGTGATTTATATAATAAAACTAATATTGATATGTCAATAGATGATAAATTTAAATTTAAAGATGCAATATCATTACATTATATAGATAATGAGTAAGTATCAAAAAAACAATAATATTAAATTATAAGTGTTTATTAGAAAGGAAGTGTGACTATAATATGTCTAATAATATTCTATTAAAAGATAATTTATCACTTAAAAAAGATAATATAAATATATCAAAACCGGGATTATGGGCTAGAACAGAAGTTATAGTTGGTAGAGGATACCATTCAAATAGAATGGGAAAATCTTATCTTGATGAAGTTGATTTTACAAAAGAGAATACTGTTCCAATCGGAGGTGTACAGTATGCACTCGAACAAATATTTGGAATAAATGCATCTGCTAAATCAAGTTCAATTCAAGTACCAAATATGTATAATACACTTGGTATTGGAGCACCTGATGTTACACCTGTAACTCAGTATAAAATCCCAAAATTAAATGACCAAGGAGCTCAAGTTATAAATACAGTGACATATGATCCTGGACATTTTGTACAATTATTTGGTGTAGGTGTTACTGGTACTGCAGAAAATAATATTACAGTTCATAAAGTTGGATATAGAGAAAATTCTATTGAAATGTCAATTTCAACTTCTGATGGTACATTAGATGGTTCTATGTATCCATTTAGATTTACAGAATCTATTTTAAGTGAAGTTGATAGGCAAAAATATTTTGGTAAAAAATTAGATTTAAGTTCAGGTAAAACTGGATATTATTTAAAGAGATTTGAACAAGATCCAGAGATAAAACATATTTGGAAAACATCAGATACTATGGATACTGAGGATGAAATTCCTTTAACACAAGATAGTGTTTGGGATTATAGTAGAGATGATGCTGTTGAATCATTCATTGAATGTCATTTAAGAATAACAAAAAATGATATTAAAGAATATTTTGATTATCTCGAAATGCCTGAATCTTGTCGTATTAATTGTATTGCATTATTTAATGGAATTTATACAGAAAGTGCAATGGCTGATGGAGACCAGTTTGGAGATTATGCAAATGTAAAATTATTCTCTAAACTTAATATTCCAACAGAACATTTAAGTTTACAAAAAGATTTGGAAATCATATACAGAATATATGGTTCATAAAACTAATAAGAGAATCAAGTTTATAAACTTGATTCTCTTATTTATCTTAATTTATTTTGTAAATTACAAGTATATTAAATAAATAAGAAAGGACATTAAATATGGAAAAAGAATATCGTATTATAGGAATGAATTTAGGCAAATCATATATGGGAATTGAAATATATTTACAAGAATGTGAAGATGACAATAATTGTTATATATTTAACCCAATAAGATATAATAATGAATTAGATATTGTTACAAAAATAACTAAAGAAAAACTTTCACAAATTAAATGTGAATATATTCATATTGATTATATTGGAGGAGAATATCCAACTATTATGATAGATGAAGATGTATTAAAAAATAAGATGGTTGATGTAGATAACGAATTATTTACTATAGAATGGGACAGAGAAGCTAGGTATCCTGAATGTAAAGTTAATTTAGCATTATTTACTGATGAAATTTGTACATTATCCCCAGAACATAAACAAGAAAGAAATATCAATATGTCAATAAGTGAATTTTTTGATGAAAAATATAAAAACCGAGATGATAAAGATAATATTTTTGGTGTTGGAATGACTGATAGTGAATTTAGATATTTTATTATTCAATATTTACTTCCGGATGATTGGTATGTTACTGATCCATTAGGAAAAGACCAAATAAACGAAATAGCTATATATGATATACTTAAAGAATATTCTAAGAAATTTAAGAAAGAACTAAAGAAAATAAAAAAGAATAAAAATAAATAAAATCCGTAAACTCTATATATATATATATATATATATTAATATAATATTTTTGTGAATAAAATAAAAAATATATTAAATAGTCCAGCTCATGACTTAAAACCGAGCATAAGAAAGGATGATAATTATGGAAAAATACATAATAATAATGTTAGGAGTAACAACATTGATAGGTTGGACGAAATAGTTTCTCTTAAATCAAAAGTACAGATATTTTATATTCAAACATTATAGGGAGGAGATCGAAAAATGTAAAAATATCGATGAACTAAAGGATCTAATAGATCCGCTTAAGTAGTTCATGTAGAAAATATATCGAAGTTGATGAATTAACTTCGATATATTTTTTTTGTATTTATTTAATTTATATATTATATTTATGAAATAAATAAAGGAGGTTATTTAATATGATGATAGTTGAAAAACTTAAAGTTGTACACAAAGATAACGAAACTGATAATGATGTTATTGAGGTTATTTCAGATTCAAAAGAAGAACTTATAAAAACACTAGAAAATGAAATTAAAGTTAAAAATACTGAAATTGATAGTTTAAAAAATACAAATAGGGAACTTACTGAACAAATTTCTATGCAGAACCATAGAATTAAATCTCTAGCTAATGAGTTAAATCATGGATTAAATGAATTAACAATTAGTAAGTTCAAGTAATTACTATGAATATTCAGAAGAAATATAAAATTATTTCTTCTGAATATTTTTTTGTAAATATTAGTAAATAATAATTAATTTTAGTAAATACAACTTGATAATGTAAAAGAAATATTTTACAAAAATAAAATACTAAAGGAGGACTTCACTATGTTAGAAGTTGGATTAATTGGAATTGGTAACGCTGGAAATCAGGTTGCCTCATTAGCAAAAGAAAAATTAGGAATTGATGTATATGCAATCAATTCATCAGAAAAAGATTTTGAAACAGTACCTAATGGTATTCCTAAAAAACTTATTGGAGATAAAAAAGGTGCTGGAAAGAATAGATTAGAAGCAAAGAGCTTTTTAAAATCAAAAATTATGGAATTAATATCAGATGAAGATTTTCAGGGATTTATGAAATCTAAAGAAGTTGTATATGTGTGTTCATCAACTGGTGGTGGAACTGGTTCAGGAATGGCACCTATTTTAAGTTCTATAATTTCTCAGTCATTTAAAAATGAAGATGGAAGTGATAAGATAGTAATTCTTATTGGTATTCTTCCTACATTATTAGAAGCATATAGTACTCAGGTTAATACACTTGAATATCTTACAGAAGTATATAAGACACTTGATGACCCAACATATATGTTATATGATAATGAGAAATTATCAAAGAAATCTACATGTGATATGATGAAAGAAATAAATTTATCAATTGTAAATGATATTGCTGTTATGATGGGTCAGTATACACCTACAACACCATATGCATCAATTGATGAAAAAGATATGAAAGTTATCTTAAATACACAGGGAAGAATTGCAATTGCTTCTCTTATTGATATTAAAGAAAAAGATTTAGATACTGTTGATGTTGAAGATCTTATCATTAATGAAATTAAAGTAAATACACATTGTGAATTACAGAGAGATAAAACTGTACATAGAACAGGTATTATTACAAATCTTTCAGAATCAATCAATTCTACAGTAAATACTCATATTCCAAAAGTTCAGGAATTTATCGGTTCACCTGTAGAAGAATTTGAACATATTTATGTAAATCCTGAAAGAAAATTACCTAATAATGTATTTCTTATTATGTCTGGTTTAACCAGAGTAAATGATAGAATACATAAAATTAATGATAGAATTGAAGAAATTGAAGAACGCCAGAAACAGATTAATGATGATGACGATGCATTATCTGACAATGATATTACAGAGTTAAATTCAAAACGTAATTATAGAAAATCTTCTGACAATAATGATGTTAATTTACAGGATATATTCTCTAAATTTAATGCATAAAGGAATATAGAATTATGAAATTATCCGAATATGCTGAATTTATAACTGTAAAAGAAGCTTGTGATATTTTAAATGTATCACGTCCAACTTTATACAAATTAATATTAGATGATTCTATAAAAGGAACAAAAGTTAGAAGAGACTGGAGAATTTCGAAAGATTCAATTATTAAATATTTAAACAAATAGAAATATGAAATGGAATATATTTTTTATAATGTATTCCATTTCTTATATTTTTAAGTATATCATTTATTTATATAATATTTAATTGTATCTTCGACAAGGTTATAACAAATATAACTAAATTACTAAGTGAAAGGAGACCGATATTATGGGTCAGAAAAACAATTCAGTACGAATTCCAGAAGAGGTAGAAGAATTCGCAAGAGCTTCTTTTAAGAAGTTTAAGAAAAAGAATAAAGATTACTATGACAGTAAAAAAGAATTAAAATTAGAATATTATAGTAATCTTGTATATGATCTTGATTATGTAATTGAGTTCATATTATCAAAAGGCTATATTAATAATGAAGCAGTAAAAGAAATTAAAAATGGTTGTTTTAGTAAATTTGTAGGTGAAGAATCTGAAGGATTTATTAAGTTCCTGAAGAAAATTCTTACAAAGAGAGATGAATATCCAGATTATGATTTAAATAATATTAAGTTATTGCCTTGCTTATTATATGAAATCATTTCTGATATTAATACACATAATCAGAACTTGAAGAAAGAGAATCCAGATGGATTAGCTGAAATTGATCCTTCAGGTTTATATGAGTTATCTTCTATTATATTAAAGAAGAAAATTAAGAAATGTGTGAAGAAAGGAATTGATGAATCTGTAGCATTTGATTGCTTAAGCATTATTCCAACATCTTCTGCACTTAAATATTCACCATTTTATAGGGTGAAGACTTTATTCTCTATCTTATATACACATGGAAAAGATAAGAATATTGATTTCGAAAAGGTAATATCAAATGTAGTTGATGCTGATTATCATGATATAATAATTCAGTTTGCAATTCAGGAGAGAAAAGAAAAATATTCTTCATTCAATGAATCACAGAAAGCATTATTTAATGCAATTACTGATTGGGTATTTAATACTCTTGAGGATTTTGATAAGAATGATATTAAATCTATTCTTAAGAAATATATTACTATTAGAAAGAATGATGCAAGTCAGGGTAAAGATGGAAATCGAAGATACTTTATTAAATCATTACCTGAATCAGTATATCCAAATACTTCTAAAGTAATTGCTAAAATTATTGAAGAAGATCCAGAGAATGAAAAGTATTTATAATAAAAAGGCTATCATTATGATAGCCTATAAACAAAATAACCATAAGGAGATACAATAATGGAACTATACGATGTACGAATATACAAAAATGATGATTCAAAAATAAATATAGACTCGGAGTGGAATCATAAGTTTACTAATAGGTCAAATTTTCTATATTCTAAAGATACAAATCTATCTATTAAGGTAGACGGACGTGTAAAAACTTTATTTTTAGATAATTTTAAATATACACGAACAAATATTGATACAGAATCTGTAAAGATATCTTCAACGAAAGTTGAAACTGGTATAAAATTTGTTAAGGCTGTTTCAAACAGATATTCATTAAATCCAGTTTTATATCCAATGAATGGTAATGTTGATGGTACTACTGAGACTATGCTGATACATCTTGTTTTAGATACATCTTCTTTTTCAGTTATGAGATATAATTCTAATTTTAATGTTATTGCAACATATAGAAAGTTTAATGAATACCAAGGTTGTTTAATATCAGTACCAATGAATATTAAAGATAATGAAACTGATGAAGTAATTGAATTACTAATGCTTGATAAAGAAAGTAATAGATTTAAAAAGATTACACTTACAGTTACAAATTATGGATGCAGTTCTATCACTGGACGTGATATTTATGTTATTGGTAGAAAAGAAGAAAATCTTACTAAAGTTGAGCTTGGAATTTGTAGAAAAGTTTCTAAGAAAAATGAAGGTAAGAGTTTAGGATTTAAATATAATTTATGTTCTAACGATGACGCTGCTTATAGAATTTATACAAACGTATTTATATGTAAAGAATCTGATATCTCTTCAGATAAAATTAGCGATATTGTAAATTCTAAAAATTATACAGTGATTTCGATTGAAGATGATAAAATTGAAGATGTTGATTACGTTGTTAATAAAATTAACGATACACTTAAAAACATAAAAGTGAGAGCAATCACTGAATATAATATGGCACTTCCAGTTAATGTATTTAAGCAGCTAAAAATACTTTATGTATTTAAGCTTCAATATAATAAAGATGGACGTGAATATATATATTGTTTAAAAAGTAATTAATGACGTTACTTATATAACATCTAATTGTATCTGATACAACTAATTAAATAAAATACTAAAAGGAGGACATAATTATGTCAAAAAAGAAGAAAAAGAACAAAACATTATTAAGCGGGATTAACGAGAGTAAAGAATTACAGATGTTACTTAAAGATCCAGCTGGTGTTATCCCTGCTATAACATCAAAGAAGGGAAAAATTAAAGGAGATAAGAAAACAAGAAAAATGGTTAGGCTTGTTTGCCCTCATTGTATTAAGAAGGGTAACAAGATGAAAGTAAAAATGAAACCTGATGGAAATGGAAACATGAGATGTCAGATTTGTGGTGATATCATTAAACCTAAATTCTTCTCTAAAGAGGAAGTTCATTCTAGAACAAAGAAAGAATTAGAAATGATTTCACAGGGTAAACTTGCAGCTCAGTCACTTGGTTTACCATCAAGTAATGTTCAGGATATTGCATTAACATATATGGCTGTTCATAAATATGAGAACACATATAACAATATTGCTGAAGCTGTCAATAAGAAAGACAGAATTAAGCGTAATAAGAAAAATAAGAACAGAGGATATCAGTCTTATGGTTCTTGGTCATAAGACTGATTTGATATTCTTATAAATTTTATACAGAGAAGGAATTTCCTTCTCTGTATTTTTTTAGTATTATTTTTATGTACCACCATCTGGTGGTAGTTGAAAAGAAATTTTGCATTTAACAAAATACTAAATAAAAAATGAAAGGAGATGAATAGGATTTATGGCAACAAATGATGTAAATATGTATTATATTGATGATGATATCAAAAAGGTCCAAGTAAAAACTAATCTTTATATTCAACAATATGGACCAGCAGGAGCATTTCATCTATCTAGAGAAGTAATACAAAATGCATTTGATGAATGCACAGATCCAAGTTCACAAGGAACTAATATAAATATTATTTATGATAAGAAAACTGATAAATTAACAGTGGAAGATGATGGACGAGGATTCCCCGAAATAGATTATCCACTAGATATATTTTGTACAAAGTTACAATCAGGTTCTAAATTCTTTAGAGATCAAGGTGGTAATACATCCGGAGAATTTGGTGTTAAATAGGCACCTATATACAGTAATGTATATAAAATCCTTCCCTAATTGCGGGGACGAGCATAAAAGCATAACTACTAAACTAATTTAGTGACAAATTAGTGGCAATGGGTAACTCCAAAGGTATAGTAAAAAGGTTATGTGTAGTGCCAATCGACGCAGCGAAGTATCTTAGTTAGATAAGATATGAGTTCAACGACTA